ACTAGTTTGCCTATTTCGTTTGAAAATAGAGCTGCAGTAGACCTTTACAACGAACAGCAAAAGCAACTGCAAGAGTACTACCAATCGATAGGAATAGCTGACCTTAACGGAGCAGGTCCGTTAGAAGTCTTGCCTAGCGATATGAAAGAAAATCCAAACTTATTTAAAATAACTGACCTTAGAAATGTATTAAAAATGCAACGTTCATCTAAGGGGGTTAGCCTGTTTAGAGGAGCGAATGCAGACTTTGAAAACTCTGAGGAGTATAAGGCATTACAAGCAGCCGATACTGACGCTAAAGCAATAGCTGCTATGGGGGGTAAGTATAAGGATAGGCCGGTTGCGTCTATTGTACAGGAGGCCTCAGACCTTTACATAGAAGAGCTAAAGCAACAGCAGCAGCAAGATTACTCCCCTAACGGAGCAGATGCGTTAGAAGCTATGCCCGATATGGCAGACAATCCAAACTTATTTAAAACAACTGACCTTAGAAATGCATTAAAAATGCAACGTTCATATAAGGGGGTTAGCCTGTTTAGAGGAGCGAATGCAGGCTTTGAAAACTCTCAGGAGTATAAGGCATTACAAGAAGCCAATACTGAAGCTGAAGCAAAAGCTGCTATGGGGGGTACGTATAATGGTGAGTCGGTTGCGTCTATTTTACAGGAGGCCTCAGAACGTTTCAACGACCAGCTAAAGCAACAGCAGCAGAAAGCTTACCACCCTAACGGAGTAGATCCGTTAGAAGCCTTGCCTAGCGATATGGCAGCCAATCCAAACTTAGGTAAAACAGTTGGTTTTAAAAATGTATTAAAAATGCAACGTTCATTTCATGGGGCTAACCTGTTTAGAGATGCGAATGAAGGCTTTGAACAGTCTGAGCAGTACGCTGCATTACAAGCAGCCACTACTGACGATGAAGCAAAAGCTGCTATGAAGCTTCAATATAATCATAAGTCGGTTGAGTCTATTATGCAGGAGGCCTCAGAACGTTTCAACGACCAGCTAAAGCAAAAGCAGCAAGCTTACTACCTTAACGAAGCAGGTCCGTTAGAAGCTATGCCCGATATGGTAGACAAGCCAAACTTATTTAAAACAACTGACCTTAAAAATGTATTAAAAATGCAACGTTCATTTCATGGGGCTAACCTGTTTAGAGATGCGAATGAAGGCTTTGAAAACTCTCCGGAGTATGCTGAATTACAAGCAGCCACTACTGACGCTGAAGCAAAAGCTGCTATGAAGCTTCAATATAATCATAAGTCGGTTGAGTCTATTATGCAGGAGGCCTCAGACCTTTACAAAGAAGAGCTAAAGCAACAGCAGCAGAAAGCTTACCACCCTAACGGAGTAGATCCGTTAGAAGCCTTGCCTAGCGATATGGCAGCCAATCCAAACTTAGGTAAAACAGTTGGTTTTAAAAATGTATTAAAAATGCGAGGCCAAGAGCGTTCATTTAAAATAGCTTTTAACCTGTTTAATGAAATGGATATTTTTGGTTCTAAGGTGGATGACGAGTTTGAAAAGTCTCCGGAGTATAAGGCATTACAAGCAGCCGCTACTGACGATGAAGCAAAAGCTGCTATGCAGCTTAAATATAAGGATAAGTTGGTTGGGTCTATTGTACAGGGAGCCTTAGATAGAGGCCGCATGAGCACTGGCTTGTTAAGTGCAGCAGAAATGTTGTCAAGCTTCACGGGTGGCTCAGCCGGAGAAACCGCAGGTATTCAAAGCTTAGGAGATCTCATAAGCAATGTGTTTATGCTGGAAGAGAACAAAGCAAAGTTTATGATGGGCACTGCCCAAACCATAGGCGGCATAGGTAACCTTGCTTTAACTTCCACCGAACCTGACCCTAATAATCCCGGCCGGCGCATTAATGCCGCAGAACAGCTAACAGCGGCGTTAGCCGGGCGCATAAACACTACAGACCCTAAGGCAAGCTACAACCCGTATACATCCTTAAGCGATTCAGGTTTTGCTAAGTCTGGCAACCTAATGGGTGAACTAAGTCGCAGCGGCCTGGTTAGCACTGGCGGAGTCGACATCTTTGGGGCTCTAGGCACAGAAGACGTTAAGCAGATGGAAAAGGCAATGCTGCTGCAGATGGAAGGCATGAGTGAAGTGGCTAAGGTTGGCCGCCGCATGGGTATAAACGTAAAAGACGTAATACAAAATTTACAAGGAGTATATGGCGGCGGACTCAACGAAGAACTAAGTAGGGCGGCAGACACAGCTACCAGAGGGTTTAACGCTGTTAGTACTACAGCCTCTACAGTAGGGAATGATTTAGTAAAAGCTCAAGAAAAACGCACAAATAAGCCTTTGGAGGAGGCAGATCGAGCCGCTTTCTTAAAAGAAGCAGCGCAACTCCGTGGCGTCGCTGAGCTTAACGCTGTTAGTACTCCAGGCTCTACAGTAGGGGATGATTTAGTAACAGCTGAAGAAACACGCACAAAAAAGTCTTTGGATCCTGCAGAGCGAGCCGCTTTCTTAAAAGAAGCAGCGCAACTCCGTGGCGTCGCTGCGCTTAACGCTGTTACTAAATCAGGCTCTACAGTAGGGGATGATTTAGTACGAGCTGAAGAAAAGCGCATAGATAGGCCTTTGGGAGCTGAAGAGCGAGCCACTTTCTTACAAGTAGAAGCGCAACGCCGTGGCGGCGTTACCTTGATGCAACAACTAGAAGAAGCGGTAGAAGTGGGCCGCTTAGCCGGCGTGGATACTAAGGGTGTAATGGCTGTGGCCACCACCGCTACCCAAATGCTTAGCAACCTGGGTATGACCGGATCTGGTTCTTTAGCTTTGACTGAAGATGCGTTGGCTAGAGTAGCGCTTAGTAGAAATACCGGCGGCACTCCCATTACGACTGCGCAATCGTTGGCCTTATCGGGCGGTATTATGCAGAAAGCCCTAGAGAATGATGACGTGATTGCTTACTCCGCTATGCAACGAGGAATAGCCAGCGGAATCCTTGATGCAAATGACCCCGCAGTTCAAGCTCAAATAAAGGCATTCAAGAACAATGAAACTGTAGAAATAGGAGCAGTGCGTAGCTTATTTGCAGATAAAGGGGTAGACATGGATCCCTACCTTAACCCAACTAATATAGCTAAAGCCGTCAGTGAAAGCACTTCTGATGTATTACTTAGGTTTGCAACAGACAAGAACCTTAGTGTAGGTGGCGCACTTGAGCGAGCCTTAGCTGTCCAAATGAGAGATGAGTCAGAGTCAGCCAGAACTCAAGCAGTTAGTGCCGCAGAAGATGCATTAGGGATTAGTGGCCAAGGCATGTTAGGCATTCAACATGCAATTAATGTGCGAGGCGGAGATGCGGTCAGAGCTGCTATGAAAAAAGCAGGCATGAGTGATGAAAGTATTAACAAATTTATTGCTGTAAAGGATACTGTGACCGGTTTAGTAGGAGACGACACAGCTAAGCAAGGCCTGCTAAAAACTCGCATTGCGGAAGAACTAGAAATTCAACAAACAGGCCTAACTAATGCTGAGGTAGCAGCTAAAGCTACTGTTAACGTAAAAAGAAAATTACAAGACAGATTTAAACCAGCCACAACGGGTAGTGCAGATGCTGCATTAACAGCCGGTTGGGCCCAAGCCACTACAGCAGCTGTAGAAGCAGAAGCTAAAAGATTGGCCACAACAGATGCAAAGTACCGGGATACTGACGGCAAGCCTAACCAAGCAGCAAAAGATGCAGCAAAAGCGACCGTTGATGAGAAAGGCCTAAGCTTACCTGAGATGGTGGGTGCGCTGGGCGGTATTTCTTATGAGGAAGTAGATAAGTTTAGGGTCGATGCGTTGGTAAGAGTAGATGACGATATAAAGAACATAGGTAACGCTGATACACAAGAAAAGCGGCAACAATTAGCAATACTAAAAAGCGAAAAAGCCCAACTACAAACAACTACTAAAGCCTCAGGTAACAAAAGCTCTGAAGATAAAGCGGAACTACAGAGTCTAGAAAGCAATACAGCAAGAGAAGAAGCCGCAAAGGGAGCTGCAGCAAATGGAGCTGACGCAGCAGCAACAGCAGCAGCAGCATCTAAGGTGGCAGCTCCTACGCCCGTTACAGTAAATGTGAATATGGATAGGGGCTTTCAAACAGCAATAGAAGCTCAGTCTGTTACCTTAGCGCAAATGAAAGACGTCTTATGCGGAATTCAAACTAACTTAGCTAACGTCTTTAGTTAAATAGGAAACATATGGCAACTAATTTATTTGTATCCTCAGGAGGCGCTGCCAAATACACTACTGGAGCTCCAGCTCTATTGGTGGGCATTAAAGTGGAAGGTAAGAACGGCCACCTAGTGGACCCCAACGGGGTAGGTATTCTTATAACCGGTATAGCTATGAGCCAAGGAGCGCGAGTTGCCTATTTCAATACTTTATCTGAATCAATCTACGTATACCCTTTAGGTAATAAGGTAGGTAAGTGTATTGTAACCGGCACCGTATTCCCGAAATGCGGTGCTGCCGGTGCTGCCGACGAATACTCAAATGTAAAAAAATTAATGGAATTCTACAACAGCAACAAAGCTTCCACTTTTGAAAACGTATCTAAGCCTATTAAAATTAGTATAGGTAATACGGTACTTGCAGGCTTTCTAGAAGACATGCAAGTCAATATAACTAACGAGGCCAATATGTTTGGTTCTGCTGCATTTAGTTTGGTATTGGCTATTATGCCGGAGGAGGCCGCATGACCACAGATCCTACTTTATTAGTAGATAGCCCTTTTGCAAAGCTGCAACCGTACATTACGGCTAAACAAGGGGCACTAGGTATTCCATTAACGAGTAACGGCCTTAATACTACTAACCAGGATTACTTGCGCCAAGCTGCAAATATATTAGAACTAACCGGTAACGCCGAGTTTGTAGCAGCTAGAATTCGCCATTTAGATTACATCTTGCGTAATAGTAGATTCGCCGCCGCAGCCAAGTGGCGTAGTACTTTAGCAAGCACTTGGTTAGTCGAGCCATTAGTAGCTACGCCAGTAGGTTTTACTGCCACCAGCAGTACCCCCTTAGTTACACTTAGCGGCATAGTAGCTCAAACCCAAACCGAATACTCTCGTTTACTTTGGACGTATGACTTGACAGGCACTACCAACGATTTTACGTTAAGCAATGCCTTGGGCTACAATGCAAGCTTTAACGTTACCCAAGGTAACACCAGCAGCGTGCCATTAGAAGACTCAGGCTACTTGTTACAAGTACTCAACGGAATGCCTGGCGGTACCAGTATGACAGGTACAATCAAAATTGTGTTGCCGTACTCAGGTAATTGCGTACCTATTCGAGATGCCATTTTAGCTAACGGGGATTTTATCCAGCAACTAACTTATAATAAGCCATTATATGCCGCAGCTATGAATAAGGATACTCCTGTGGAAGACACGATTGCTGCATTCTTACTAGCACTGGATGCGAGCTAATGCCTAGTTATTCCCTAAACCCAAAACACGCAGCCTACAGTATAAAGGCTTGGTTGGTTATAAAGGGAAAGAAGGTACCGATCATTTCAGGAATGATCGAATACACTTTGAATCAAATCCCGGTAGCTCAAGTAATAGTACCTTCAGGATTAAAAATGACTCCTAACGGTGGAGTAGCTACTGATATATTTACTGATGAAGACCTTAAAGGTAAGCTGCCAGCTCAGATTATAGTCACTGGAGTAGGGCGCCCTCACCCCATAAGGTCTACAGCTACTCCCTTAACTGACATAACGGAACAAGTTATCTTTGACGGTTACTTAGGCGCTAAGTCGGTGCAGTTCGGAGTCAACGGAGTTTCTACTAGTATAGCCTTGTTTCACTGGTTAATAGACCTAGACACAGCTTCATTTGCTTCCGGCAATTTTACTAAGAATGCGCCCCAAGATTGGTTCATGCCAGAACCTACCCGCAGCGTAATGGGTAGTTTAAATCCCTTTTGGCTAGCACTAGATAAGGAACTAGCTCCTGGAGACTTACAGACTAAAGACTGGTGGGACGATGTTCTACAGCCAGGTATGATTTACCACTTTGAGCAAAAACTAAGAGGCTTTAAGGTTACCGTAAACCAAAACCCAAAGGGCGTAGCAGCATTAAAACGCATAACTGCTGCAGGCAAACTAAAACTAGCCCCTGCAGCAGTTACCGGCATGGATGGAGCCATTAGTACTTTTACTTCTATTAGAGATACCTTGGCGGATGTGGTATTTAGTGCTACAGGCGGCTCTAGTGCTTTTGAGAAAATCCTAACCATTGCCCAGACCTTTAACCTAGCTTTAGCTCCTAGATTAAATGAATGTACTTTAATGGCCTATAGTCCAACGGCTCCGGTTGACTACATCTTACCTGAATCGGAGTTTGACTTCGGCCCTAATAGCAGCAATCCCGCAGTGTTACCTAGGGGCGCAATCCTGCACGGCATAGCTAACGAACGAGGTTTAATTAACCCAGACTCCGGCATTGTCGACGCCAGTTTTCTAGGGCAGTTTGTAGCCCCAGCCCAAGATTACACAGATGGGCCGTTTTTAACAATGTATTGCCCTGTTTGGTTAAAGTCCTTGGCTACTCATGCCGTTGAAGGTCAAACCTTTAAGTCCGGTATAGGTATAGTACCCGACTCCAACCCTACTGGTGGCACTGGCGCTACTAACGTTTTAACGCCTACAAATAGTAGAGCGCTTTGCAATGCCTGGGTAAAGGCTAAGTATTTTGACAGTTTGTTTTCGGCTAGAACTCAAGAAATTAATTGTGGGTTTAGATTAGATATTGCTCCCGGCGACTGCATAAGTTTAACTGGGAAAAAGCCTAATGTAGCCGGCTTAGCTGCTGATGGAGAATGGGCTAAGCGGGGCCTGGTAGATTCTGTAACCTATTTGCTTAATGGCGGAGATGCTCCTAAAATAAATACAGTTTACCGCCTAAAGCACGTATTTGATAAAAGCGATATTGAGCTGTTTGGGCTAACCGAAGGCCAAGACCACCCGCTGTTTTATAATAAAGAAGTAAAGCCGCTAGTCCTCTAAAGTAGTATAATAACCTTATGGACCCTCTACCTAAAAGCCCTGATTTAAACAGTCTGTACCAGACTTGGAATAAAACCCAAAAGGCTGGGGATATGGCTCCGTTATTGGAGTACCTTAACTCTGATATGGATAAGGCTCTTTATGCCTATTCGGGCCTTAACTCTGGCCCAGCTGTAAAGAGCCGAGCCAAGTTGTTGGCAGTTAAGGCTATCAAGAACTACGATCCTACATCTACTTCTAGTTTGCGTAGCTGGGTTTACACTCAATTGCAGCCCCTTAGCCGCTACGCTAGGGACTTGGCGCCTAGTCCTATGCCTGAGCGTACCCTACAACAACTAAGCGCTTTAAAGCGCCATGAGGGGGATTTCTACGAGAATAAAGGTAGAGCTCCTTCAGACTTAGAACTAGCCGACTTGACCAGCCTTTCCATTAAGCAGATTGCCAAGATTCGAGGCTTGGATAAAAAGACTTACTCCGAAAACTACAATGCGTTTAAAGGGGAAAATCCTGTAACCACTCAAGAATTAACTGTCACTGCTAATGCCGATAAGTTTAAACAAGACGTACTTGCCACCATGTACCCTAGTGTAAGCGGCCCGGAGCAAGTAATCTTAGAGCACAAATTGGGTTACGGCGGCAAGAAGATTCTAAGCAATAATGACATAGCCCTACGCTTAAAGATGAGCCCAGGCCGAGTAAGCCAACTTACAACAGGCCTAGCCCGTAAACTGGATGAGTACGCTGCATTGAATGCGAGGAACCAGTGAATAAGGCCACCACTAATGCATTTGAAGCTTTAACTAAAACTGCTGAGGACAACTCCAGCGGCGGGGATATTCGCACCGCAGGCCCATTTAGATTACTCTATGAGCCTAAGGATGGAGATAACAGCTATAAAGGTTTAGCCGAGCGTTTTGATCGAGCTGAACTAGAAGCTGAATGGCAATCCGTAAGAGGCGGAGGCGAATACACGGCACATGCATTTATGAAACCTGCAGCCCAAAATGATTTTGTTGCCGCTATTCATAGGGATACTTGCCTGCGCTACACCGGCCGCTTACAACGCATATTGCACGAGAGTACCCGCAAGGCCAACCACATAGACCCCGTACATTCTATTGTAGCTAACCTACAGCGTAATATGACAAACTTCTTGGCCCTTAAGGGGGAAACTGAATAGTGGCTATTAGTCAAAATTACGCAGGGCGCATTATAGATTTGTGCGTCTTTAACACTTCCAACCAAGCAGGCTTGGCGGCGGTTACTGTTGGCTTGATTGATTCTGGCTCAGTTATTAGCGGCTCTTATAAAGTAGTGCAGAAGTTTATGAAGTTTCTGCTTACCAGTAAGGGCACTGTAGCTGCTGACCTTGAGTACGGTACTGACTTTATTAGCAGATTAACCAGCGGTCAGATTCAAACTAACTCTGAATTAAGTTTGCGTTTTAATTTAGAAGTAGCTACTTGTAAGTACTTTGTAACGAGTGCTAACCTAACAGCGGTAGCCGATGAAACTTTACGTAAGGTAGACTTGACAGGTTTAAGTGTAACAGCCGATACGGCTATTTTAACCTTACTGTTTACCTTTGCTGATAAAAGCACTATCTTAGCCCCAGTAACTATTTCAACGATATAACATGGAAACTACTCTAGCTAACCAATCCGCAGAACTGGTGTACGCCAAAGAAGAGCTTTTAATAGCTTTTGTTAAGGCTGCTTTTCCAACGTTAGACCTTACTCCAGGTACTGTCCTCCGGGATTTAGTTATTCGTTTGTACGCCCACTTGGAAGTGCGGATGCAAGAACAAATAGACACAGCCCTGATAGCAAATAGCTTACTAGAGATTAGTAAGAACCCTAACGTAGTTGATGAGGTCCAAGTTGATCGCCTTTTAAGCAACTACAACATTACTCGGTCTAGTGGCAACACAGCAACCGGTAAGTTGCGGCTGTTCTTTACTGATGCTACCGCTACTGTAATTGATGCTACTACTAATATTACTATTAACGATGTAGTGTTTCAGCCTACTCAAGGCTACATACTGGTAAATGCTGCTAATTACACTGCTGGCGCTAACCAACGGCTATTAACGGCTAGTGGCGCTACCTACACGGCAGTGATAGATATTACTGCCGTTGAGCCGGGTTCGATCGCTAACCAGCGTAGCGGAGCCCTAGTAAGCGCTATTAGCCCTAGCCCAGGCACCTTTATATCTGCCAGAGTAGATGCGGATCTTATAGGCGGCGCAGACGCGGAAGATAACGTTGCTCTATTAGCTAAGCTTAAGACTGGCATAGTAGGTAAGGTCTTTGGCGGCCGAGAACACATTAGGGCTAAGTTAAAAGACAAATACCCAGGAGTATTAGATGTAGGTTGCGTTGGATTCCTAGACCCAGAAATGCGGCGAGACGTAGTAGATGAAGTACACGTAGGTGGCCGCATTGATCTCTTTGTTAAAACGGCTAGTTACCCCGCTCGCATTCAAGAACAAATAGTGCCTAAGTTTATTAGCTGGAACGACACTAGCCGAGAAGGGCTTTTTGAAATTACCCTTCCAGCAAGTAAGGCTGCAGGCTTATATGTAGTTGAGAGTATAAGAAGCCTACTAACCCAGTTGGGTTCGTTAGAGTTTGCAAGCGATACCCGTACTTTAGAAGAGTCCGGCCAGCACTTACTGATCGATCCGAGTACTAATGCTTTTTCTGCTTTTCAAAAAGTTGTAGTGCGTTTCTACGTCCCGTGGGTTAACTTACTAGAAGCTTGGAGCAAGGACGGGAGCCATCCAGCTTACGGGAGCTGGTACCCTAATACAACTAACCTGTGGATCATCCACCAGCAAACTAATGCTTATTACAAGTTCTATTTAGAGTACTTAAAACTACCAGACTTAGTTGAAATTCAAGCATACGTAGACTCTGCGGCCGAACGCAGCCTTAGCGCAGATATTATGGTGCACGCTCCAGTTCCGGTACTTTGCAGCATACAGCTGCGATTGCTTAAACAAGCAGGAGCTCCAACAGCAGATCTTGTAAAGGTTAAAGCGGCTATTGCTGCCAAGTTCAACTCTTACGGTTTTGGGGCCACCATTCCAGGCAGCGCCTTAATTCACGTGGCGTATAACAACCTACCTGAAGGCTATACCGTAGACTTGCCGCTGCACATGTATGGGGTGGTCATTAATCCAGATCTAAGCGAAGATGTTATGTTCTCCGCCGATGCACTTAAGCCTCCGACTAATTATGCTAAAGGAGTGTCACCCAACACTGTTGCCTTTTACCTTGAATCCAATATGATTGATGTGAGTATTAAAGAATGTTGACCAGGTTAAGTACAAAATCCCTTATGCGGCTTATTGGATCTTTCTGGTCCAGTATGGTTGCTACTAAAGCCATTACTGATAGTTTGGCTAAGGGGTTGCTATTTAACCATACTCAATCAGAGCAAAAGGTTACGGAGCTGGTAATGGCTACGTCCAACCTTACCGTACCAGCAGGGCAAACTACTACCTGGGAACAGCTGGTATTCAATAGCAGCACCTACCCTAACGTAACTCACGGCGGAGATGTAAACGGCAAATACGGAATTAGTTACTACTACGGAGAAGTAATTGATAACAAGTCGGTATATACCGTACCTAATGAGGTTATAGCTATACCGTTCTTATATGACGATGTAGTAAATCCCACGGTAGTGCTTACAGCTGGAGTAGATTACGTACTGACTGCTGGGCAACTCACGTTTAGAAATCCCCTAGTTACCACTACAAACTACTACGCCAGAAATGTTGTACGGGATACCGGGTTTGCTTATCGCCAATTAGGCTATGTAATCGATGTTAATCTAAGCGATCAAGTGTTTAGGCAACTACCATTAGCCGAGTACTGGCGTTTGTATACTTACGGCCCAAATCACTATAACCTGATGCGGTTATTGGCTTTATGTTCCAACAGTCCTATTAGCGAGTACTCAACGGAAGTAGTACAAACTATCAACTATTTAAAAGAAGGCGCTGCAGTAGTTACGGATTTGGCTGCATATTTCATACCTAAGACTCAAACGGTCAAAGTAGCAACAGGCCAAATCATTAAACAAGGTACTCCTTTAGGTAGCGGCTTGGAAGTGCTACACAGTATGACTCCCGACTTGGGCTTAGCATTGCCTGCCGACTGGATCGTTAATAAGAATTTAAAATGGGGCCAAACATTGGCCCGGCCTAGTAACGTATATATTATAAAGGCTGATGTAGCAGGGCCTAATGTAGTGGGTTTAAAGTATTTAAAACAAGTGTTGCCGCTAGACTCTAAGGTGTTAATTTACACCAACAAAACTACGGCGGCCTTAGTGCTACCTAATACTGCTTTTAGCTGCGCAGTAACTGCAACTTTGGCCCCTGTAATCGACACTAACGCTGACGCTTTTAAAAACAATTGGAATATCAACATAAAGAACCAATCTACGCTAAGATACGGCTCTTACGGATTTTAGAGGCTAACCTATGTCAATAACTGTACCCACCGGCACTCTACCTGCAGCTATATCTGAGGCGCTTAATGAACGCCCTATAAAGATGTACGTGTACTTGGAATACACCAACTCCGCAGGCACCATACCTGCCTATACCACCGTTGCAGTAGTGCCTAATTTTGACGTACCATTGACCTACTACACCGGATTAGCTAATACCAATAATTACCTGCGAGTACCAGCTGTTCGTAGTCCATTTCTAGCTGGCACTAGCACCCCTACTACCGGGCAAACAATAACCACTTATTTAGCTCAATCAGCGCCAGGTAACGTAGGTGTAAATGCAAACGGAGCAAACTTTGCTAACGGCTCTATTTGCTACGGTGCTGCCTTGGTAGTTGCCTTAGATGAAAATGACCGCACTAAGGATATCGTTGTAGCTAGGTCCTACTTCACAATTGACTCGGAACGCCTTACCAAGACTGCAGCTTCCGAGCTGTTCATTACTTTCCCATTTACCGTTAATTCTATTAAGGCTACGTAACTCTTATGGCTATTCAATCTTGGCAAAGCATTATAGACCTTGTACGTAACGGAGAGCCGGTAACGGCAGAAGTTGCCAATCGAGCTATTGGGCAGTTGGTAAGCAGAACCGAGCACTTAAAGGTACGGCAAGATGCTCAAAGCTTAGCCCAAGCTATCTTCATTACCGGCGCCCCCATTACTAGCGCAGTCAAAACAGGCCATGCAGTTTACTTTGACGTAGGTGCAAATAAGTTTGCTCCGGCTTATGCAACCTTAGAGTTCAAAAACGGAGTAGTACAACCCGGTACTGCGGCAGCAGTAGTTGGAGTGGTTATCTACAAAGATACTTTAGACTCTGGCGTTATAGCTATTGAAGGTTGGCTAGATCCCGACCAGTACGATGACGTGGATTGTCAATTTGTACCAATGCTATCAAACATGCTGTTGGATCCAGCAGACCGAGGAATATTATATCTTTGCTCCGGGCAACTCAATGCAGGTAAACTCAGTAGTAAGCCTGGGCTATTGAACGCTCCAGTGTGTAACTTGGTCAGTCCTACCAACTTATTAATTCGCCCACCAGTAGTTGCTACTCTAGAAACTCAAGCTTTAAAGTTTAAATTAAACAATAAGGTAGCCGGAGCAGATATTATCTTTAATAGATATGTAGCCGACACTCTTACTGCTTTTAGTAACCCACCAGCTGTAGGTAGTAAAGTACGGGTTTACGTAGGTAACCAGCAGACTCCCACCCAGGGGGCGCCGACCTTAGACGAAGCAACAGTCTACTTAACTGGTACCGTACTTAGGTATAACGCAGCCAATAACCAGGTCCAAATCAACGACATAACGATGACCGAGGATTTGGTTAAAGCTTTAGCTACGGCCCAAGGCAGCTATGCTAACGTATTTCTGAATGCAGGCGTCAACGGCATTTACATGAAGCAGGTAGGCGCTATTACAGGGCACGTATTGGCTACAAGTAACGCAACTAATACTTGTTATGTAAGTCCTGTTTATTCAGATGCTGGGGTAGGTTGGGTGTTAGACAGCTTGTTAATAGACTCTAACTTACCTGGTTGGTTACCTGCAGGCAACGAGGTGTTTAATAACTCCACTATTCCTGCCGGCGCTCGCTACGGGTATAACGTTAAAAAAGATACCACGTTACAACAGCTATTCCCAGAAGACATAGTAACTGCTTACATAGTAACTAAAGACGGCGTTGGCTTGTCCGACCAAGTCGCTGTAGTCAACCAAAGTGGTATCTGGTGGATGGATTCGTTGGCGCAAGTGCCGTGGCATACTGTCAACAATAATAACATCTTACCAGAGGTGCAAATAACCTTAGCTAACTGGCTAGGCTCGGAAGTTAGCCAGTTAATCATGCCTAGTGAACTGCACTTGGTGTACGCTAAGCTGGTAACAGGTGGGGTAAAAGTTGTAACCAGCTTAGAAACTGCCCCTGATTCAGGCATTACAATCTTAGACCCTCAAGGTAACCAAGCTAGTAGTGGCCCCTTGGTACTAAGGGCGGGATTTGCCGTTACAGACGCTAGTAGTACTGAAACAGGTTCGTTGGTAGTTAAAGATCTTACCGGCTTTGCTATGAAGCGAGGCCGAGTAGTAGAGCGTATTGCTGTAGGTAATAACCTTGCCCTAACGTCTACCCACCTTGGCGGCCAGGGTGAAGTGACCTTAAGTATTGTAGGCCTAGATGGCAAGTTAGAAGGCCAGCCAGATATTCTTGCCATTGACGATATCCTGGTAGAGAAAGATTTAACGCTAAACATCTTCTATTCTGTTTTTCCTAAAGGTAAAGCTTCTTCTATACTAGGTAAGATCGACGTACCTAGTTACTTAGCTGCTGGTACTTATAGGGTGGAACTAAACTGTACCTTTATTGCACTGCACACCTCAGGGGCTATCCAGCCACCAGATTTAAGTTTAACCTGGGTAAGTCTGCTAGACCCTACAACTAAGTTCAACTTAAGTGCTTGTACTCAATCTGCAGCAGCTATAGTTGTAACACCCTATGCAAGCCCTGTTTACCCTAGGGAGTGTTTCCGTAAAGTGACTAACCTACTCACCGTGTATCCAAACTCTAGCGTATACTTTAAACTAGCCCGAGCCGCATCAGACTCATACCCTACTAAGTTTGCTATTGCTGCTATTTCGTACAAATTCGTAAAGATCTAATAGCGGCTTAGGTAAGTTGCTATAAGCCCAAGCTTAGTTAAACTGGGCTTCTAAAAGGAGGCCACATGGCTAATGTCCTAGGTACAGGCTGGTTAAATACTAACTCACTACGAAACTATCCTTTAAGCCAATCGGCCACCGGAGTGTCTAGTCAAACAGGCTTTAAACTGCCTGATGATTTATTTGTAGATATGAAGTTAGCAGTGCCGTACGTATTTAACACCCTCACAACGGATAGTGCCGTATTCAGTTTCCACCCTGCTACTTTTCAAATATTACATATCGACGTGTACCCGCAAGGTTTTGTGGTTAGTGTGGGTGCGAATAACAGCATCTTATTTCCCTTTAACACAGCTACAGTTGTGGCTGTGTCGGAGCCTATTAGTTTTGCAACATTTGAGCCGTACAGCACGGTGCAATTGCTAGGTTCAACTTTTACAGTAAACTCTAAGGCAGAATACGATTTCTCTGGTAGCTACGGCGTACTTACTCTAGGTAATATCTCTGGGCTACAAGGCCTAGGCGGCAGAATATCCTTCAGTTTACCAGAAGGTCGCTTAGAGGCTTCGGTTGTATCCTTTGGCCCCAGACGTATTAGCGGTTTTAAGGTAGCCAGTGCAGGCAACTTAAGCCCGTTACTACACGGCCAGATTACACTAACCAGCGGCCCCAATCACAATATAGCTGTGACTGGCTCTGCTACTGCAGGGTATGTACTTAACTTTAATGCTATAGACGGGCAAGGCCTAGCTGATATTTGCCCTTGCAGCGACGTAGAGCTGGGTCCGTGTATTCGTACTATAAACAACGTACCTCCAACTACTTTAGGTAACATAACTCTGGTAGGTAGCGATTGCATAAGTGTTACCAGTGAAGAAAGTACTTCAACTATAGATATCGCGGATACTTGCGCTAAACCCGGTTGTGGTTGTAATGAACTACAAGTACTAGTAGCTGACGTAGAAGCTTTAACTACTAATTTGGGGCTATTGCAAGCTCAAATGGCTATACTAGCCAGCGGCACAAACTCACTACAAAACACCTGCTTAGGTTCCCAGATTGACTCAACCAGTTGCGCGCAAGATCCAACCTAAACGTTTATGAAGATCGGTAACTACAACGCCGTTGCTCACGACATCTACACCTTTAACGAGGCGCCGATGGTGTTGGTTGTTGAGTTGCCGCCCAGTGCACATGAGCCAGTAGATAGCCGAGTCCAAGCCCAAGTAACAGGATATAATACCGCCGGGCTTTGGAATCTAGGTTTAGGCGGTATAGCCGTACCTAATTGGAGCGGCCTGCAAGCAAGGAATAGGGGCTCTAACACATACCTGACGCCTTGGGAATTCTATTACAAACCTTCTCTCTCAAACTACTTAGCAGAAACTTACCCGTATACTAATCTATTAGATACAAACAACTGGAATCCCGGCTCGCCGCCGCTTTACCTAGTTAGTGATAGGCACTTCTTAGCGTGTAAGCACTTTACAGGCGCTAGCACTACTAGTACCACTATTACTCTACTAGGTAATAACGGTCAAATAATTACCCGAGTCGGTACCTTTTTATCCACGAAGGGGGATTTGAACTTATACGAGTTTGACCCTCCTCTAACTGAGCAAGAGTTACAGCACGTAACTCCGTATGAAATAGTTGACCCGGTAACAGTGCCCAGCTACACCATGTTTTGGGCGCAGACTCCTAATGGTAGTTTTGTGGCGTACCAAAACACAGTAACGGCAAGCGTGAGTGATACCGGCGGAATCACTATGCCTCATGACTCCTTAGTAGGCTACAACACTGTTAATCAAGATTTTCCAATACCCTTGCAATTTTGGGTTGGCGACAGCGGCACTCCGCTTCTAGTTACCCACAATGGGCAAACTTACTTATATGGCGCTTTTTACCTTAGTGGCGCCCCCAATGTTCACTTTGGAGACAATGCTACTTGGGATTGGCTGGCGCCTAAATTGGCTACTGCAGGGGTTACCAGCAGAGCCAATTTAGGTTTCGTAGGAGGTGCGGATCCAACTACTAGTTCCATGACTTATGCTGCAGGTTTCTTAGAAGAAGCAGAAAGTAATGGCATGGCGTTTATGAACGTAACCTCAAGCGCAGCCCCGTTAGTTTACGCTAAATTAGTCGGGCCAGTTGAACTTATAAAGAATGCCCGTATAAGCCGCCTACAAATTACTCCTGGAGCGCCGTTAACTTATCGATTTAAGTGCGAGCTTATTGCTGATGGCGGTGTGCTGTTTACCAACAGTGATTTTAACTCCACGAATGCCGCAGAACTTACCCACGACTACAAGTACGTAACTGGCTTCATTAAAAACGTTGCACTTGATTGCTTCTTTACTTACGTCTTTAGAGAAGACCTACGTATGAGTACTCCGCCTATTGAAGCTGGCGGCCAGGAATACTGGCTAGGGCCGGCAGCCTTAGAGCCTATTGTAGGATTAACCACGTTAGTTTCTAACCAGTTACCGTTAGATGTAAATGTTAATTACGCTAAAACTATAGTGGAACTGAAAGCAGGCACTAACTACGATATAAGTTCTACTTGGCCTACTAATGTGCCAGCTGTACTTAATCTAGGTGTTGTAGCAGGGGCAGGTACCGGGCTGCAGCCTTGTATAGGGGTTCCTACTACTGATGAATTCTTAACCAGTATTAATGGGCTTACTCCTGATAGTAAGGGCGCAGTTAACCTAGCCCCAGAAAACGCAGGTTGCCTAAGCCTGGATGCTGACTTAAGAAAAAACCGAATAAAACTAGACAGCCATTGCGCTCCTTGCTGCAGGTGTACTGACTACGAAGGCACTCAAAGATTTGTTAAAGCTTACGGTATAATCTATGCTCGATTGGCAAAAGAATTTAATCGAATAGCTAAAATTTATAACTCAGTGGCTACCCAATTTGCAAATGAGTTGGCTTGCTGCAGTACTCACGATAGAGTTAATCCTAGATTCCGAACTTGGCCGCAGCAGAACTTCAAATTGCAGATTCAAGCACTGGCTGAGAACAACAAAAAGGTAAATGTTTGCCTTTGCTCCACCTCTTTAAGGGTGTCGGTATTTAATGCTGAGGCAATGACAGCTACCGAAACTATAACCAGCTTAGACGGCTCTACTGCAGCAGTACAGCATACATTAGAGGCAAATACTCCTTTAATGATTGCGGTATTAAAGGAAGGAGCCTATGTGTACTTTAAGGGAGTAAACCCTGGAGCTCAAGTGATTTCCACCTTGGGCGAAACCGGTTTCTTAACCGTTACCGCTGATGTTGCAGCTTTACCAATACCGTCGGCTTGTTCCACCTCTGCAGCTTTGCCTGCTAATTGCATGGAGCCTTGCACCGGGTATATTATGCTTACAGCCGGATTGGTTATTGTGGATCCTACGTTTAGGAAGATAGTCAACCTAAACAATACGACTTACCCGATAACTACCGGGTTACACTTTAGCTACGAAGGTACCGAAAATTGCGAACCTTGCAGCTCGAATGTAATTGCGGATACCACTAGGACCATTTATATTGCGCCAAACAAGAAGTCGGTGAATCCGTGCGCCCCAGTTAAGGCGCAAAGCATAACAAAAACTCCTGCGGCGAATCCTGACGATCCTGATGTATACCGCATTACGTTTCCAGAATTCGTATACATTGGTCCAAATGGAGCTCAGTTGGAACTAAACCTTAAGGTCTTTGATGCCGCTGCCGAGCAATACGTGTCGTGCGGTATCGTAAACCTTGGACTATCGCCCAATACCTCCGGTACTGAATTTGTAATACAAACACCTAGTGGAAGTGAGTTTGCTATACCGCCTAGTGTAACGGATCCTGTGGGCTTCATATACACAGCGTCCTATCCCCTTAGCAGCGGCCAGGGCCAACGTGGCTTGTATAGTCGTTGCTTGCCCAACCCAGATAGCTTTGAATATGTGAATGTACCTGTAAGTCCATTCTCTGTAGGTTTAGGGGTAGAATTATGAGAGTTGTCGCAAAAAGTTTCTTAAACGAAAATAACTTTCGACAATACCCTATAGATGTGCGGGCTACATATGAGCCTTACACTGCTGCAGACATCTCTATTGTCCAATCTTTGTTGACAGATATGCGTTTAACTATTCCGGCTGCTGTGGCTAACTCCGCATTCGTAGCTAGCATTAACGTAAGTAGCGAAATAGTAAGCATGATTATTATGGGCAGCCAAACCGCCCTTTACTATGATGCAGCATCGCCGCCATCGACTAGTTACGAGTCAGCCGAGTACACCGCTTTTCATGCGGTAGTATTAGGTACGGTAACTGCGCTAAGGACTGTAGCTCAAGCAGGGACTCCAATTGCTATAACCGGCCAGCTACCCGGAGTAGGCGGTTGGGTTACCTTTGGCCACGGAATTAAACTTGTGGCTAACTGGTCTTTTGCTGGGCCTGCGAGTGCAGGCTTATGCAGTTCGGTAGTTAGTCGGTACAACTACGGTGGAGTAACTAGCCTTGCTAAGGAGGGGTTTGTTAGCACCCTAAGTGGGGCAGTAACCTTAGTAGGCCAAAACAACATAGTAGCAACCAAATATGGGCAAACAATTAGCCTTGGTTTTGCCGGCTCTACCGCAGACGTAAAGGACCAACTAGCTAACTACGTAGGCGAATGTGGTAAACGCCCAGAAACAGCTACTTGTAATTTTCAACCTATAACGCAAATTAACGGAATAAAGCCTGTTAGTAATTTGCAGGGAATCAATGAAATTATTTTGGTACTAGATAAGCCTTTATACGGTAAGTTAAGGGACACTGATATTCCAGCAGGCGGGTTTCTAGTAAGTTCAGATGTAGCTTTAGAGTCTCTTACCGGCCCTAGATTAGCTATTCCCAATATAGAATGTGTTGAGCCTCGACTGCTACTGGCGAGTACGCCAAACCCTACTACCTTTATTACAACAGGTACTGAAGTGTTGTTGGAAGCTAGTTCTGCTACTGGGTACGAGTACTACAGATTCACAGCAGCTCAACAACACCCCCATAGGGCCGCCATTACAATTTTTAAACCAACCGTAACCGGCCAATACCTACTAGGAGAGCAGTTAGTAGAACTGCACCTGGATACTACTATAAACCAATGGCAACTGTACACCAACGAGGGCCCCAGCTTGCGCTGCTTTGGCCCCCTGCAGTACAACCTAACGGGCCAGCGTAATATTACATTTAACGGAACAACCTATCAATTATTGGTGGGCCCACCTAATGCGCTAGATGCTGTCAACTACAACGCATTAGTAGTTAATGCAACGATGAGCTTACCTTGGACGGGTACTTACCTTCGGCGGAGTTACGGGCAGTACGTACACAATTTAGACGCAACGTATTCTGTTAAAGTGCTTGCAGCTACTAAGGCTTGGGGTGTTTACGAAGGTAATACCTTAGTTGCCGGAGGGCCATTAGGCGCTAATGGATTCGGATCAGCTATTCAAAATTACTCACCTGTAGCAGGCCAAACCCAGCTCAGAACTATTAGCATATTAGGTAAATCGGTATGAACTCATTAACTACCCTAGAATGGCGTAATAAGAACGGGCAACGAAACTACCCGTTTATAGACAGCGCAGATCTTAGCTTAGGTAGCGTAGGCTTCTTACCGCAAAACCTAATACTTGATGCCCGTATTTATTTAAATGGAACTTACGGCGCCACTACCACTCCCTACGTAAGCAGGGTAGTAGTAGCCGATGTTGGAGTAAGCATTGAGCTTAGCTGTACCGCCAAGGTAATAGGTACTGGCTATATTCCTTTTAGCTTTGTAGCAAGTCTCAACACCGTTTACCATTACTACGGAGATACTGTTGGCTCCACATTGGCAAATAATAGCTACGAGGTTAGTCACGTTTTAGTTGACATTAAATTAGCCGATAAATCAACAGGTTCATTAGTAGTAAACCTAAACAGCTTAACCTTATTACAAAGCTTAGGCCAAGTAGATTTACCGTTAGCCCCAGGTAAACTAAGCTTTTTACCTAGCGTTTGTGAGTACTTACCAGGGCCCCAGGTGACTAGTCTGAATGATCTAACTGGTGCAATTAAGATTAGAGGAGAAACAGGAATTGAAGTGCATAAAGTTGACGAAAACACCATTCGAATAGATATCGTAGGGGATCCGCACTTTAATCGTTATGATTGCACCGATGGCACCTTAGATGATTTGTTAACCCCATTCTTAGAACGCATTAGCGTATTGCACTATGTTAAGAATTCTGCAAGCAACTTAATAGGACCTTATTCTAGTACCTTAAAGGTACGCCACGATAGCGCAAGGGCTGACGGGTCTATTGATTTAGCTTTATTCACCGACAACGGACTAGAACTTGAAGCCCGGCCGGCATTTCGCCTCACGGTGCAAGGCAACTCACTTACCTTTAGCTTAGCAGGGGCCTAATGTACACTGAATTTAAAGCAACAGACTACCCTTTACGGCCGTATAAAGCCCTTACTACAGGCTTAAGCGATCCCCAAGCAGCCGCTTTAAAAGCAGGGCTAATAGACATACGTTTTAATGTGTATGCAGCCGCCTTGCCGTATTTACTAGTCGGGCAGCTTAAAGCCTGCATAACCACATCTACAACGCTTACCCTTAACTTTAACCTCGTAGGGTCTACTCAAATCCCCACGGGGGAGGGGCATCAAGCAAGCATAAAGTACGATCCGGCGTTAAAGCTAAGCCTTACCTTTGATAGAACAGCAGCTTACGCTACGGAGCCCTATATTCGGGCTTACTTTGATTTAACCGACTGCACTGCAGTAGCTGCTTTTATAACTGCTATGGACGGCTATATTTGCCTAGACAACCTAGCAGAGTTGTGGGCTGCGTTTGAAGCTAACGGCGGGGTGCCTGTTATTGGCTCGACCGCCGGCTCATTCACGCAGGGGCCAGTATGCTTAGAGCCCACTACAGTAGCGGTAATAGGCAGCCATCGAGTAGATTATTTTGTTTGCGATTACGCTAAACCTTTGCTATTACACGCACCCAATACGACGGATAACTATAGTGTTCAATCTGAGCCGGTTACAGGAGCTGTAACGTTATTGCAAGGAGCTAACTGCTCAATCACCTTACAAGAGTACTCTAACACTGTAATCATAGCTGCGGTTAAGGGTAACAACGGCACTGTTGTTGAAAAATGTGGAAAATGGGGTGACCGCCTACCTACCGTTAAGGACGTGCTATGTACGGATGCTGTGTATAGCTTAGCAGGGGCTAGTCCGGACGACACAGGCGCTTTAGAGATTAAGGGCCAATACCCGTTGACAGTAGGCGCTTATTCTTACTCAAAGCTACCTGAAGCCTTTAAAACTCAGGCATTAGCAGGCGCCTACCCCCACATAGCCAAATTTATAGTAATAGGGCTTAACAGTAGTGCGTTGGATGCTAATTGCCCACCAGTACCGGACCTTTGCCAATAAGTTAATTGGTTAAGTTCATTATATAATACCGCTATGCCTAATCAACTCGACCCGCACCCAATACCCATAGTTTCCTTATGGCGCCCTAACTCTAACACCTGCATTGTTAGGGCTGAAGATTATCCGCTATGTAATGAACTTTTGGATATTTGTTTTTGTGGGCCAACTATTGTCGATCCGCCTGAAGTCGCTAAGTGCGTTAACGATATAGTTAGCCGCCCTTGGAATCCGCCGCCGCCAGCAGACGTAGGCTGTAATCCCGTTAGCTTACAAATCAGCAACAGGCAAGACGATACGGCTGCTGCTAGTATGTCTTTAAAGGGCAAGATTAACTATATAGGTGGCGATGCTTGTTTACCGCAAATAGATTTAGAATTAATAACAAAGTCCAGTTTCTTTTCCGGTGGCGGTAGCCCAACGGTTAGGGGGTGGGGGCTAACGCTGTACGGCGGCATCTTTCGTATAACTCCGGATAGTTGCGCCGCCTACGCTACTCCTGAAGCGTTCTTTGCTAACGCAGACGGAGCAGTAGGATTCTTACCTAAGCCTAACCTAGATTGCAACTCAAGCTTACCTGTTTGCGAGTTCAGGCAAGCGTATGCAAGGCTTGCGAGTAAGTTCAGCATAATTGGGCCCATATTAGCAGAGATCACTGGCACCGACGGCGTACTAAACACTTTTCAGGGGCCAGACTCAACTGTTGCGGCTATTCCGTATGCTTGGCGCTACAAGTGGTATCCTGCTGTTTGCGTTATTGCTGCTAATCAATGTTGGGGCTGCCCTATTGCAGGCTGGGCTACCTACTCGGAGAACTTACCAGGGGCCGCCAGCGCTTACTGCTATAATATTAAAGAAAACCACACAGGGCCAACCTTAACTCCTGGCGTAGATTTAAACTATACTATAGGTAAGGGCTTAAAGCCGCAGCCTTTAACCCAAGGTACGCAAGTATTAGTGTACGGCTTAATACCTTGGAATTCTAATTCGAATGGGGACGCAACAGAACAATGTAATTGTGAGTTGACTTGGTTTGTAGACGTGCCCAACGCCTTGGCGGGAGAATGTGAAGAACAGGGCACCAGTAGTCCAGCCACTTCACTCATGCCTTTTAGATCCCTAACGTCAGCTGGAACCTTCTTTGGAATTGAAAGCAATGAAAATAGAGTATAAGAGTGTAATTCACCGACATTCCTACACCGCAGGAGTAAAGCCTAGTCCAGTAGAACTGTTACCAGGCGAACTAGCATTAAATATTGCTGACAGTAAGCTGTACACTTTAGGAGCTACCGGTTCGGTAATAGACCTAACCAGCGTAGCTAGTAGGTTTAATTTCAACGGCTTAGTCGACGGTTACGTACTGGTGTTTGACTCAGCCTCGGGTAGATTTCTGGCTAACCCAGCTTTAGATGGAGGAACCTTTTAATGGCAAACTTTACTATAAACTTTAAAACAACTATCGCCCGCAACGAGCAGCAAGATCCGGTGTATAGTGTCAAAATAACTACCAGCCTAAACGATCCCGCAGACACTAGCTCATACGACGGGTACTTGTTATTGATTGAACGAACTAATCGTTTAATCGGCCCAGTAGATGTTTTCTACGGTTTAGTTAAAGCTATTGACTTTGCAGAATTCGGTAAACTTAATCCAAATGTTGGGCAAAAGTTGTATCGAATGGACAATTGGACTTTGATATTTTACAATGAAATTACCATGCAAGCGGCCTTAACCTTAATGCAAAATCAACTAGACTTACTAGTAGAAGGCGTTAAAGGAAATATGTTGCAGCAATTAAACAGTTCAATAACCCACACCACTCCTGCTTTTTAACGAGGTCCCCTGTGAAAAAGTTTGCCGTCACCCATGCAACCGTTGGTACTTTAATCGATAACTTAGCTGCTCGAGAAGCCAGTCCGGCTGTAATGGCCGCACATACTGCTATGCACGCAGTTGAAAATCCAGGTACTTGTTCAGCTTGCGCTAAACGCCGCCGCACTGCCGCTACTAATACCGAGTTAATCAATGCACTTAAAGGTGCATCTGACCTAGAGTTAGATCGACTTAAGCGAGCCCTAGATGTAGAAACCTTTGTCTTCGGAGTAGGGTTGGGTTTCGTTGAGCGATGAGCGGTATCGAGCAACAACCTTGCTGCTGCGGGGAAAATCTCTACCCTTGCTGCATCACTTGTGACGAACTCGGGCCGTGTATTACAGGCGGAGGGCTAGCTTGCGCCGGGTATGATCCGACGGTGGAAAACCCTCCACTTAATGTAAGGCATATTACACGAACTTGCGCTAAGTCGTTAGAAGCTTGCGTAGAGCGAGGTAGAACTATATGTGGCGTGAACGTACCTCCTACTGTAAATTTTAACACCGAAATTCCTTGCGTAGATGGGGCTTGGCCAGAAGATCTGGCCACCTGCATAGAAGAGTGTAACAATTTCTGCTACGAATATGGCTGCGTAGCCTGCGGCCCAGAAGCTACCGGCTGCCTAGTTCAACCTTGCATAGAGCCTTGTCCGCCAGTACCTAACTGCCCCCCGGAAGAGTGTTGTAGTCCGCCACCGCAACCATTATGTTGTTGTATAACCATAGTAGGCGGAGGCACCTCTTCGTGGAGTTGTGGGCCTGGTACTTGTACAGCCCCGAATCCAGATGACCAAATACCAGAAACAGACGGTACTTACTGTTACCCGGTAAATACCTGCGCTGGGTGTGACTGTGACGCTACAGATCCACCAGGAATTGTTTTTACTTGCAACGCTGCCGGTTGCGGCACTTGCTGCGACGGCAATGGATCTTTTAACCCGAGTATTATTACTTGTTGTCCGGACGGGATTACCTGCGGAGAAAAATACCCTAGCGGTTGCAACTGCGCTGCAAGTGACCCTTGCGCTGATGGAAGTTATTGTAGCAGCGATACTCCAATTCCTAGTCCTTTTTGCACCGGAGTTGATTGTTACATAACAATAACCGACCGCTGCGGTTGTGCAGGGGGATTTCCCCCATCTACTCCATCGACGCAGTTTGCTGAAGGCGATTTGACAAAGGGTTTGATTGTAGATAAAACAGGCACCATGCAATTCAATAGTGTCTACTTATTTGGCTACGGCGAACAGTACCTATGAAAGCCATTCAATCGTTTAGATCCGAAGATATTAGGCCTGCCTTAGAATCGTTTGGCGGCCCGGCCTTACTAAAAACTCGCATTCAAGTAATGGCTTTATCTGCAGCCAGTATTGCGCAGCATTACGATTCGTTTGAATTTATAACTGACGATGCAGGTGCGGCTATGGCTGAAGCTTGTGCTTTGCCTTACACCAAAATAACGAGTATTGGCCCTGCCTTTAATTCTAGTAAGCGCTTTTGGGTGCACAGTAAGTTTGAGGCGTATAAGAGTAAAGAACCCTTTCTGCACTTCGATAATGACTTATTCTTGTGGGAGCCTTTACCTAGCCGAGTACATCAAGCCGACGTAGTAAGCTTGCACGGAGAATCCTTTGGCTGGCCTATTTATGAAGGCTGGTTACAATCCGCTGATAAGATCAAGGGAATGCCTAGGCTGCAGGATAAGTACTACTACAACCGCACTCCAATGAATATGGCTATCTTTGGCGGCAACGACACTGTTGCTATAAGTAAATACGCAGAATATGTCTTAGCCTTTGTTGACAGTTTGAACGGCTTACGAGACCTAGATGCAGTAGAAGCTGAAGCTATTAAACCCTTAATGCCCGTATTTGAGCAGTTATGGGGTTCATACCTGTTACAGTGTGAGTACGGTAAACGGCCAGAGTTTATTTTGACCGAACGGGAAATACACCAACAACTGGATAACCCTGAAGTTAAACTCACCCATATGCAAGATGCTAAGTTAAAGTTAGCGCAAGACCCTAAGAAGCTTATGGAGACTATTCAAAAAATAGAGCATAAACTTAAAGCCATAAACCCCAAGGTATATGCTGCAGTAGCTGAGTTTACAAGTAACCCGCTAGAAAACCCCTTTGAGGAACCAGAACATGTTACGCTTATCACCTGAAAAGAAGCACGAACTTACTGACGCTGGATTACAAGTCTACCTGGAAGCAGAGCACAGCTTAGCCCTTACGAGTCCGGAAGCCCAGCGCTTTGTATCAAACTACGCTAAGGACCAAGGGTTTGGCTCTTACGGCTTAAACAAGTTTGTTAAGAGTGCAGAAAATATGACTAACGGCGAGTTATGGCCTCAACGAGGCCACTGGCTGCTACTACCAGCTCAATGGAATAAGAAATCAATTCGAGTATGAACGACGTATTAACTAAAGCGGAAGAAAAGCTTTTTATTCAAGTTGAATCAAATAAAGAGCTTTTCTTACCTATTTGCTGCGCCCTGAAATTAGCAGGATACGATATCGCTATTATTGCTGAAATAATGAGGGTAGTCCAGGCTCAGCCAACAGTACCAGAAAGATTTTCAATCATTAATAATAGGTATCTTGCGTGTTCTAGTGGTACGCTATATGATCTACATACTTGCCAGGAGCTGCCTGAGGCTCCTGCCGAGCCTAAAAAAATAGCTATTACTTTTTGGATATGAGGTGTTACTGTGAAAGTTAAACTAAGGGATAAAACTTGGTCAGTAATTCGAGCAGACTTAGGCCCATCCATTAGGGGTCAAATAGATCCACCTACTTACGCTCGTAAGCAATTAAAGATGAGCACTCGGATTAAGAAGAATCAAGAGTTCCTTGAAGTCTTCATTCACGAATGCTTACACGGTTGTTTTTGGGATATCGACGAAGAAGCAATTGATCGTACTGCTGCCGACATTGCTAAAGCACTCTACAGGCTAGGGGCTAGAGTAGACCCCACTAAGATAGGCAAGAGCCATAAGAAGCGAGGCTAAAAAACAAACCCGACTTAGTGTCGGGTTTGTTTTTAAAGTTATTTAGCTGATGCTTACTTCTTAGTCTTCTTACGGGGCTTAGCAAGCTCGTCTGTGGCGTCTCGATTCTGACTGTAGCCTCCAATTATTGGAAAGCTTGACCCCATTAAATCCTCAGCGCTGTAGCGCGAAGGGTTGTTTGGATCTTTGCCCTTTAGGTAGTTGTAAGTTCGCACATCCGCTAGGTTGTGGATGCCGCTACCGGGAGTAAAGGCTCGGCCAAGTTCACCGAATAATTCAGGCGGAGTGGGCTTTAAAGTTTTGGCTTTTTCAAATTCTGCGGCTATGTTCTTTAGGTGATCCCGGCGCCAGTAGCTATTACCTAGAGCTCCGCCGAGTAGGCCTGCGTAGCCGCCAAGCAATAAACCTATCCCACCGTCCCCAGGGGAACTTGCATTGCCTATTACGCCTCCTGCAGTAGCGCCTAAGGCCGTAGTACCAAGCATAGTAAGGATTTGAGAGGTCTGGGGATACTTAACGGAAAAAGGCTCTTCCATACCTATAGCTCTAGCCATAGCTGATGCTCGGCCAGTTCTAGCCATAGACGGCACTCCGCTACCATCCAGGCCCGGGAGGTAATCGTTAAAGGCGCTGGTCCAAGACTCAGTATCTAATAGATCTTGGGCCTTAGGCTTCTTAGCGCTTTGTTTAATGTGTGATGGGAGGTGGTGGCTGTAGGGGGTCATTATATTTTCTTACTGAGAGGAGTTAACTATACCTCGGCGCAACATTTGGCGCTGGAAATCTCTTGCAATTTGAGCTCGAATCTTAGGGTCGTGAAACGTTTCTATATCTCCGATGTCTGCACCTACTGGCAAATCTTCCATTAGGTCCATAATGTCGTTATTAGTACGAGTGCGATTTACTGTGCCGTAGATCAAGCCTAATAGGCCGCCTGCGGCAGCGCCTATACCTGAGCCTAGGGCTGCGTTATTATTGGTCATATTGGCCCCTAGGTAACCTGCACCGCCGCCTAGACCTGCCCCTAGAATACCGTGGCCAATGCCTGCCCAACCAGGACTAGACACTAGGCTGCTTACCGGGTCGCCTTGCTGAGCAAATAAGTTAGGTAGCATATTTGCTTCAGCTGCTGCAACCTCGGCTAACTCAGCTTTAGACAATAAGCGCTTACACCCAATACCAGGAGTACATTTAACTTGAGCATCTGAAAACCCTACTTGAGGATCTCCGGCTTGCTTAAGTACTAGGTTAGTTAGGTTGTTTGCTAGTTTAATCATTTAGTTACCTTACCAAAGTTACCGACAAACTTATTCCAACTAGCTGAGTCTTTGTTAATTAGAGGTGTGTTGTTCAATTGTAGCATAAGCTTGTTGGTTTGACGATTGACGTAGGCCTTAACATCATTGGAAAACTCTTGCTGCGCCTTTAGCATAGTTTGTAGTTCTACATTATCTACCGCATGCGATTCGATGTTACTAGCGTAGTTGCGCCCCCCAAAGTCAGCTACTTGTACTAGGGTCTCTGGCGGCCTATACAAGCCTTGCTCCTTACAGACCTCTCCTATATACCGCCGCACTCCGGAGCCTAAACGCTCTGGAGTAGTAGGATCTAATAGCGTTAATTCTGTAACAGCCCAAGCGCACTCGTAGACGTCTGCTATATCAAAGATGTCGTGGCTTAACGGCGTACCGTTTAAAACATTAGCGGCATTAATAAAGGTAGCTGGATCGGTATGTACCAGGTCTGTGGTTAAAGCAGACCACAACGTCCACACTTTGTCAGTGCTAATAGCAGGAATGTCAGCTACTCCAAAGCATTCTTCCAATTCTAGGCGAAAGCCTTGTGGATCCATATCAAATATTTCTTGGCCATAAGAGTCCAAGACTAGGGTTAACAAAACCGAGCCAATAGTGCCCCGGTCTTGCCATAACTGCTGGTAGGTTTGTTGAGATGTAACGCTTTTAACGGGCATTATAGCCTTCCAGTTTAATCATTTTCGTATTGTACTAGAACTTATTGGCGCGTCGATTGCTGTAACAGGAACACTACTTCTTGCTAATTCGTATGCACCCCAAGCTGCCATGACCTTAGCCAGATCTTGTGCATCAACCACTCCGTCTCCGTTGACGTCCTTGAGTGCGGCTCCCCATGCAGAAAGCACCATAGCCATATCCGATCCGTCAACAGTTCCGTCGCCGTTTACGTCTTCTAGCTTTGCGGATAGCTTCACATGCTGAACGGAATATCCCATGGGCTGCAACTGCGCATTTATCGCAGCTAGCTCAGCCTCGTCCACATGCATTCCGCCTGAATAGAGTCCTATGAATATCGTTCGTCCGGCGTCGTCAATAACGAATGTAGGAGAGCCGCTGTCTCCCACCCATATGGTCGGAGCCACATTGCCATTCGTTGCTCCCAGGTTGTTTGCGTCTAGGAACGCGTCTGCAACATAACCGTTAGTTTTGTCTACAAACTTTAGCGCTCCGTTTACAGTTTCCTGTCGATAAATTGCAGACCGCATTTGCAACTTGTACGCCTTGCCGTTGCAGTCGTGAACCCATAGGGTCCTGCCCTGCGGTATGTACCTGACGTCTGCTATGTGATCGTATACCGTGACATCATCGGGAAACGGAGAAGCAAACTCCAACAGCGTATGGTCGGCGCCTATGTTTAGCGTTGCCTTCGTGACGTTTCGAGTGTGCCGAGTGCCGGACTGACCGAGGAAAGTGTATTCCTCGCTCGGGCCCCGGTCGAATGTTCCCCTATAATGCTGACACACCAGCCCGTGGCTTGGCGATATGAGCACTACGCACGGATTTGCAGTGTTGTAGAAGTTGATATCGTTTTCGTTGAACGGTATCACTAGGCTTATTCTCATTGCAACTGGAAAGGCTGACGCAAACGCTCGAGAGCGTAGGCTTACGCCAGACCAGTTTACGGCAGCTCCCTGACACAAAGGGTTATACCCCTTCTGGCCAGCATCCTGCCTAGGAGCTAGCACAGGCCGTACCCAGTACTCATGTATGTCGTGTATGGATGCTATGTAGTTTCTCAGTACGGCCATATTGATTTCCTTTTTGATTACTAGCAGTTATACGGAGCTAAGTGACATCTTTTCTGCTAAATATTCTATGAAGCTGTCTTTTGTTTTAAACAAAACACCAAACTGTCTATCACATCTAGAGTCTCCTACAAAAGCCGAGGGCAAGATCTGTAAAAGACTTGCTCCAACCATTATTCCGTTCTTTGTGTTATTACCTTTGGGATTTGTTTCTCCCCGGATATGTTGCTTATTCAATAAATGGTACACGATGATATCTGCCCACAAATCTCCCCAATAGTAGTTGTGATTTGCTTCACAGCAAGTTGCTGCGGTTAGTCTCAATTCAGTTGAGTCATCAAAATCACAAGGAAAACTGGTAACGCTTTTTGTTGCTGCTTCTAAGAATGCGTACCTTTCAGCCACTGTAACAGCGCCAGTAGTAGTTGAAATAAGAGGAGTTCTAGTTCCTGCAGTTTGCCATATGCATCTCCAGAACTCTGCTGCACCCATCTCGCTAGTCATGTGTGCTCCGCTTCCTCCTTTTGGTTGAGCAGGGCAACACTTTGAATAGGACCAATCGTCGTCTGCAATTACATTATAGCCAAGGTAAGGATTAGATAAGCCATCCTTTTTAAATGGATGAGACTCAACGTACATTCTTTGTTTACCTATCTTAGTCTCTACCCATTTCCAAAAAGTCCACCACCCTTGCTGTAATTCCTTATTCTGAGATGTTAGTGGTACGTTAGCACCTGGAACAGATCCAGGAGCAGCAACACTGGCATCAAATCCAATTTTACAGTTAGCAGAGATTAGTGGAGCAACAGATGCTTTAAGTCTTTTAAGTCCCGCTGCTGGGTCAGCTTTAAACAAAGCTTCCCATCTATCGATGTATGCCCCAAATGCCGCATCAGATATTGCTGGATCGGCCATACCCCCAATATAGACTATTAGGTCGATAGGCTCACTTGGGTTAAACCATGCATCCGGCCCCTTAGTCCAAGCATTCCAGGTTGCAGCGTCTAGCGTACCTTTTTTCCCTGTTGTCAAGGCTTTAATGACAACAACAAAATCACACACCATCCAAGGACAAGCAGTGTTTTGTATCTGCTCTCCTACAATCAGCCCATCTTTAGCAGTTAGGTATTGATCCACCTCATATACCATTCCCTGAGTCCTACCTTCTGCCACTCGCCCAAAGGGGCAATGGAAGTGGAATTTTCTACACCCCCATAAGTACCATTTTTTAAGACTCCAAGGATTCAATTGATTGGGATAAGGATTATACGTGTCCTCTAAAGTTACAAATCTCTTCCAAGTAAACTGAGTAGAGTCTGCTCCCCAACCAGCCGCTCTTCTCATTTCACCTGGTCCATTCAACGCACTTGAATGCACTCCATCAAAGCCGAACTGAACTCGGAACTTTGAATTAAAAATAGAGGATGCTTCAGCTAAAAAATCGGTCATTGGTTGTATTTAGGGTTAGCAATTTTAATCATTTTAATACTCGTCTATTCCTGCTCCGCCTTGTCCTGAAGGTACGCCTTTTGGTTTAGCTACTGGAGCTATAGGTTTAGTTACTACTGCTCCAGTACTAGTTACTGGAGCTATAGGTTTAGCTACTGGTGCTGTTGTCATACCAATTGCCTTACGAGCATTGTTGGCTGCATCTACTTGAGCTTGTCTAGCAGGATCAACCGCTTTGCCGTCTGGTTTAATTAAGGCCCCGCCTCTTACTTGCTGAGGTCCCTTATTTAATAATCCTGCTGCTTGCATCTGCTTATCTAATGCTTCTTGCCGGGCCTCGTCCCGTTCAGACTGGGACTCCATAGAGCCTAAAGTCGAAGGAGGCGGAGCAACCTGAGCAGGGGAACTTGAGCTAAACCAGCTCATAGGGTTCCACCACTCTGATTGTTTGACAGAGGTCAATTCAGCCTGCTTAATTACTAGGTTAGCTAAATTGTTGGCTATTTTAATCATTGTTGTTTTATTTACCGCAGTTGGGGTTTGTGCAGTTTAGGCAATCGCAATCTGGGTTGGTGCAACCTACTGCCGGCTCGGCGGCAGCTTGCTTTAGTTCAGGCTGCATAGGCAATTGAGGATTGACAATGCGGGCTCTACGGTGTTGGTCGGCTTCAGCTTGAGCTTGGGCCGCTTCAATATCTAGGTCAGCTTGATCGGCGTCTTCATTTAATGAGTCAGCTTGGGCTCTAGCTGCATCTGCTGCTTGTTGCATACCTTGCAAGCGATTGCCGTGGTTTGCGTCATTTTCGCCCTGCTGTAAAGCATAAGGATTAGGCTCTGGGGCAGGGCCTGGCATTGGGGGGCCTGCTGGGCCTTGGCTCTCCTTATCAAACAAACGATCCATTAAGGTGTAAGCTGTTTCTGGGTTGTACCCAGCTTTCTTAATGGCTGCTTCAAATCTATGAGCTTCAGGCTTAGGCAACGTAGGTAAAATCTCAGCTGCTTTATTGCGGTCTACATTTAAACCATCGGTTTGACAGTAAGCTAAGAAATCATCCCCTGCAATCTTAAGGCCTTTTTCCAATTGAAAGTCGCTGATCTTATTAAGATCAACGGGAGTGCCTGTAACAAGGTGAATAGTACTGTCAACAGCTGCAGCTACCTTAGTAAGGTTAGCCCGGAAGCAAACATCGACAGGGTGTTGAAAACTAGAACCCCACTTAGCTGTAAACCCGTGCTTTACATCTAAGTTTTCTAATGCAGTTGCAATGATACTAGGCTCTTGGCAAATCTCGAAGGGAGCTGCGTTGAGCGAATTAGCGAACTTAAGCAAGGTGTCTTCTAGTTCAGTCCACTTAGTTGTAGGTACTGCGTGTAGCCGATCCGTGATAGCTAATGCAATCTTAGTATTAAGCGTACTGTAGCAGTCGGGATTAACTAAGCGGTCTAGGTAGTTGGCAGCAGAGTGCCCTAACTTAACGGCATCGACTTTAGCGTAAAGTCTGGCTGCTGCTTGCTTTTGCGTGGTTACCGGAAAGTTAAACCGGTTATCAAATAACCACTGAGCACTAGCCGTAGCAGCTGCCTTAGTGTGATCAGGGCAGCGGTTGACTACCGTACCCTTATGGGTAAAGCTTAAAGCGTAGGTAACTTCTACGGCTTGAGTACTAAATGCTTGCTTAATTCGCGCAATGTCGGAGTTGATACCCCAGATATTTGCAGCCGAGGCTAGCTTAGCTTCGGTTTGTTTGCATTCAGCTTTGTTGTTACACTGGTTTCCGTAGAAATAAAGGGCTGAACACCAGCAGTTAGCCTTAGTATTTAAGGCAAACTTTCGGTGCTGCGAGTCAGCAAAAGAGTTAGAATCTATGCCAACCGCAGCCTCAGCAGTTAGGATATTAGCGGTTTTTACGTACTCAGGCATCTCCACTTGTTGTGTAAATGCGTTGTAGTACCTTTTCGAGACGTCACTAGTTATGTCAATCCAACGGCTCATAGATGATGTTCCTTCCGAAGAGTTCTTCACGGCCTTACATTATACTAAAATTCTTAAATTGTTAGGCCTAGACTGTCCGGCTAAGACCGGCGGGTTTGTTAAATGCATTAAGTGCAAGACGGCATCAATGCTTATTACTGGAGTAGCCCCTTTTGAGGCCTGGTTCTGTTGTGACCGGTGTAAGCTGGCCGGTGAAGCAATTAGACTATACGGGCAAGCTTACAAAATCTCAAATCCGCAAGCCATTATAGCTCAAATACAAGAAGAACTCAAAGTAAAGTCCTTAAATGCAGTTGATATTGCTTTGTATTGTAGTTTCTACGATACCTACTACAACCGAATCCAATTGCTTTGGGAAAAGGCTAGGGCCAACATGTACCCTAGGGCTGCCGACTTAGCAGTAGGTCGATTAAATGAACTTAACCTTTGGTCAGGCCAAGATACCTTCAACAGAGGCCTTATCAATTGGTTTGGTTATATGCCTAGGTGGGAATTAGAAGACTTACTACAAGACTCTTTAACCGGAATTCCTAAGTACGCTGAAGGGGCTTTGGTAATGCCGTTTTACATGAAGCCTGGATTCATTTGCGGCTTTGGCCTTATTGGCCCTAAAGACCTGCTGCTATACCACAACATGTTTACCGAACGAGCTTGTGGTTTTTGCGGCTTAGGCGAGGCTACTTTACGTAACGCCGACACTACGTACATAATGGCCCACCCGCTGCAAGCAGCCAGAATTCACCATAAGTGCACTTTAGAGCGTTATAACAAAATAGCGGTGGTAGCTAAGGGATTTGTAGGGGAATTGGACTGCACAGCGCTACGGGGCCAGTCCGTAGTTTGGCAAGATGACCCGGATACTGCCTTCTTTAAGACCTGTGTAAGTATTCGAGGTTTCAAGGTGTTGGACGTAGATGCCCCTTATATATGGCGGCCAACCGAGAAGGTGGCTAAGTTATGGCAAAATAACCTAATGCCAATTATTCATAAAGAAATTGCCAAGTACAAACTGCAGGATCCTGTTGACTACTTAACGGCGGACTTGCTTAGTCAAGGCCTAGGAAAGAGTAAAGTTACTTTAGAAGCTTTAAACCTTACTGAATTCCAAAAGAACTTAATTCTTGCTGCTTGCCCACAAGAGGTTAGAGTTGAGATAGCCCAACTCCTAACCCACAGTTTTACTTCCCAACCTATAATGATGGGCGGTAAAATTCTCTTGGAGCGCGATGGAAAGCTGTGGATTCAAGGGTCCAGGGAAATACCAGACGAAGCAGTAACTAATTTCCTAGTGCGGGTAACCTATATATGTCGAAACAAGCATGATGGCACTGGATCGATCTTTGGTTACATTATGGTAGATGACCAGCAAATTAACTTTCAAGTAGATGAGGAAGCTTTGGAGTCCAGTCCTAAGACTGTAATAGCTACTCTATTGGCTGCTGGAGTTGTTCCTATTCAGCCCTATATAGCTGAAAGCATTCGCAAGAAATTCTTAGACGTTGTTCTACGCTTTAGCAGCCCGGAAGTACATGCAGTTCAAGGGTATGTAGGTTACGACCCAGAAACTACTCGGTTTAATACTCCGTTAATGTCTATCGACCCCCAACAAATCAGAGTAGGAATGCCGTTTGTAATAGCACAAGAGCCGGTACCTGCTGCTGAGGTCAGTATGATGGCAGGCGATACAATTAACTGTTTAACGCCTCTATTAGCCCCTGGGGGAGAAGCCGCCGCTTACCTGGCCGGCCTTGCAACAGTATTAGCTAACATTTACAACAACATAGAACAAGGCACTCGCACTAACACTTTGCTTGTCGGCGCTAAAGGCTCCTTAGCAGAGTATGTATTTGACTTACTGCGTATAGACCTCGGCCTAGTTACTGTAGCTTTGAATTCTAAAAAAGACCTAGATGAAGCCAAGGAGTTGGCTATACTACATCACTTGCCAGTAGCTATCGACGGAGCTAGATCTAGTCCTAAGTTGCTGAGCAGATGGCTAGAAGGGCAAGGAGGTAACAGCTTGGTCGTTACTCATGCGTTAAATGCTGCCGCTATAGGTAAGGATAAAGATTGGAGTTTTATACGGGCAGACATTCCCTTAACCGGTGAAAGTACCGCCTTACTGAATAGTGAGAAGATGTTCCCGCTATTACTACAATTAATGTTGACAGTTAGGCCGCTCAATAGCGTGGCGTTACTAGACCACATAAATCTACTAGCGCAATCCCTAGGAGTGCCTGTTAACTCGGTAGCACTAGCTAAGCGGTTTGTATCCGAAAAGGGCTACATAAACACTAATGCAGCAGGGATTCATTTGATCAATTTAATTCAAGAAGGTATAGAGTCAGGTATGTTTAAGACGTTTACCGGCCCTCAACCTAAGCGAAAGCCGGTAGTACTTAAGAACCCCCTAGATGATACTGTCACCGTTGATCTAACTGCCCTATTGGGGCAAATGAGGTTCTTCTACCTACCTATAGTGGACTGGGTAGCAGCTATAAACCACCTTAAGGAGTTAGGAGCCGTAGAGTTAACCGTGGATGACCAAACTAAGCTGGTATGCCCTAAACCCTTATGGAACTCTCTAGTTACGGCCACTAAGCGCATGAAAAGCATGCGTACAGCCTTCCTTAAACAGGCTATAAATCTGCATTAAATGCGTTATAATAGATTGGTGGTTTCATAGCTGTTCAAAGCTAAGCCAATTCACCAAAATAACCATAAACCATAACTAGCTTCAATGCCCTTCCTACTAATACCTCACTTTTAAGTGAGGTATTACGTAAGGATACTTGGAGCTAGTTACTTAATAAGACTATTTAACCCTTACTACTTAACTATTAGTCTAAGTTCATGCTGTTGTAGTACTGGGCACTAGGATCTGCAAGGTGAGCAGCTTCAGCTTCGGAAAGCACCTCATCCGAAAGGTTGGGAATTAGTTCTGGATAGCGCCGCCATAAGGTAATAACGGCAAAAGCTACCGCATGTAGGAAGTCATCAGGCATTCCAGGGTTCCTTTTAATGAACCTTTTTTCGGTACCAAAGTTACTTTCAGAGGTTTCTTCGTATACCGCAAGAAAATGCAGTAAGAAATTCTCCCCTGCTCCATCTTTTAACGATTCATATTGGGGAAATCTGATGCTTTTGTTCTTAATGGCTAAGCAAACAGCAGCAATTAGGCGACTTTTGTCCAAATTGTAGTAAGTATTTGGGTTAACGTCGCTTGCTGGTACGAATTGAATGATTCCTTTGAGGTTTCCGCCTCCTGCATAGCGACAATTGATGAGTCGATGCTGCTGTACACCCAAATCCCGCATAATACTGAGTCGAATCTCACCCGCAACAGCGACATCGTGCGCAATGCTGGTGCATTTGAACATATTAGCAAGCTCAATAACCTCTTTGGTCTCAATAACTGAGTCTAGTAAGGCGGGAAACACGTGGCCAAACACCACGTCAATACAATTTGAGGTGCCGGAGTAGCAAGCAACAGCCGCAGCAGTCATAGATTGGAATCTGGAGCCCTTACCACCCCAGTCAATACCTAAAATGCGGTCTGAATACTTGTATATGTCTGCTGCTCGCTCTTTTGAGTTCGGCGGCAGCACACAAACTTGTTGTAATTCGGTTTGACTGACTAATCGTTGGCCTTCATCGCAAGCTTCACCCAACACTTCGTTAATAAACGTAGCGGTAGGCATGAGTTCTCGCTTAAGCAACAACTGGCGCCAGTTCTTTGGGTTGCCGTAATGCACTGGGGCAATAGCTTGCGATACGTGGTAGCTGGGAAAGCGGTCTACTCGTTCAGGATGGCGGTGCACCCATTGCCCTTGCTCGGGATTAAGTAAGCAGTGGCATTTAGCGCAAGATAAACCCTCAGGTCGAATCATCTCCATAACGCCCAGGCCTGTACCTGAGCCATCTACGGTTGGAATATTCCAGTGATTGCATGCGTTACAGCGCATAAACCACTCAGCTTGAGAAGATTGCAGTCGAAGCTGTTCAATAAGGTTATCAATGGTCTTACTGGTGCCAGCGTACATTTCGCTGCGCCTGGTAGAAGCAGACATACACTCTCGGACAATGTCTAGGAACTCTGGGTTAAGGTCTTGGATCTCGTCTATTCGAATGCCGTCCACGGAAAGACCACGAATACGATCTACTGATAGCAGTGCAAAACTAAACCACACTTCAGACCCATTCTTAAAGGACTTATGCAAGACCGAGTCTATGCAAGTGTCGTCGATTAAAAGGGGTTTGATGTATGACTCAGTTACGAACTGCCGAATGTATTGGTGGCTAAATCGGCGGATCTGTTCGAACTGGGGGGCCATGAATAGTAGTTTGAATCTACTGATGGCTGCTGCTTGCAATACTCCTTGGGCTGCAATATGGGTGCTCTTACCCACCTGGCGCCCACATACCAATAAAGTTCTATCCGGAATGCTAGGGTAGAACATAGGCTCAAAGAAACGGTGCTTGGCTAAGGTAAAAGGTTTGCCGTTTAAGCGCAGCATGGAAGTAAGGCGCAATGGGCTACCCTTACTCGTCTGCAACGTCATATCCATAAACTTTGCAAAATCAGCCATGTTCAATTTGGCATATAGCTCCTTAATCTTTTCCGGGGGCAACGAAAATACCATATCATCGATATTGTCTATGTCGCATATTGATTTAATATCCTTAGCAATGTCTCGGACCCAAGTGGGTACCAACGCATTAAGCTTTGGTTTAGAGTCATCTATTTGCTCGGAGAAATTCATGGAGACCTCAAAAAATACCGCCAACCTGTGGCAGTGGTGGAATTTGTTTGCAAAATCAGTTTACCACCTCACTATCAGTTTAGCAATATTCATAATAATTGGTGGCAAACTTTTGTTTGACATCTTACATAAATTAGTAAACGACAGAAAGAAAGAAGAGTTTAATGGTCAACCCAAGTTCGCAAAACGGTCTCGCAAATGATACAAAGATCTTCATCTTGTACAGCCAAGATACGAATACAGGCGAAGAATACGACGAGCCAGAGGAGCTAAATATCGAGTTGGGCTCGTTGAGTATAGCAAAAGCAAATATTCTAGGAGTACTACTTTGGACCGAAGGTAGTGTTAAACGTGCTTGGGCTGGTACTGCAAGTAGGGCTGTTAATAAGCTTACTTGTGGGAGTTCGGGGGATCTCCGTAAGTGTAATGTCCATACTCTTTGTCCGCCGGAAGGTTTAGAGCCTTGGCAAATTATGATGGACGCTACTACGTTGTTAAGTTTAATCCAAGATAGTTTAGCCTTGGTGGAAGTGGCAGCTTGGAGTTTCAAAACATTTGGTTTGGAGGAGGCAGCAAATGAGCGACAATGAGGCCGAAGTGCCAAAGTCAACAGCGCCGGATGAGTTTCTAAAGCGCAATAAGCTAGAAGGTTTTGATGAAGCAGTGGTCATTAGCGAACCAAAGTCCGCTATAGATTTAACTCAAATACCCTCAATACTGCAACCTAAAACCTCCACCCCATTACAATGAAGCTCTTACTACATGAATGCCCCGTTTGTATCCATAGCAGCAGTAATATTGTTGGTGTTTATCTTTATTAACCCATGCATGGCATTTTCCATGCTATTTTTGGGTGCCTTAATATGTGGGTACCTAAAGGCTAAAGGTTAACAATGCTAATAGATTACCTCATAGGTGTGGCAAGCTCGTCTATACTGTTGGGCCCCATGGTGTACATGGTAGTTTGGGGTTTACATAACTTTGATTTGACCGTGGACACGATAATGGTTTGGGCGGACAAACAAGAGTCCTTCCTACAGAAAATGATATCGTGTGCAACGTGTCTTACAGTACAAGTAACCCTAGTACTAACTTCCCTGCACTGTTTGGCCTTTGGGTTGGGCCTTTGGCGCTGGGTAGGAATATGCTTGCTTACAAGTCTGCTGGCTTTGTGGCTATTGCGGACAATAACCCCGTTGGATACAGATACCTCTAACAAATGACACTAAGGAACTAATGCGTAAACCAATTTTGGCATTTTGTGCAGACTTGCAAGCTAGAGAATCCGCCTATCGATCCGTAAAGGAATTGAAAGGTGATGATCTTTATGCGCTAAAGCAAGTTGTAGACACGTGCCTAAAGTTGACCATTCCATTGATCCTTGGCGGTGACCAAGTAGATACTCCCACAATTAGTGACGAACACACAGTAGCTTTACGCAAGGAACTTGCAAGGATGCAGCAGCCTGTGTGGTACGTAGACGGCAACCATGAGCGAGGGTTTAAAAGACTTTCACTAGAAGGCGGTGCGGCAGCGGTTGCAGTTAATCTAGAGGGTGCACCAGTTATTATTGCAGGCTACACAGTCTGTGGTTTTAACTGGAGGCCTCGGAAAATGTGGGAAACCTACTTAGCTGAACAGGAGCCCCAGCCTGCGGATATCGTGATTTTGCATGGATTTGCAGAACAAGTTATTCCGTGGCTGGGGCTCCCCAAGGATGAGAAGCCCATATGCGATATGGACTTGGATTGGTTTGACGGTAGGTACCGACTAGCCCTTATGGGCGATATACATATGGAGTGGGATCATCGTGGTGCTGGCGGCACTAGATTTTTATACTCAGGGTCTATGTGGATGCATCGGGTGGGCGAGCCCGAAGCTAAGTCATTTATTTTAGTATATGATGATTTGAGCATAGAGCGAGTTCCTTTAAAGTGCAGACCCTACTTACACTTAAAGGCTACAACTAAAACAGATCTTGAAAATACTTTAAAGTGGGTTGACAACGTTAAAGCCTTGCCCTATATTTCTGAGCTTCAGCACTACACGGGCGCTAAGGTACCTAGAATACACGTCGTATTACCTGCAAACATGGATGCCGATACAGCCAAGTTACTACAAGATTTGGAGGAACAAGCCTTTGTATTTAAGAAGATAGACCACAGCCACGATCAAGATCTAACTGAAATAAAGGGATCCCTTACAGAAAAAATAGATTTAGCAACTGCATTACGTAAGCTGCTAAACGAGTCAGACGAAACAGAAGCAGCAGCAATAACATTTATCCAGCAAGCAATGGCAGCGGGATTCGACATCGCCGTTACCAATCTCAAATTAAAGGTAGGAGTTTGAATTATGAGTACTACTACGAAAACAACCAAGCGTACTGTTAAGCAACCAACCAAGCGTTCAGCCGTTAAGACCAAGGCCCCAACTAAGCCTACCGTTAAGGCCCCAACTAAGCCTACCGTTAAGGCCAAGGCTCCAACTAAGCCTACCGTTAAGGCCAAGGCTCAAACTAAGGCCGAAACACGTTGCACAATTGCCCGAGATGTGTTGGCTCAACTCAAGGCCAAGGTCATTATCCCAACTCAAGGCTTTTGGGCGGAAGATTCTAAGTTGGGTGACTTTGATTCCGCTGTGAATCTGCTCCCCCAGTACGGCAACGACCCCAGTTGCAGTATCAGAGACTTTGCATTAGGTATTACCAAGTGCAAATGCTGTGCATTGGGTTCTATCTTTCTTTCAACCGCCCGAATCTTTGACAACATGAAGGTGGATATGGGTACCGATTGCCCAAGTGCTGTCTTTGAAGACCTCGGCAGCAGTCCCCTTTCTAACTATTTCTTGATAGCTCAATTGGAGCTCATCGAATCTTGCTTTGAAGGCGGGGACGGTATGTACTCGCCTGACGAAGACGAGTCTTGGACGTTGGCGGTGGGTTACAAGCAACAATACCCCAATGCTACAAAGCGTTTGACCGCGATCATGGAAAATATTCTGCGTAATAAGGGCACATTCTGCCCAATTCAAGATGTGACTAAAGAAGCTCTAATTAAGGTAGGCCGCTAACTTGAGTAAAGGAAAACAACCCATGTCAATTATTGATCGAATCCTTTCTGGTGACTTTGATGAAGAAAACGATAGCATTGAGGCAACTGCTCGCCCCTCGAACGCAAGGCCGGATTCTGACGAGGAAGAGGAGAGTCCTGCTGTAGATCCGGATAACGACGAGGAACCCTTTGAGGATGAAGTAGATCCAGAAGAAGAGCAGGAAGAAGAGCAGGAAGAAGAGCAGGAAGAAGACGATATTTCTAACTCCGCAGACGCAGACGTTCCTTCAGTTGAATATTGCGCAGAGTACGTACGGCAACAAGACTTAGTCGGTACAGCAGCAAAGTGCTCTACGTTTAAGACAAAAGAAGCCAAACCAGCTAAGCCTAAGAATTCAACAAATCCGATTGTGGATCCTGCTGTAAAGCGCGGTCGAGGTCGGCCGCACAAGCTCACAGCACATGCTGCTGAGGTTACTCGACTTTACGAAGAGGGCGTGGGAACTAAAGCTTTGGCAGAGAAGTTTGGAGTTTCAGTTTCTTGCGTTATCAATTGCCTTAAGGTTAACAACATCCAAGTCCGCCCAAAGGGTCGTCAACGTAAGAGCACTTAATCTATGAAGCTAATCTCCCTGCGGGGGAGGAATATCGGATTACTCAAAGGTGATTTTGAATTTAGCTTCGACGAAGCCTTGACGGTCGTAACTGGCCCAATTGGCTGCGGCAAAAGCACCATTCTAACCATGATCCGAGCCTCCCTTACGAACACGTTTCCAGGGAATGCTAGTAGCTGGGCCTCTTGGGGTATTCCACCCCAAGAGGCCTGTTACTTTGTAGCAACCTGGCGTATAGGTAATAAAACCCTGCACATTGCAAAGTGCGTTGCGGGGGATAAACAATTTGCAACCTTAAACATTCCCAGGCTAACCATTGAAAGCGATGACGGCCTAGTAGAAGAGATTACCTCGTCTCGAGATGCTTTGGAGCGAACATTAAGTCTAATTCCGGTTCCCGCCAGTATTATTGACGGGCACTTAATTGTGGACCAAGATTCTATAACTGCTCCAGTGGCTAGTACTCCTGCTAAGTTTAAGGAGACTATTCATACGCTTACTAGAACCAATGAGTTAGAAATACTGCGAGCGCAGATTAAAGATTTACTGGGCTCAGTAGTAGTGCCTGACGTGCAAGCAGCCTTGGAGCAAGCCCAGGTAGATGTTAATATGGACCAAGGAGAACTGGATAAGCAACAAGCTGAGTTTGGCTTGCTTAAATCCGCCGCTACCGATTTGGACATTGTTGACGTTAACTTACGCCTGGATACCTTGGAGTTGGTCAAGCGCAATAACGAACAGTACAAGCGACTTGAGGCAGAATTAAAAGTTTCTACGGCATCTAAGGCTAACTTTGAAAATAGCAAGCGATCCCACGAATTAGGGCTTGCAGCAAACTCTGAACTAGTAGATACCTTGGCTGCTGAGGCGGAAATTGCTCGAGGTTTGCTCTATTCAATTGACGCAATTCTAAAAGCTAACAGCAGAATTGCTCAACTGAATCAAGATCAAGCAACAGTAAATAAACAGCTTGCAGAATTAGCAGCAAATACAATTGAAACTCCTGCTAATACAGCACCTACTGAAGCGCAACTAGATGAGGCTACTGGAGTACGGGATTACGCTAAGCAAGAACTCGCTATACAAAGTAAACGACTGCAATTAGCGTTGGCCGGAAATTGCCCGGAATGCGGCACTGCTACTAGCCTATGTGCACATGACTTAAGTGCCATGCAACAAACAATGGAGTCCTTAGCCGACATGAAGTTACAATCGGAACAAATGATTGTAAATCTAAAGGCAGCAACTAAGGCTTACGCTGAGTATGAGGTGCGAGCTAAGAACTGGCTGGACTCTGTAGAGCGCTTGAACACCAAGCAAACTACAACCCAATCGGAACTAGACTCACTCAAAGATACTCCAGTAATGGATGTTAACTCTAAGGCGCAACTTACGTTTAAGGTAAGCAAGCACGACGAAGCTAAGCAAGCCGTAACCAGGCATGAGAATGATATAGCCTCGTTAAATTGGCATTTACAAAACGAACTCAACACCAGCACTAGGCTTACTAAGGACATGGCGGCTTTACCGCCAGCCATATTTGATCCCAATGAGCATGCTCGTTTGAGTAAGTTGGTAGAAGATCACTTGCAGTTGCGTATGCGAATGGCTACCATCACTGGTGCTCTTGAAACTGCTAATAAGGCGTTGGTCCGATCTAAATCTAGATTGCAAGTGCAAGTGACTAGAGCGGCCCAAGTTAAACCTATTGAACAGTTTAGGGGAGTATTGGAAAAGGCAGCAGGCGTATTGCTTAAGGACGGCTTACCTAAATTGCTTTCGTTGCAATACATGGGTAAGTTAAATGCACGATTAGCTTTTTACCTAAGCACTATTAATGCAGAGTTTACAGCATACATAGATGAGAACCTAGAGTTTACCGCCAGGAAGGCAGACGGCTTAGTGCATAGAGCTAACCGCTTATCGGGCGGCCAAAAGCAGCAAGCCAGTGTTGCTTACCTTTTAGCTGTTAATGACGTCTTTGCCAGCACCTTAGGTATTCTGGCATTAGACGAACCGTCAGGCGCTATGCAAGAAGGTAACTCCCAAGAATTAGCTGAAGCATTTAGTTACTTGGCTAAGGTAGGTAAGCAGACCGGTCGGCAATTTATCGTCATTACCCATAGCACTGCATTGGCAGCACACGGGTGTACCAATATTGCGCTACAAGGGGCTTAACCCGTTTAAAGGAAACTATGTCAAAACCAGTTGTACTACAGCGAATCATGCGCTATTTGCGCACTCCAGAAGGGCCCCATTGTGACGGGCTACGTAAGGAGTTCACATATATTCATAGGAGCCAGGTACGAGAGCCGGGTCGGGCCCCTAGGTACGTAGGTAAGGAAGTAGAACTCTTTGCTGTCAATGACGGCTGGATGTACTTTCCGTGCGGACTACTGGAGCGAACGTTACACCTGTTGGCAAAGACAGGGTACGCTCCCCAGTATACTGACCTGCGTAAGAAGCAATTACCGGTGCCTAAGCTCGACAAAATAGTCGGGCTTAGGCCAGGGCAATTAGAAGTGTTAGATGCTATATGCAAAGCAGATAACGGCATTGTCGATGCTCTTACTGGCTTCGGCAAGGGAGTAGTGGTTGAAAAGATAGTGCAGCTTTATCCTAAGCAGCGCCATCTGGTAATCACAAAATCTAAAAGCGTTTGTAATCAGTTGTACAAGCGTTTGGCTGCAGTGTTTTCTACTACAGGAGTTTGGAACTCCGATAAACATTTAGAAGGCAATCCCCTTGTTGCAACGTCTGGATCCTTAGGGCACCTGGAGTTGGACAAGTTCGATATAGTGCAATTAGATGAAGTCCACGAACTTTTGACTCCGAGTTTCCTGGAGTACTACCCTAAGTTCGAGGGCTGCAAAATGATTTCTTATTCTGCTAGTCCAGATCAAAGGTTGGATAACAGCAACCTGGCTATTGAGGCCTACTTTGGTAATAAGATCTGCAAGGTTGATTACGAGGACGGAGTTGACCTAGGCTTGGTGGTACCAATTGAAGTATGGCGAGTCAATTGGGCCTGCGAGCCAGTGGATGCAATACGTAAGTACTCGTCTGACGTTAAGCGCTTGCGTTTAGCGTATTGGGCGAACCATGCTCGCAATAACGCTATTGCTAGGGTTATCTACGACGAGGTACCTAAGCGGATTACAGATAAAGATCCTCAGATTCTCATACTGGTAGATAAGATCGAACATGCATTAGAATTAAAAAAGTTGTTGCCGGACTTTGAAGTTGTGTACGGCAATATGGATGCAGAGTCAGCTACTTACTTCAAGCAACGCAAGTTACTAGAAGGCGAGCCTATTACTAAGAAGCAAGTTGAAAAACTGCGCAATGATTTTAGTGCAGGTACAGCTAAGCGGGTTATTGCAACAGGAATCTGGAGTACGGGAGTTGATTTTCCTCAACTCTCCGTTATAGTGCGAGCTGATGGCGGGGCCAGTCCTATTAAAGACATTCAAATGCCTGGGCGAGTCTGCCGTATTACAGCAGGCAAGGTTAAAGGTATCTTGGTGGACTTTGGTGACTTCTTTGACTTCTGGGCTGCGCGTAGATCTAAATCCCGATTCGCAAACTACGAGGAAAAGAAATGGCAAATTCAGGATTTACTCTTGTAAGCGGAGATGATGTAAAAGAGCTATTTGCCAAAAAGATAGGAAGCACTGCTGGTATTCAAGCATACCGCAGCATAAGATACAGCGTTAAGCAAGCCGCCAGTTACACAAAGTTAGCTGCAAGCTGTAACGAATTACAAGTAGATCCTCGTTCGTTTATAGACTGGGCTTGTAATCACTACTACCCAGCTCTACCTCAAACGCCCAATCACCTGCAGCCACTTATATTTAGTTATGTGGCTGCAGGTAAGCCGGACCTAGAGTACGATCGAATATCCATTTTATTGGAAAACATGTTTGATCGCTTAGCCAGCAGGTTGCCTGACGCAGACGTAATAGAGCACTTACTAGATTCTAAAAATGAGTTTTCATGTGTGTTTGTGTATTGCGTTGCGCATAGGCTAGCTATGTTAGATAGGTTACCTGCACATGTGGTAGAATCTGCTAAGCAAGACTTGTTGCTAAAACCTATATATTTAGATAAATTTAAGGAACTTTTACCCAAAGGAGCTGCTTGATGAAACTGAAAGACGGATATCAGCAGTGGCTCAGTCTTGGGTTCCTTAAATCCAAGATTGTAATAGCTACCGCCCTAAGTAGAATAGGTCTAGCTGATTTTACCGCTGACGAGATTGCGCTTAAAGTAATCTTTAAAATAGGTAAAGAGTGGTACGAGGCGCACCGCAGCCCAGTACCACTAGAACACATCCAGCATATTGTTACCTTTGATCTAGTGCCCAACAAGGTACTAAGCGAGCAGGATTTTGCTGAGTTTGTGGACTTAGTAGGCTACGTCTACGGTGAATCCAAATCAGACGTAGAGGGTTTAGATAGCTATATTCAAGACGTCTTAGCGGACTTTCTAGAAGATCGAAAACTAAGACCAGCCGTACAAAAGCTATTAGATTCGCCTGATATCTTTGCGGAACTTGAAAACTTTCGAGGAGCAATAAGTCGCAGTCAAGTAATTAAGGCGGAACCCTTAGATCCGTTTGCTTGTGCCTTGCCTATGATTAGTAGCGAAAAGAAGATACGCTGGAATTGTGACTTTATCGACTCCATTACCGGCGGCGCAACTAGAGGAGAAACTACTCTCTTTCTAGCTCCGTCTGGTGGAGGTAAAACCTTATCCAACATTCAGATAGCTTGTGCAACTGCTCTGGCAGGAGAAGATGCTTTAATCCTTTCCTACGAGCAAGCAGTCCATCCGGGATTAACGAGTAGAGCTTATGCTTACGTACTAGGTAAGCCTGTTAATTACTTCCAAGGAGTAACCACGGAAGAATTTAACGAACGCTTAAAGAACGATAAGCAACTGCGAGATACTTGGAACGACCGTAAAACTCGCATGCAAGGCAAGTTACACATGATGGATATGTTGGAGTTAATGAAGAACGGCGGGGCTAACGGCGGAGTGCAAGACATAGAAAACATTATTAAGAAGATGCAAGACAAAGGCCACAACCCTCGCTATGTGGGTTTGGACTGGTTTGGCCCCTTCATAGATAATTATATGGCTTCAGGTCGCCACGGTAAGAACATGCAAAAGCACCATGTTATGCAGCACGCCGCTAATGAATTAAGAATCCTAGGCGGCAATCTAGGCATCAACCTGTTTATTTACCATCAGCTCGGTACCGCAGGTGCAAGTAGACGCCCTATAGATCTACCTTTGTCTACGGACGCACTAGACTGTAGAACCTTACACCACTACATGGACACGGTTATTTGCATAGGCAACAGAACCATAAGTAATAATTTGGCATTTGCTTGTGTACCTAAGCAACGTAGTAGTGAGCCTAACTTAAAGGCGTGTATCCAAATGGATGGCGCTAACTCTAAGTGGAAGTACGTTGCCGACAAGGTAATAGATGACGGTAACGGAGGTATTACTACTCACAATATGCTGTACGAAAAAGCAACAGATGACGATGACGATAAGCCGGTTAAGGCTAAAGCGTTTAACTCAACTGCTACGATGGGCTATATTGGATGAACCCATTAAACCCTGAATTATATAGCGCCTTATTGCAAGCATTCGGTACGGTTCATATTGTTAATCCAGGACAGCCTGCCCACTACACCACCATTAAAGATTGGTTTGATACCCCGCTACAACGCAGCCACATACGCTTACGGCCAAAGATGAACGTGGATATGTGGGGCGAAGTCTATTCAACGTGTTGCCCAAAGTGCAACGACAAGCGATTTCGCCTATACATTAGCCATGTGTGGGGAGTACATAACGAACAGGCGGATAGAAAGTTCTACCCTATTAAATGCCATAACGAAGGTTGCGATTGGGGCACGTTAATACAAGACCTAACAGATACAGGTAAACGGTCTTTTCAATTAGACCCTACAGCCCTGGTTGCAACTCCTCAACGTAAAATGGAATATCCGTGTGATTTTGAATTATTAATTCCAGTTAATAAGCTAGCCAGTAACCATCCAGTAATAGAGTATTTAACTAGCCGGGGATTTACCGACCTAGACCTATTAGCAAACGAATACCAATTTCACTATTGCCCCAGCAGTCCTTGGCATAAAATGATAAAAGACTCTAATGGAGTTGCCCACACTATAACTCCCGCCAATAGACTTATTATTCCTAATATTCAAGCAGGGGTATGGGATGGTTGGCAAGCTCGTTACTCGGGGCCAATACCTAACGATCCTAAAACAGGCAAGCCGCTCATTCAGAAGTATTTGAATGCACCGGGTTACTCCTTCGGCAGTACGCTATACAGGCTACAGCAAGCTAAAGAGTTTACTAACGGGCAGTTTTGTATAGTGTCTGAAGGGGCATTATCCGCCTTGGCTTGCGGCTTTGCCGGAGTTTGTACTTTCGGCATGTTTCCTAAGCCTATGCAAGAAGCCCTACTAGCAGAGCATTTTGCCGCAGGGCAAATAGTCTTTCTAGTAGAGCACGAAGCTGCTGCAAATAAACGAATATATAGCTGCGCTCAGCGCCTTAATAATTTAGTAGCAAAGGGTTGTTTAACGGTAGACTTACCTGTGGGGAAGGATGCCGCCAACCTTACAGCTACCGAGCTTATGGTACTTATTACTAATGCGAATAAACCATTTAACACTTAAAAGGAATTTCAATGGCACCTAAAGCAGTAGCAGAGATTAGAAAAACTATATGCGAGTTGTACGCAGAACAATACAACTACACTCCAGAATGGGCTAAGCGTACGTTACTGGAGGCCCCCTTAACCTTAATTAATAAAGGGGAAACCGGAGCCTTACAAACCGTTATAACGTTACCCGGTATTTCACTTGGCAACGGGCAAGTCAATGCTGGTCGCTGGTATGGAGCCTTAGGCCCTACTCCGCACAAGATAATGATTGTAGGTTGCTGGCCCAACAAGTCTGAGCACGACGAACGCAGCTTATTCCGAGGACAGTGGGTTGATGAGTTCAAAACCCTATGTGAAAGCACCGGCTTTGACGCCTACGTTAATGACGTCTACTACACCACCTATTGTAAGTATTTCATCGATGGTAAGAAGACAGCAATTCCTAAGGAAGAAGTGGCAGAGTTTAAAGAACACTTCCTTAAGGAGTTAGAGTTAGTTAAGCCAGATCTTGTAATACTTTTGGGGGCTAAAACCCTAAAGGCGGTATTTGGCTCTAAAGCTACCTACGAGCAGTACAAGAATAGAACGGTTGCAGCAGCAGACAATGACTACGGAGTCAACATTGCTGCTATCCCAGATTTCAGTTCTATACTACATATGCCTGAGATGCGAGAAGTTATTGCACTCGATATGACTAGACTGGTAAATGAATTAGGGGGTAGTAAGGCCTCAGGGCAAGTGCTGCCAACTAATTATGTTTACTGCGATAACCTAGCCCAACTAGACGTTAAGCTGGCAGAGATCACAGCAACCTATACTGGTTGGCTTGCTTTGGATTGCGAGTGGGGCGACGGCAATCACCTTGACGGGTACTTACGTTGCATGCAATTGAGCTGGGCTCCAGGAGAAGCCTTAGTTGTAATCTTTAGTCGCCCGGGTAAGCAGTTTACCGAATTGGGTTTAAACGCTAAGGAGACTTGGGCTAAACTCAAGGCATTCATTGAGAACGGAAAGACCAAGCTTATTGGCCACTTTATTAGAGCGGACTTGCCTTGGTTGGTGCATAACGGAGTCAATGTTGCCGGTCCAACTCTTAATGGCTGGGACACAGCATTAGCCGGCCACTTGTTAAACGAGAATTGGGCGCAGGGCCTGGAAGTATACGTAGCCAGACATACCGACCTGGGACGTTACGAACTAGAACTGAACGATTGGATTAAGGCTAATAAGTACGACGTAGAGCAGTTCAGCTACGGCGGAATTCCTGACGATATCTTGTTGCCTTATTCCGCCAAGGACGCAGATGCAACATTTAGAATTGCTTTGTTGCAAATGGCAGAGATGAACTTGCCTGAACATAAGCGTATCAAGGAGCTGTTTGAAGCTATAGTAATGCCGGCTACTATGCCAATCTTAGAGTTGGAAATGAACGGCATGCTAGTGGATTTGCCTCGCCTCGAATTGCTTTCCCAAAAGTACTCTGAAAAGAAGGTAGAACTATCCGAACAGCTTTGCACTATACTTAACTGGCCAGAGTTTAACCCAGACTCTCCAGCGCAAAAGGCTGCTGCTTTGTTTAGTTGGACTAAGAAAACTCAACCACCTAAGGGAGCCAACTTAGCCACCTATACTCCAATCAAGGCAACTAACGACGCAGATTGGGCTAAGGCTATGGAGCAAGGTAAGGAAGCAGCGCTCACTCCATCCACCGATAGATCTGTGCTATTGGGGCTGTTAGGAGAGCATAAAGATTGTCCGTTACTTAATGCCATGCTGCTATATACGGCTATTTCCCAAACTGTAAAGACTTTTACTGGAGAGTTTACTCCTACGGAAGATGGTACAAACTACACATTAGAAGGTGGAATTAAGCCAAAGATATGGAGTGACGGCCGAGTACATACTCGTATTAGGCAGACTGTTGAAACTGGCCGCTACGGGCATAGCAACCCCAATATGGCGCAATTGCCTAAGACGGCTGAAGAGCTGGTAGGTAAGGCGTTTAAAGATACCACTAAAATTCCATCTATTCGTTCCTGTTTCACAGTGCCGGAAGATTGGTGCATCGTGGATTGCGACTGGGTTCAGGCAGAACTGTTTGTTATGGCTTGGCTTAGCGGCGATACGGCTATGCAGGCTAAGCTGTTAGATAAGGGCTCAGACTTTCACTCGGAAGTTGCTATGCAGATGTTTAAGCTAAGTCCGCCACCTGAAGACTATACTAAAGGCAAGAAGGATTGGCTTAAGGAAAACAATTGGTCGAAGTTCCGCACCATTGCAAAGACCATTACATTCGGTATTGCATACGGTAGAGGTGCTACGGCCATTAAATCTGCAGTATCCTTGGAAGGAGTAGAAGTAACGCAAGAAGAAGCAGAAGCTGCAGTTCAAGCGTTTAAGACTACTTTTCCAGACTTGGCTGAGTGGTTGGTAAAGCAGCAACAACATGTTACTGAGCGCCGCTACGTTGAGAACGGATTTGGCCGTAGACGTAGATTTGAGCCTACCGCAGATAAAGAGAACTTGGCTCATCAAAGACGTCAAGCAATGAACGCACCTATTCAAGGTACCGTAGGCGATTTAATGTCCTTAGCGCTACTTAACTTATATATGATTAGGGAGGTCGAAAAGCCCCACCTACAATACAGAATCCTGATGAGCGTACACGATCAAATTCTTGTAGCTTGCCCGGTAAACCAGGTTGACGAAACCCTAGAAGCAGTTAGACTTGCTATGTGCGAACGTTGCAAGGTGCCTAATAATAATATGGTCTTAGACATCGATCCAGAAGTTTGTATTCGTTGGGGCGAGTCCTTAACAGAAACAGACGTAATTAAATACCCTAATTTAACTAAGTACAAGAAGTAAACGCATGCCTACTAAAACACTTACCAAGGAAACTCAATGACATTCGACCTTAACCGCGCTATGTACGACTCGTCCTCCACTTCTGGTGAACGCCGTAACTCTGACTTTCAAAAGATCTTTAACGATACTGCCCCTACTATGGGCTACCTTTCCAGTAAGGCTCCTTGTGAGTTTATACTGGTGCCTCCTCACCCTATGCACGGGGTATCGCAGAATATGACCAGCGGCTTCTTTAGAGAAGATGAACTGCGAGGCGTGGTTCCTACCTTAGGGCAATACGGCTTTGACTGGGCCTACGTCTATCGCAAGATTGGCAATGATCCTGACCCAAAGAACCGTCGAGACATCTTGGCTATTAACATGATTGAAGGCGAAGATGGAATGATCATCCAAGCCGAAGGCGAATGGGGCCGAGGCTACAAGAGCCCTATGTACAAGATGCGAGAGTACTTGTGGCGTACAGGCGGCGGACACAAGTACAACAAGCAGGCCCGTAGATCTTTACCTTCAATTATTGTGGATACTACTACTCCGCAATACAAGCGGGCGTTAGAACTTGTACCGGCTGAGGGTAATGATTTAAATACTCCATTCGGCAGAGCAACCCGAACCCTGTTCTTGCAAGGTTACGTTATGCGCAACGCAGGAATTGACTATACGGTTAACGAGGAAGGGCAACCAAGTTGGCCTCGCCACAAGATCCTTATGATCAATCAGGTGTCTGCTATTAAGAGTCGGGAAGACGCTCGACAAAAGGAAGGTTTTTATGACGCCTTCTTTGAGCGTACTGACGGCTTGCCTTTTAGTCGTGAAGCCATCATGCAGGAATACGGAGATATCTCCTCAGATTCAGCTAGTTTGAATGCATGGGAAGCAGGGTTCTTACATTCGGATTTTGCAACTCAACAAAAGCTGGTAACCTTTAGTTCCTACGCCACTGGAGCTGCAGGCATTGCTACGTATTGTTGCAATGTAGGTAACGTGGCGGATAAGTTTGGGCAAGGTTACGCTTTACCTGATGCTGTCTTACAGACTGCAAAGCCTTTCAGCGAGTACATCTTACTTAATACGGAAAAGCTCCAAACCGAGTGGCTCCAAGAGCTCTTTCCAGGAGACGAATGGGCCCTTATTGGTTCAGGGGTACTCAATACAGGTTCAGTTCAAGTGGTAGTGCCAGAAATGCCTACTCCGACAGCTATGCCAGCAGCACCTAGAATGGCAGCAGCACCTAGAATGCCAGCAGCTCCAGCTATGCCTACGGCGCCTAGAATGCCAACAGCTCCAGCTATGCCTACGGCGCCTAGAATGCCAACAGCTATGCCAACAGCGCCTAGAATGCCAACTGCCCCAGCTATGCCTACTGCAGTACCAACTGCCCCAGCTATGCCAAAGGGTAATTTGTCAGACCAAATGAAGACTATGATGGCCAAGCTTAATAACATTCAACAGCAGTAAACCATGAAGACTACCACTATGGCAAAGAAGAAGAAAGATTCCGATAGCCTTACAGGCACCCACGCCGGCATCCAGGCCCTCATGGCTCACGCCATGAAGGGCGGTGGGTCGCAGGTGTGTTTAGCGTCCGATCTAGCAGACCGAGTGTGGGGTATTCCTACTGACCACTTGGCCTACCGCTGGCTTACGGATCAAACCTGCTACCCAATGAGTAGAATCATTGGCGTAGCGGGGGCCAAAGAATCATGCAAGTCTGCATTTGCTATGACCTTGGCTAAGATATATATGGACCTTGGAGGTATTTGTATCTACGTGGATACAGAAAACAAGAAAAGTCCAGCCTTATACCGGGCAATAGTGGGGCCGGATAACACTCGAAAGACTATCGAGTACGTTGCATTTACTACTGAAGAGTGGCAAGAGCAACTGTTGGATTCCATTAAGTTTGCGGCAGAAGACCCAAGCATGAAGGATGTACCTGTCATGTTTATTATCGACTCCTTAGGTGGCGTTGATACTAAAGAGTCTGATGCTCGAATTGAAAAGGAAGGAGGAGTCAACCCCCGTAATACCGGAGGTATGATTAAGTGTAAGAGTCATAACGAGTTCTTCCGGCACATTAATAAACATTTGTATATGAAGCCATATACCTTGGTTTATATCAACCATTTGTCGGACGACCCTATGAGCCCTATTCAGGGGGCTAAGAAGAAGCCAGGCGGCACGGGGCAAGACTACCATGCGGTCTTAGACCTGTGGTTCTCAGTTGTCAAGAGCACCCCAGTGTTCAAGGCTACTCGAGGATTTACAGAAAAGATCCTCAAGATCACCACCAATAAGAACTCTATGGGCGCTAGTAAGCGCAACTGCGAGATTCCTTATCGTTGGAAGAATGATGAGCAGACCGGCCAGATCAGCGAATGCTGGTTTGATTGGGATGCTGCCACTGCTTTACTCTTATCGGACGATAGCCCTAACGGAGTCAGAGCCAGATTAAAGGACATTATTACTGTTACCGTAAATAGTAACAAATACTCCTGCAAAGAACTGGGCCTGGTAGCTGTTACGGATTCTGAGTTAGGCTTGGCAATTCGGTCAAACGTTGCCTTACGGGAACGTATTTCCGATGCGCTTGGTATTAATCGCATTAAAGTATACCCAAACTTGGATGTAGATAAAACAATTTACGAGTTAAGTAAGTACCCAGTTACTCCAACCGAGGAAGCAGCAGGGCAGTAATGAAAGAACGGCAAGAGCCAAGCGCTTTTGATAACTTTGAGCAGTTTAAAGAGATCAAAGCAAACAATAGACTTGCGGCCTACGAAAACAAAGTATGCCTCAAGTTGATTAACAGATTGTTTGAGTCGGGCTCAGATGAGTACACCTATTGGAAGAAAAAGCTAACGGCGAGTAGTACGCCGTTAGCTGACCTCCAAGAGGCCTTACACCCGTTCAAACTATACAGCCATAGACCTCAAACCTGGAATATCCACGACTTATTTAAAACTGCGGGAAAGCTAATGCAGATTCCGCTTTGGCAAGAGTTTGCGCAAGTAGTGGATGATTGTGCCCATAAACATAAAGGCAGCATTCCAGGCATGCTCTTCTACAACTCTGTCCTAGCAGAAGATATGATTATGCATGTAGGGTCGCATTTAACCCCACCCAACGGCTATATGCGTTTAATGCGAACTTCTAGTTCAGGGGAAGGTACTGTAGTAGTAGACACCTTGGATGGATTTATAGAAATGATAGGGAGCCAAACATGAGGTATAAAACCCTACTGAGCTACGCGCAACGAGATAAATTGTTTGAAGAAATGAAGCAATATTTAGATGAGGGCATTTGGGCTATAGATATGGATCCGAGAGCGGAACAGCTTTTATTAGGGCCTTACCCTACCATAGCGAAAGCGCACGAATCTAGGGACTACTTGTGGAACTATGGCGAACAGTACGGTAGGTATTTGTGGGTCTTAACTAGTACGGGGGCTAAAGCTTTATTATCTACCCTTGCTAACCCAGACTTTAATCCACCCCCTATCGTAGAACTAGAAATAGATACAATTCCATTAGAGGTTGTAGGCTTCCGGCTACTAGGGGATAAAAACGATAAGAAACGTTACTTTAGTTCAAAGAAAGGAAGAAAACCCTAATGGCAACTACACCAATAAGAGTCAGCCTTAAGAACGGCATTAAGTTTAATATAACTGCAACGATTACTGATGCTTCAGTATTTCACCACTACATACTAAAAGAGTACGCCCCAGCGGCACAAAGTAGCTTTGCTTCTAGTAAGAACCCTGCTAAGCATACACTAGAGAATTGCTTGTACGATGAGATAGCCGGTTGGTTGGACGCCCCTACTATCACCGGACTAAGCATACTTGATATAGAGGTAGACGGGCTTGCATTTAAAAATATTACGCTCAACCAAGACCCTAAGGTTACTTTTAGTGAAGTCCTAGATTTATTGTATAATACATATAAGCTGCTCAATACAGCAGACAATAAAAGCAACCGATGCGTATTAGATACAGCCCGAGTAACCGAGATAAAGGATAAGCTTAGGCACCTGCTACAACACACAGCTGGGATTACGTTTGATGCGCCCAATAAAACAGAAACCTCAGCAATGGGTCCTAGCTTATGCTAAGGGTGACTACCTAGTGGACTATTTAAAACACCCTGATTTTATTTTTAACGAAATAAATACAGCCATAGCCTCTAAATCTGATGGATTTTTGTTACTAAAGACCGTGGTTCCAGGTTTGACTTTAGCTCAAGTCTTTGTGGTCCCGTTAAGGGAGTTTTTAAAATGAGTAAGTTTGTTATATACACTTCCGTAAGTGATGGGTTTTTAGGCACTAATGGGGAACCCTTTGTCGGTACGAAGCAGGAAGTGGAATACGTAGTACGTAATGAAGTGGTTAACCCTAAGAATTACGAGATTAAGCCTCGCAGCTTCCTAGCCCAGTGGGCTAAACGCCAAGAAAAGTTAGAAGAAGCCAAAGCTAAAATTCCCTATAACTTTTCCCCATTAGGGATGGAATACGGCTATACTCCGCCAGCAACGCAAGCTCGATTCCTCCTCATAGTAGGAGAAGAAGGCAAACGTAAAAGCGGACATTTAGTTAAAGCATTTAATAACATTAAAGAAGCAGCCGTGTTTGCTGCCTCGTCTATGAGTAAACTACAAAAGGAGTTTCCGAATCTTGGCTATTTCATTTACGACACCGGAAAAGGCGGCTACATTGGAACCTGAGCCAACTAAGGTTTTAGATCTTGGCTCAGGCAAAGGTAAAGTTTTTGGCTTAGGCTTAGGCTCAAAAACCACAGAGAGTAGAATTTTTGACTCCGGTGCTCAGCGAGATACAGATAGAGATAAGCCTCGAATAGACCTGTTAAGCCCGTTTGCCCGAGCTCGTACAGGTCAAGTCGCCTATATAGGCGCCAATAAATACGGTATTAGAAACTGGGAAAAGGGTATGCCTTTAAGCGTATTCTTAGCCTCAGCTAACCGACATATGAATAAATTCATGCAAGGTGATACTAGTGAAGACCATATTGCGCAATGTACTTGGAACCTAGAGGCCATCATGCATGGCCAGGAGATGATTCGACGTGGAATTTGGCCCGAAACCTACAACGACTTGCCGCAATACAGTACAACTACCTCCGGGGGATCCGGCCCCGGCTCCTTGTAGAAATAACGCCGATACAATAGATTTTGAATTGTGGTCGACCCATGACCGCACCAAATCAGCTTATATGGATATTGACGATGATTCATTTTTAGCAGAAATTCCAGAGGAAGTATTACTATGACTACGACTACCGCAAAAACCGTTAACCGTAAATCCCCCGTCCGCCTTACCTTTAACCTCCGTACGGAGTGCATTAACAACGTTCTGGATAATTGGAGTATCTACGATAGCGTAGTTGCTCCCATGACTATGAACGAAATTGCAAGACTGGTGACGAATGCCACCGGCATTCGCATCACCGACAACATCGCTAGTGGTTTGATGAAGGATGTCGGTACTAAGCTGGCAACTAAAGAGAAGCCGTACCTTACAGTGCGCCAACGCCGGGCAATCGCAAACAAGGCAGCTAATACCGCAAAGGCAGTTAGCCCTAAGAATAAGACTGCTACCTTTGAGAAGGCCCCGTTAGACCACATCTTGGACAACTTGTGGACCAAGTTGGACAATGTGGAAACAACGGTTAATGCAATGCAGGAGCAATTGAATCGGATGGAAGCTGAGAAGTATTTCGGTATTAAGTTAAATCCTGCGCACTACGTTCGCTAAGGCACCGCTTACAAATAAAGGTTAAGTGCTTAATGTATAACACTTTAAACGTAGGCCCTTACGGGTTCGTCCGTTTAGTGGAAACCATGCCGGCCGCAACCGCCGAGTCTATTAATTTAGACTCGGCGGTTGTCCAGGCGGCTAGGATCTCCACTGGGCAGGGGGTCAAAGACCCCGTTAAGGACCGCGCTCTTATTAGATATTTAATGCGAAATAAACACACTTCACCCTTTGAAATGGTGGAATTAAAATTTCACATAAAGATGCCTATATTTATAGCTAGGCAATGGATGCGCCACCGCATGGCCAGTATTAACGAATATTCTGGGCGGTATGCGACTATACCTGATCAGTGCTATACTCCTCAAGCTAACAACATCCGGGTGCAGTCAGCCATCAACCTCCAGGCATCCGATTCCCTAGCTGACCCGCACCCCCAGGCTCATTGGTTTGTAACAGAAGCCGAGCAGTTCTGCGATAAGGCCTACGACACCTACATGACAGCTGTAGAAGCAGGCATAGCGAGAGAACAAGCCCGAATGTTATTGCCTCAAAGTATGTATACGGAGTTTTATTGGAAGATAGACCTGCATAATTTCCTTAATTTCGTTAGACTACGAGCAAGCAAGCATGCTCAGTTTGAAATACAAGAATTTGCCAAAGCAGCGTACAATCTGGTAAAACCCTTAGTGCCTGTTAGTTGCGAAGCATTTGAAGACTACGTAATGGAAGCAGTTACTTTCTCCAAACAAGAAATAGCAGCCTTAAAAGGAGCTATACTTGAACTAGGATTAAATCAGGCAATAGGTAGTTTGACGGCAGACTTGGCAGGCTTTGGTAAATCAGAACAAGCGGAACTTTTAAACAAGTTAGAACAATTAGATATCACCCCTCATCCCAGGAAACACGGTAATGGTTAAGCAGGAGTTTGTAGTAGTAGGTTTAAACGGCACAGGCAGAACCTTAGCTTCTCTTTTAGGTGCGTACCATAAGGGTACCGTCACTTTAATGGATGAAGACTTAGTCACTAAGGAGTCCTTTACTCAAGGCTACTCCGATGTAGATTTAGGGCTACCAAAGGTTCAAGCCGTACAAGAAGCAGTAGCAGAGCTAAGCAAGTCTAGTACGTTTAGACAATTTACAGACTTAGATTCGTTAATAGAAGATCTAACCACTCAACTAGGTAATACCGTGGTGTTCTGCTGTAAACCTATGACTGCAAAGACTCGAGCTTATGTCTCAAAAACTTTAGCACTTAGTTGCCCTTATTTGTACTTTTGCGGATATGACGATACAGGGGCTTACTCTATCCAGGATAGCCAAGATCCTAAATACTCCACTCAATTATTAGACCTGCAGAGTTGTAAAGAGAATGTTGCAAAATGCGGCCTAGCGGCAGTAGAGATGTTTGTACGCCATGCAAATAAGACTAGCGAATTTACAGGTAAATAACGATTTCAAAGTAAAATAGGCCAACCACCCACTTTTACGGAAATACGGTAAAATACAACTATGAGCCTTGTTCAGCTAACTACCTACCAAACAATCTCCCCTAAAGAACAATTAACCGCCTACAACTCTATGTTGGATGCGTTGGATGCTAATTTTACCTACACCTTAGGCCAAGTAGCTAATCCGATTCCAGCGTTAAACTTAGGGGCTGCGGGAGATACCCTTTGTATTATAAATACCTTAGGCGTCTACAGCTTAGCCTACCGAAATCCGCACACTTTAATCAACTTACAGTCGCTATTGACGGCTTACAATAATGTTGCTGAGTCTTTAACCGCCCGTAATCCGTTAGAAATAAACATAACCTCGTTAACTAGTGCTTACTCCTCTTTATCAATAGTAGGTCGAGCTACTACAGGCGGCGGAGCTATAAATAGCTACGTTAAGTACACCCAAGTATCTGGTAGCGGCGAACTAAACGAACAACACCAGGTAGGCTTATTTAGCCTAACAGGAAACAGCGTCAGCCTTACCTCTAACACCGGGGCCGTAATTGTAAACGCCTTACAAGTAGGTAACTATAGCTTACCAACGACTGCTGGCAGCGTAGGCCAAGGCTTAAAACTAGGCGCAAGTAATACGTTAGAGTTCACAACACTACCGGAGCCTGTTGTTGTCACTAATGGTGTTTATACCTTGGCTACTGCTAAGCCGTTAGCTTTGGCTTCATACAACAGTACAGGAATTCCGTTACAGCTAACTATAGGTTCTAGTGTTGGCTTTGGCTTTGAAGCAGGAGATGATGGGGTATTAGGGGGGCTGGCTGCTAGCGGCTTAAGCAGCTTTTATTTAGGAGGCGGAGGCTTTGCAGGCAAATTCCTTGAAATTAACTGGCCTACCACCTCAGTTAACGGAATACCTTACGCTCCGGCAATCAGGCCTAAGCTTGCGTTTGTGCTGCCTGCTGCTACCACCTTGACCACGGGAGTAAATAACTACGCAGGTTCATTGTGGTACAACGCTACCGATGATTCTTTGGTATTAGTAGGTGCAACGGGGCAGTCCACTATTAAGGGGCAAGCTGTTGCGAGTGCAGTTAATACTCAAGAAACTAAAGCCTTTACTTTACAAACTAACTCTACCTTAAACCTAGGTGGAGGTACAACTGCCTTACCGGCTATTACCGTAGGTTCGGCAGGCCTTGCCAGCGCCGCAGGCGATATGCGTATCGTTGTAGGTGGAACTTCAGTGGTAAGCGTTACCAATAACGCCTTAGAATCTCCGGCTGGGTCAGCAGCTACAGCAAAATTAATGTTGGACGGAACAGTTGGACTTAATAACCCAGCTAAGCCTGCTTATACCTTTTCAGACGCAGACGGACTAGGTATATACAGGTCTAACACTAATGCTGTTGCTCTTGCCGTTAAGGGTGTAGCGGTATTAGAGTTGAAGGAAGCAGAAGTAGACGTTAAGGGTAATCGAGTAGCTAATTTGGCTACTCCTACCCAGGCTAAAGACGCTGCTACAAAAGAATATGTAGACAGTATGATGCCTGTAGGCGCTACTCCTGGTGCACTAGCTATGGTGTCTAGTGGCCAAACAGCCAAATATGTTCAAAGCGACGCTAAATACAATAACGGTACTTTAGAATTAGGCGGCACTCAAAATAATGCAGCTGTTAAATTAAAAACAGCTGGTGGCGGGTCAGCTACTATTAAAGCCGGAGTAGGTAATCAGCACATTACGTTTACCCTACCAACAAATACCCTGGCAAACGGAGTGCTGCAAGTAGATTACACTGGCCGTACTACTTGGGTAGATACAGCAACCTTAACGAGTAATGTACTTAGACCTGACGGGTCAGTGACCTTAACAGGTAGCTTACTGTCAGCAATTGACACCTCTTACGTTAAGCCTTTAGTGGGCATTGGCACAGTGGGTATGTATGCTGCTGCTGGTACTAATGCTAAGGTAGGCTTTGCAGCTAATGGATTAAAGCTAGTAGAACTAAATGCCGCAACCAAGACTTTAACTGGAGTGGATGCTACTTTTAATGCTCCGCTTATTCGCCTCAACACTTCGCTAGCCAGCTATATTGGAACTACTGAACTTGCAGGTACCGGATTGCCCACCTACGCATTTGCAGGAGAACCCGGCACCGGAGTAGGGCAAACTCAGATTCAAGGAGTTAGTTTGTTTGTAGGCGGTTCGGCTAAGTTAACAGCTAACGAATCAGGCTTGCAAGCACACAACAACCGACTGCAGAATTTGGCGTTACCTGTTAAGGCCACCGATGCTGCTTCAAAGCAGTACGTAGATTCCGTAGTTAAAGCTCCAGTAGAAATAGCTTTTTTAATAAGTGTTTTGCCTGTGGGTTGGAGCTCAGGCTCAGCTTTAATTTTATCTCTGTTTGATAAAGCCCTGATATACCAAAGTGCATCGGCAACACTTACTTACGAATCTGAAGCAGACCCAGCAAAGGTACTAGTCGCTAGTAACTTTAATACAAATCCAAAGTGTCAAGTCTTTATAGAAAATAATAGACTTGTTAAAAAGGCCAAAGTTTCAGGTGTACGTCAAATAGCTTACTTGAGCGATAGATCTTTGCTCCTCAACTACAATGTTGCAGTAGGCGACGTAATAACTGTGCAACTAGCGCAGTAAAATAGACAAACGAACACTCTTACTCTAAGCTAACGCTATGACCCCAAACATTTATGGGCGGGTATTAGTTACCGCTGCCCCTTATCATTTAAGCCCCCCTTTAAAAGGGGTTGTTAATCAGCTGACTCAGCAACTCATTACTAAGCCGAACCACGAAGTAGTAAAGCACTTTCTACGGCCAATAAAAAACTATTACATAACTAAAAACCTAATTGAATTAGCTAACTTTGCTGATGCAGATGTAGAACTAAAAAAGCAGGTTACCGCTCGCACAACAATCTTGCGGCTAGCCTTAACTAAACTGTGGCGGTGTTTTTCTGGTAGCTGTATGCCTATGCTGAGCAGCTGCGCCCCTAAGCAAATTATGCGGGCGAAATATTGTCCTCCTATAGGCTTTGCTGGAAAGTACATTTGCAAACAAGGGCTTTGCCCTAATTGTTATTTACGGCAAGCCTTAAAACTTATTAAGCGCATTGAAGGATTTCCTGCAGACTCAAAAGCAGTAATAGTAGTTTGCCACACTCCCTTTATGGACACTATGCAAGGCTTCAAACCAGTAGATCCTCGTACTGAAAGAGTGCGAGCATTTACAGCTGAATTAGGGCATGCGTATATTGGCGGTAATTGCAGAACCTTAGGGGTAACCGTACAAAACGATATCCCGCACTTAACCACCACATTGTGCTCAATAGTTCCTGCCGATGCATTAGCCTCTAAACTAATTCAGGCAGAAGCGTATAAATTAAAATTGATAAAAACAGAACAAACCTACGCCACAAAAATAACCGTGTACAGTGCAGAAACACTTGACGAAGTAGTATTGGCGTTGTACTCTGCTTGTCCCACTCTATTGCTCAATAGCATTAAAACAGACTTTACAGATTTACGATTACAGTATACAGTGAATGAGTACCTGGAATGGGCTCATGGAAAGAAACAGTGTCTATTCTTCGGAACATAAGTAGTTCAGTTTTGAGTCCAACCCCGAGTAATTTAAAGGTTAAAAACTTGCCCACCTATCACACCTACGAAGCAGCATTAACTGCAAGTACTGAGTACTTCGAGGGAGACGATCTTGCAGCCAGAGTGTTTGTAGACAAATACGCACTTAGAGATACTCGGCAAAATATATTAGAACTAACCCCCACGGATATGCATCGGCGTATTGCTAAGGAGTTTGCTCGAATAGAAGCCGCTAAGTACTGCGAAGGCGTAGCATACACCGAGGAAACTATATTTAATGCGTTAGATAAGTTTAAGCGCATTGTGCCTCAAGGTAGCCCTATGTACGGCATAGGTAACCCTTATCAAACTATAAGCCTTTCAAATTGTTACGTGATTGAAAGCCCACAAGACTCTTATGCAGGTATTTGCCGGGCAGATGAAGAGTTAGTGCAAATCAGCAAGCGCAGGGGAGGTTGTGGTATAGATCTGGAGACTTTGCGCCCAGAAGGAATGCCTACTAGCAATGCGGCCCGTACTAGTACTGGTACTATTCCGTTTGCAGAACGCTTTAGTAACTCTATTAGAGAAGTTGGGCAAAACGGCAGACGAGGAGCATTAATGCTTACTCAATCCATCCACCACCCTGACATCAAGCAGTTCATTAACTGCAAGCGAGATCTTACTAAAGTCACTGGAGCTAACATTTCAATTAAGCTCACAGATGAGTTTATGTATGCGGTTGTGCGGGGAGGTAACTATCAGCTATATTGGCCTACCCCTGCGAGCCCGTACAAGGAAGTACCCGCTAAGGAAATCTGGGATATGTTGGTTAATAGCGCTCACGCATCCGGAGAGCCTGGAATGCTAATGTGGGACAATATCATTAAGGAAAGCATTCCTGACTGTTACGCAGATAAAGGCTTTAAAACTATATGCACTAATCCTTGCTCAGAGATTCCTTTATCTGCGTATGACTCTTGCAGACTCATGCTAGTCAATACGTTTAGCTACGTGCAGGATCCTTTTTTACCTACTGCCAAGTTTGACTGGGTGGCCTTTTACAACGACGCATACATGTGTCAGCGGCTAATGGACGACATGGTTGATCTAGAATTAGAATGCATCGGTAAGATCATTACTAAGATCAAAGCAGATCCAGAATCAGATGAGCTCAAGGCCCGAGAATTAAATCTTTGGCTTAAAGTGCAAGCAGCAGCTACAGCAGGGCGGCGCACAGGCTCAGGTATGACGGCCATTGGAGATACCTTGGCAGCTTTAGGCATTAAGTACGGCTCTAAGGAGAGCATTACTAAGGTAGAGGCTGTATACCGAGAGTTCAAGTTAGCTTGCTATAAAGCTTCTGTAGATATGGCGGAAATTCTAGGACCTTTCCCTATTTACTCCAAAGCCGCTGAAGCTAATAATCCATTCATAAACAGGTTTGCTGAAGATTCACCCCTTATTCTTCAAGCTATGCAGAAGCATGGGCGCCGTAATATTGCCTTGCTTACTACAGCCCCTTGTGGGTCGGTATCAATTCTAACTCAGACTAGTTCTGGTATTGAGCCTCAGTTTATGGTAACCCCCTACGTTCGGCGCAAGAAGGGTAATCCAGGGGATACTAATTTTCGTTCTGACTTTGTAGATCAAAGCGGAGATCATTGGATGGAGTTCACCGTATATCCCGCCAAGGTAAAGCAATGGATGGAAGTAACAGGGGAAACTGATCTAAGCAAGAGTCCTTGGGCTGGAGCTACAGCGCAAGAATTAGATTGGGCCAGTAGGGTTGATTTGCAAGCAGCAGCGCAACGCCACGTAGATCACGCTATTAGCAGTACCATTAATCTGCCTGCAGATGCTACTATCGCAACGGTAGAGCAGATTTACCTTAAGGCTTGGAAAGCAGGCTGCAAGGGAGTAACCATCTATCGAGACGGTTGCCGTACTGGAGTCTTGGTAGCGGCAGAAACTAAACCTAAGGCTGGTACGTATAAGCGGCCAGCTGTACTGCCTTGCGATATGCATCACTCTACAATTGGTAAGGCTCCTTATTTCGTATTAATCAGCCTTAAGGAAGGTAAGCCTTACGAGGTTTTTGCTGCTGTAAACCAGAATGAAGAGGGAGACACCATTATTCCTAAGCGGTTTAAGAGCGGCACCTTAACCAAAATGGACCGAGGGCACTATAAAGGGCAATTCATTGACGAAAAAAATGAAGGAGAATTGCTCACCATTAATAAATTAGGTAATCTAGTATCTAGTGAGGAAGGAGCAATCACCCGACTGCTTTCTACTGCACTAAGACACGGAGTGGAAGTCCACTACTTGTTACACCAGTTAGAGAAAGTAAAAGGAGATATGTTCTCCTTTTCAAAGACGATATCCAGAGCCTTAAAGAAGTACATTCCTGACGGTACTGAGATTAAAGGCGAAAGGTGTCCAAACTGTAGCTCGGAAAATTTAGTAAGACAAGAAGGCTGCATGACATGTAAGTCGTGCGGCAATAGTAAATGCGGTTAATTACAGAAAGAAAGTAGCAAATGAATCAATTTCAAGGAATCACCACAGGTAATATTGCAGTCACTCCTATTAAGCCTAGTAGCTCAAATATGAGCCCAACTGAGGTTGCAGCCTTTACCGCTGTAATAGCGGACAAAGACGCCGGAGCAGATACAACACTAGAGGAGAGCACCGGGTTTAGATGGGTAGTACTTGCGGAAGAAACATGGGTTGAGCCTAAGCTAGGCGAGTCCATTAGTAACTCTTTCCGCCGAACTACCCGCAAGGCGGACATTGCAGGAGGTACCTTGTACGCTACTTCTACTTGTGGCATCTGCTACGTCCGAGGCACAGCTAATACAAACACTTCCGAAACGTTAGTTTTTGTGGCTGATTCAGGTCAACCTACCGTTACTACTAAGGTTAAGAAGTAAACCCTAACGGTTACACGATAAATAGCACTAACAGAAATACACCAACAATGACCTATAGTGCTGTTTACTTAAAATTTGTTGAAACCCGTACCGAAGGGGCAGAAGATGTCGAAGTTGACGTAGACCTAGAAATTGAAGACGATGACTGGGATTCGGACTACGACGGTGGAGCAATAGAGGGGGATAAAACTTTCATAGAGTTTCACCCCCTTCGGCTCACCGCAACCCAAATATCAGACGAATCGTTAGAGTTAGAATTAGATTTTGAAGCAAAACTAGGAGCAGTATTACACTTAGTTGTGGTTCGCTTTAATACCTACGCCTACAATACATTTGATGATTGGTGTATTGAAGGAGTGTTTGCTACCGCTGAAGAAGCGGAAGATAAAGCAGAAGCAATAGAAGATGGAGCAGCTGCCGCAACTTGCACTGACCCTAAGCCTGGCGATCATACAATCCTTAAAGCTGAAGTATTCAGCCTTACATTGCAGGCCAAATGAACTCGAAACTAAATCTTCTAAAAGCAATAACTATAGTAATACTTTTAGCAAATTGTATCATTTACTTTAACGGATGGATTTAACATGTCAATTGCACTAAGACTAGAAGAATGGGAAATGTTGTCGAAGTTTCAACCCTTACAAGACTGGGTTGTACTACGAAAGTGGGAGCGTCCTAAGGCTACTGCAGCAGGGATTGTATTAATTGACGACTCTAAGGACTTCCAGTCTAAACGAGGCACAGTCATTAAGATAGGCCCTTGCACTAACCTAAAGGGTCCTAAGCCTGCCTTTGAGGTAGGAGACGAAGTGTTGTTTAGTGCGTTTGCAGGTATGGAGATTCCTATGCCTGCAGACTACCTAATTATGCGCTCTACGGATATCTTAGTAGTACTAGAAGATAAAAAGAAATAAACCCGCAAGGGCCCTTATGCCTCCGCAGAAAACCGTATTAGCCTGTAATAGGCCGGCTCGTAAAGCCATAACAGCGGACAATTGGAAGGCGCCTAAGACCCCTAGGTACAATCAGCCCGTTAAGGCTTACGAGTTGTACCAACATGCGTTTAGATTGCTCCGACCGTATAATCAAACAATAATCACTCCCAGTACTGCAGCGGCTGTAACCAGAGTTGCAGCAGAAGTACTAGAATGTGACACTAGCCTAGTCCGCCCTTTAGCTCAAGACTTCTTATTTTGTTTAATGGACGTAAAAACTTTAGATCTATTAGCCTGGCAAATTGCCGGCAATAAACGGCTAGTAACTCAACAAGCTGTAAGTTTATTTAACAATAGGGCTGAGCAACTAGGTTGGATGCCTGGTGTTGTACTAGCCATAGTTAGAGATAACAGCACCCAAGACATGTACGCTAAGGTAAAATTAAGCGATGGACCTGCAGCTGGGTTTGTCGTATACGTTTTAATGCCGTTAGCAGGGCTACGCCGAATATCTAGAATACTAGGAACTACCCGTAAGGGAGCAGACAAGCGTATTAAAGGTTTAACAGATATTAGAAGTTGCGTTCAGTGCCAAGTAACGGTATACCTTAGCGCCGATAGGCCTGGCTACTCTTATGAAGCTGGCGCTAAATACAAAAGAATCATAAATAACGTAGACTCAGAACTGGTAAGTTGGCTTAAGACGAGTCCTAAGCAAAAGCAATACAACAAGAAGCTAATGCTAGAACGTATGCAACCTTGTGTAAGAAATTTACCAACAACTTGTCAAGAGTGTAAACTTGGCTATGATGAATGCTACAGAGCTACACGCCCTGTAGCAGCGTGTAGGGATATGAAAACCTTAGTCACAGAACTAACCATTAGAGGTAAAAACTTATGTCAGAAGATTTTCGAAGAAGTTTAGCGGTACCAGTTAATGTTCCGCTGCCGTTTGACCCTAGGAATATGTTGTCCATCAATCCGATAGGGTCCAGGACAGTAAACGATTCATATGTACCAGAGCACGACATTCTTAACTGTGTTCCTGGGGCGTTTGTAGGTATGTGTACGTTGATTCAAACCATGGATACTGAGGTAGCTACTAAGACCCTCAACATTTCAGAAGAAGAGATGGCTCGAGCAGTAACTGCCTTACGCTATATCTTGTCTCGGGACGGCCTTAGCCACATTCATATCGAAGAAGCCTATTTAGCTTCTGGCTTTGTAAGTCTTTCTTGGCAAGCTCGCACGTGGGTCTTAAAGAACCTAGCAGACGTGTTGTTGCGTATTTGGCATCAAGCAGCCACCGCTCGTATTAGCAACATAAAGCAATACATGGATTCACCTATTAACACTGCTGCAGAAACAGCACTTAGAACTTTACACAAAGGACTAACATGACTCAACCTAAGTACTACCTAGCCGGCGAACTAACTGACGAGCTGGTAAAGCATAAACTTGCTATTAACGAAGAGGGCATCCTCGGCGTTATTCTAAATGTAAAACAACTAGGTCCTACTAAGGTGTATGTGGGATTTGAGTTAAATGAAATGGAAGAATGGGTGTCTTTAATTCCATCGGTACTGTACGGGGCGGTGCATCCTTTGGCCTTAATGGAGTTTGCCAGGATTTTAGTGCCTCCGGTTGAAGAAAAGACCATTAAGATTCAAACAACAAATCCGATTCATTTCTTTGGCCCATACGGTCCGGCTGCTTGGAACACAGTTACTCTTAACGATAAAGAGAAAGGTGACTTCAAGGATATTATGAGTAAGTTTTTCTTAGCGGATCCTAATAACAACATAAATCCTTTCAAAGACACTGACTTCAAACTTGACAACGAAGCTGAAGACGACAACAATAAGTAAATGCAATTAAGCCCTTCCATTGTGGTATGCCTTGATCTAGCCTTAGCCAATACAGGTATTGCTGTACTTCGTATTAATCCAGGAGGAGTGGACGAATTATTACACGTCCATACCATTCACACAGAAAAAGCTAAAAGCAGTCGGATCAAGGTATCTGCAGATGAATGGCGGCGCACTACCGAACTAACCGTAGGTATAGCTGATGCCGTTAGGCTTCACCAACCGGCACATATATTTATAGAATGCCCTACTGGCGGATCTAAGTCCGCCAGCGCTGCAAGAAGTATGGCAGTGGCAAGAGGGGCCGCTTGTGCTTGCTTACAAGGCTTAAACATAAAGGCTACACTAGTTACCCCTTTTGAGGCGAAGGCCGCTGCAACCGGTAATAAACTAGCTACTAAGCATGAAGTCCGAGATGCTGTAAAATTAGTATTCCCGGACTTCACAGGATGGATAAAGGGCAAACGAGGCCAAGAACTCGCAGGCTTAAACGAACACGTGTATGACGCCTTATCTGTGTATATGGCGGCAAGATTTACTCCAAGTTACAAGGAATTAAAAGGTTATGACCCAAACGCAACAAACCCCCCCAAAGATCGCCCTGCTCAACGAAAGCACAACATTTACCCGACTCCCTAACCCTAATGGGGGCAGCGATTTGTTGGAGGTGAAGATTACCACTAAGGTGCGCACCATTACCGGAATTGTCCACGACAGCAGTCAAGGCTTTATTCTTAACGGCGAAGACGCATCGGATACTTTAGGCTCTTTACGAGTTATTCATAACAACATTCAATTAATCTTGCTTAAGGCTCAGCAAGAAGCAGAAGCAGAAGCAGCAGCAGCAGAAGCGGAAGCCCCAGCAGCTATGGCAGCTGCTGCAAAGAGCGGCAGCAGCACTCCTAGCCTGGGAGTAGAATGAGGTACTTATGGAATCTGCAGATCCTACAAAACTAAGGCTGTTTCAACCTACGAAAATTATCACCCCTAGGGGTGGCGATTTAATTAAAGAAACTACCATACGCCTTGATACAGACTTAATGTCGTATCAAGTTCAGTATCACTTTGCTTTTGTAAATACTATGCATATGTATTTACGGATCCCTATTAACCTGTTTGAACTTTACGCTAGTGAGTTCAACTTGCCTTTAGACGTTGTTAATTTTGAACTGCCTAGTTCTTTGCTTATAGAAGACGTAGAAGCTCCTGAAGGCTTTATTCCACCAGAACCGGGTTGGAGTCGTTACTTACAAGGAGTACCCCACGATCAATGGGCAGGCTTTAGTAGTTGGCTAAACAACGCTAAATGGATGGCTACAGATAAAGAAGGCAATAAGATTCTATACGGCTGTGAAGAAGAAGCTATTTTAGTCCGAGATCCCGTAAAACTGCAGCTTAGGCAGTTGGTAGGAATAAAGGACTTCATCACTATCTCCTTTTTTCTACCATCTAATCCTGCAGGTAGGTTGTATTTAAACACTAAGAACGGCCCTCCGTTTCACTGCACCTACGTGGCTAAAAATGGCCCAGGCTCAGGGGAAGCTTTAGCCTTATTTAAACAAATGAGGGCTAATTCATGAGAGTATTAGTACACGAACCTGATCCTATGGAAGCTGTCACCTCCTTTTCCCCGCAAGGGGAAGGAGGTGCCATTATTACCGTTGAGCCTGCTTTTTACGGTAAAGCCCGTAACGCTTTGGCTTTGGTCCTTAGTACCACTACTAATAAAGGAAAACTTTTAGGCTACTACCGCTTAAAGGTAACCGACAACGGCAAATTGACCCTTGAAGACCTGGGCGAACGCCGAAAACTGGACATAGATAGCAGCTAAATAAGCCGCATACCTGCGTTAACATACTTAGTGGTATTTCAATATGTACGTACATATGGAAACAGGGTCCACAACAGCACCCAGTACCATCCCATGGATACTGGGTTTTTCAATTAGGAGAGCATGGATGCCGATAACGAGTACAAGGACGATAAAAACTAGGGGCTATGGAGGCCTCAATCAACTTAAAGGAGATAAACGTCCACACTACGGGCTAACCTTTGGTCAGCTGGATCTGATGGTTTCTACCCTGCTGTACGGCTCGGACGACCAGAGGGTAGTAGAAAACCACCAACTCACGTTGGTGCCCGATAGTAATAAAGGATTCCACACAACGTGGAAGCCGGCAAAAGAAGAGCTTGAAATTAGTGCTTTTCAAGGCGGTAGCTGGCACTATCGCGGAGCGTTGATAACTTCGTTAGACTTGGAAATGATGGCCGAGAGTGCGCCAAAAAGTTTTGCCGAGGTATGGTACATCAACAAAAATCTTACGCCTATGCAAGCGGCAGTTCATCGATTCCATAAAATTGCACTTGTAAAAGATTACGGTTCGTTTCAGTTAAACGAACCCGTTGTGTGGGTGCCGTTTGAAGTTGATCCAGACTTTGACAGCTGGGGGTCAAAGTTGATGCTTGCCATGGTAACGGGCAATGGCCCTAGCGGCACGATAGCGTTTCGCAGATTCAAAGAGATGACTGCAAAGGCAACAGGGATGCATGTGTTAAGGGCTTATCGCACAATGGGTTGTTGCGAGGAAGCCATGTATGAAATCATCTATCAAGATAATCCCGCCCGATTCCGAGCACTGCAGCAGGAGATTGCTGCAGATCCTACGGGAATGCTGGGAGTGGCAGCAGCGGTCAAGTACGTCATGAAAAAGCGTAGCACACCTACGCCGTTAGCGCCCTCTTGGGCGATTAGTCCGAATAATATGGAGGCAGTCTTGCAAGTTCCTCCATATGATGTGTTCATTGCCGCGAGGGCAGTGGACAGCTTTCATTCAGACTCATCGGCATGGGCAGCTATGGACTCTTTGGGTACCCATATCTCTAGCGTAGAAAGTACACCAAAACCGACTCAGAGGCAAGAGTCGGTTTTGGTAGAGCCTAAAGCTGCGGGTGGCAGTGGCAGCTCTGATTGGAACTTTCCAAAGTCGCTAAAGGTAAAGGACACTCACCCGGGGCTACGTGGCGGACTGTAAAAGGTCTTGCCTTTGATAAACATAAGGGGCCCCCATGGGGGCCCCTACTTTATGTATCAAACTTAAGTAATAAATTTAGTAATTAAACGGAGCAACCATGATTACGGCCTATTGTAGTAGTTTTATACGTTGCCTTGTAGCAACAAGAGTCTTTAGTGAACCAGAATTAATGAGGATATTTGTAATAGATCCCGGTACCTTTGAGCGGATAATTGCAGGATCAAATACAGACATAAACTTAAACCACATAAACCGCATAACTAATCTATTTGGCATGGCAGTAATGGAGCCAAGCTTCTTTCACGCCAATGCGTACAAGTATGGCAAGCACGACTCAACCACCGGTATAGAGTTAAAAGACGAAATAGGCAAACAATTCCTGGAACTGCAAGCCTATAACAACACACGAAACCCTAGTCCTATCAGTCAACTCTTGAGTCAAGTTGCTCATACCAACAGCTACCTAAATTCCTGTGAGTTCATATTGGCTGAAGTTGCAGGTGTGCCCTTGGAACCTGAACTTGAAGAGGTAGGCTCCAATGGCTAAAGAAAAAACTCCAATTACAGCTCCAATTAATACCCCATATAAGCTGATCAAGATATCGGACTCTGCCGATGCCCCTGAAGTAATAGATTTTGAATCTATAGATGCGGTAAAGGCCTTCGTATTGTTGTACGAAGGCAAGAAAGGCAATTCAGCCAACTGTTTCTTTTTGTGCATTCAAGGCGACGTAATTCCCGTTAGCGCTTGGACTCCTCAATCCCATATTGCATACTATCCGGACACTAACTAACTAAAGAAATGATTTTGATTTTACTATGGCTACTAAGAATTACATCGAAACCCTTAAAGAATACCGCACAGCAAATATTCCGCTTTTAATATTTGGCGGCCCCGGGATTGGAAAATCCGAGATCATTAAACAAGTCGCAGGTGGCGACGAGGTAAAAGACGTGCGCTTAAGCATGTTAGAGCCTGTTGATATGCGAGGCTTACCTGTTATCAACCGCAAGGGAGATGGCTCAGAGTTTAACGTTGAGTGGGCTAAGCCTGACTTCTTGCCTAAGGACGGCAAGGGAATTATCCTTTTTGACGAGTTGAATACGGCAGATCCGTCTGTTCAAAATGCAGCATTGCAATTCATCCTGGACCGTCGCTGCGGGCCACATAAGCTAGGGGATGGTTGGTGGATCGTGGCTTGTGGTAACAAGTCCGGCCACAAAGCTCACGTTAATCCGCTGAGTGCTCCGTTGCGTAACCGCTTTGTTATCTTAGAAATGAATGCAGAATTTGATCAATGGCGTAACTGGGCAATTGGCCACGACATCCATGAGCACGTACTGGGCTTTATGGCCAGCACCACCGGGCAACACCTTTACTCAGACCCAACAGACGAGTATGGCAATTTTCCTACTCCTAGAGGTTGGACAATGGTGTCTCGGTTGCTCAAGCATGGAATCATGGACAGAGCTGCAATAGAAGGAGCTGTGGGCAAAGGTGCATCCAATTGGTTTATGCAATACTGCAATGAGGTTAAGCTGCTCCCAGACATTGATAAGCTTTTGGACGGCACTGCCACGTATGAAGATGGACCGAATAAACTATCGCTTACCTACGCAGTGGTGTCTAACTTGCTTTTCCGAGCTATTAAATCTCCTGCCTTAATCGGTAAGGCGGCAAAAGTTATGCTAAGCATTCGCCCAGAGATTTCTTCGTTGTACTTTGGAGGCCTACTTTCCCAGCAAAATGAAAAATATATGCTGGCTGTTATGCGATCAGCAGAAGCAAAAGAATGGCTCACTAAGCACAAAGCTTTGTTGGCCCCATTTGAGGTACTTTAATGACAACAGGCGCAGTTACACCTACTCAGCTTACTGTAAACATAGAACAGGTTAAAAAGCAGTTAACCAAAACCATGTTCAAGATGTACCAAGAGTTTCCGTTCTGGGCTTTCTTGTTAGAGAAATGTAATATGCGGGTAATTCCTGCCGACAGCTCTTGCACTACGGCTTGCGTAAATGCAGCAGGGGACATTTCTTTCAACGAAAAGTTTATAAGTAATTGCTCGGAAAGCATGACGCATTTTGTATTAGCCCACGAAGTAATGCATTTGTTATTGGGGCACTTTTCTCGTAGAGGAGCCCGGGATCCACTTGTGTGGAACATTGCAGGGGACATCTTAATCAATAACATGCTAGATGGGCATTTTGTTAATAAGGGTATTAGACTAGACCTTACAGACTACTGCACAGCCCAAAAGTTTAATATAGTTACACCAGAAGAAATCACCATTGAAGAAGTATACGATCGGCTAATGGCTCAAGGTAAAGGTAAAGTATATAAAACCTTTGACGGCGAGGCAGGAGACATGGTAGGAAGTTCAGGCGGTTGTGGTGGCAGCGACGGTACCGACGGAGGAGTCGCCGTGCGCCCAAGATCAGAAGACGCTCCAGCAGGAGCAAAAGAATGGGCCGAAGCCGGCTTAGAAGCAGCTACAAGAAGTATACTTGCTGGTAACTGCCCCGGATTTATGCAGCGTATGGTGGATAATCTTAACACTTCTAAGGTTCCTTGGAAGGATGTTTTGGCTTATTACCTGCGGCAGCGTTTTTGCCAAGCTCGAGGTAATAGACACACTTTTACCCCACCTAATAGACGCTACCTCTACCAAGACATTATCTTGACTAGTCGTATTGGAGCAAAGAAGCCAAAACTGGCATTCTCAATAGATACTTCTGGATCTATGAGCCCCAAGGATATTGCAGCAGGTATATCGGAAATGGATACCATCCGACGGTTGTACAAGGTGGATCTGTATTTGATTGAGTGTGACTATTCGGTACATAAGGCCACCTGGGTCAAGCCGTACGAACCCATTCCAGCAGTTACAGGCGGTGGAGGTACCTCCTTTGTTCCAGTCATGCAACACATCAAAGATAAGAAAATAGATGTAGACGTTGTAGTGATGTTTACCGACGGGTACGGAGATTTCGGCGCTAAGCCGGATGTCGATGTAATTTGGGTAATGAACAGTACAGTGGTGGCTCCTTATGGTACCACCTTAAAAGTTGACTAACAGCCGGTAGGGGTTAAGGGGTAATGTCCCCTTAACCCCTACCAAGAAAGGTAAATGGTATGCAATATTTTTGTGATTTTGAATCCGCACTTAAGTTCACCCCATACGTTAAACAGATCTTTAACCAACCTAATACCTGGTGGGCGCAAGTAGGTACAAATCCCTTTTTAAGTCAAACCCACGGGTTATTTATACCTATAGTTGCAAACAACCGAGTGTTGGCTTACTACAATTGTGTTTTAGTTTCTCAAGCTATCCCGGTAGATTTAAACGGATTAGTAATCTTAGATCCAACTACCTTGGCGGCAGCTGAGCTCAAGGGGCAAATAAAGTTATTACCCCAAACAGTAAAGATGTTAAAGTTGTTGGCGCACGGAAAAAACCTACACAACGGAAACTCAAGAAGCACTAGAGGGGTTGCTGGAATGAAGGTTCGGCTTACAGAAGCCATGAAAGCTTGGTTACTGGGCTACATAAACTTACCTCAAGATGAAAGCTTACTAACTGCAATAGCAAATAGTTGTTACGACTTACAGTCTGTGGACGGCAGTAATAATAAAAAGCCTGGAAACGTACGTTACTCTTACTCCGACCGAGTGGATACGGCATTTAACTACTTAAACGCCGCACAAGTAAGTTCATACCAAGCAAGAAACGTAAGCAGGCACGTTGGCTTTCAAGCAAGCAGATCTGCTAAGGATGTCCAGCCAGGGGTTGAGGTTAAATGGCGCAAGCCTTCAAAGACCTCCATTTGGCCTTACACCTTGGACCATCATTGGTTTGAAATACAAGAGTCTGCGGTTTCTATAGCTAACCATGTCCTTAAATCGCTACTAAATAGAACAGAGTCCAGTCACCACGCTTCCAGGCAAATAGACCTTAAATTTCCTATTTTGCATCGCCAAGCTGCTTTGGCTGGTTGTAGGGAAGTTCTAGAACTTTTCTTTGCGGATACTCACGCAGCTCAACAATACGGCACGTACTGTAATTTGTGGGGGTCAATAGATTACAAGGTTAAGAAGTTGGATCTTTTACACACTAGCCCTGTGTACCTAATCCCTAAGATGTGCTTGTTATTAGGAGTAGCTCCTAGTTTTGACAAAAGCGGTCAGTTTTTAAAATTTAATCCAATTGATAACAAACTGCTGGTGAATACAACAAAGGTGTATTTAGATTCTAAAAGCATAGATATGAGGGACAGCGAAGGAGCTACTTTATCTAATATGACTCTTGCCCTTTGTTACAGCTTAGGCTTAATGTCCCTAGCAGATTTAGAAAACCGGATAGGTATAATTAACGCAGGGGTTGCGCTCAACCAAGACCCTAACTTTATAAAAATAGCTATAGGCCCTAACCTTGTTTGTTGCGTTTCTAAAACTTTTGCATATGATGCATGTAAGCCTAAACTTAGTAAACTAACCAATACCCCTATTAACGAGCTTACTGAGCAAGATGTAGAAGAAATGGGCTTAGATCAGGACCTAGTTGACTCCCTCAAACAAACCGCTACCGTCTAAACGTAACCCCGCTTCCACCACTAGGCCGTTAGGCCTAAAGGTGGGTAAAGGGCCGGCTGCAGTTGCAGCTAATATTGTGCAGCTCACAGATAACTCAAAAGGCTGGGCGGAGGTGGCAAGCATTCCCGTACCTCCTAGTGCCGATAAAAGAAACTTTAGTATAAGCTTAGGGCAATCTCCGACCCTAGTAAATGGAGGCGTTATTACTGTTGCTTCCACCCCCCTTGTTGGATCCAGCAGTAATGCCCTTATTAAGGGCCCCGAGGAGTCTAACGACTCCCGGGGCCTTTCTTTTAACTATCAAAGTACCGTTACAGCCTTACCTAAAAAGATTATTGAAATTGAATGGTATGGGGCCCGGTTAGCCTTAGAATGCACAAACATAGTATACCAGCCTGCTAACCAGGTTAAAGAAACTCCAGCTTGGCTGCTTTTAGAACTCCCCATATTAGACAGAACTCAAGCTCCTGCCTGGACTCCGCCAGTAGCACAACTGGGCCAAGATGGTAAAATACATGCCCCTGAGTTTGTATGCACTTATGAAGGGCAAGACTACGTATGTCAGGTTTTGAACATAGATATCTACGATTCGCAACAACGCAAACGAACGTTTATATTTAGGGTGTTGGAATAAACAATATTTATTCATAAAAAATACTAATTTAAATTAAAACAGATTTAAGTAAAACTTCAAATACCTTTCTGGAAAATGCTATGGAAAACCAATCAGAGTTTATTAAACGAGGAATAGTAGAAGCTGAGTTTCTTGCCGACAAGGCTATTAAGGTTGCTTCAGACGAACTAATCCCAGAACTACCTACTTGTGGTATTAAGTGTCGATGTAAATGCAAGGCGCCATCTAAGGAGCAAGTTAATGAAGATAGTAAGTAACATTAAAGAAGCGGTACCTTTGTTTATTGGAGCCTTACTAGGAGAAGACCTGGTACTCTTGAACAGGCTATTAGATAGGTTTCCTAGGCTGTTAGAGCTAAAAGATAAGGGAAATCGAAATATACTTATGATGGCGGCTTATTACAGCAAGCCTAACATTGTAAGCTACTTGATTGCTTTTCACGTTATTGCTAACCCAACTTTAGATCCTGAAGCTGTAGATGACGACGAACTAACTGCCTACGATTGGGCAGTTTTAGGCGGTAATGAATTTGCTAGAAGTTTAATAGGTAAAGTAATTGATCTGCCGGAAGATGGAAACAACTAATGCCAGATTTTTCAACGCCAGACTTTAGCAAGCGCCGAGCTTTAAGCCACTCAGATAGTATTCCTAGTCCGTTCTTAGACTATGCATCCCTGCATATGCCTACGAACATAAACGAATCATTTGAGATGGCGGAGGCTATGTATTACAGCAATAGAACTTTTGCCCAAGCTATTGAATACGTAGTTTCTTACTTTACCGGCACCGACCTTAACGTGATTACTAAGGATGAAGATAAGGCGGCGGAGTACAAGAAGTTCCTCTTAGAAAAACAACAGATTAAAACTCTGTTGTTTTTGATTGGCCGGGATATCAAGGTCTACGGTAATTCTTGTATCTCGGTATTAGCTCCATTTAAGCGCTTTTTAACTTGTGCTGAGTGTGGAGCAGCTCGGCCTATTGCTAACGTAGAATATAAGTTTAGTCTAAGCACTGGGTTTAGTTACAAGTGCGCTAGTTGCGGTAAGCAGGTTCAAACGCTTAATCCAGATGATCGACCTACACTAGAAGAGAATAAGATCACTATTAAGCGTTGGCCAATTCGGCAGATTAGAATCGTAAACCAGCCATACGGAGGTATTCCTGAGTATTACTACGAAGTACCGAGTCAAGACCGAACCTTGATTCAGGCCGGCAATAAGAAGTACTTACAAGAAGCTCCATGGGGTATTGTTCAAGCTGTGCGAGCTAGTAGCTTGTTTCAGTTTGCTGACGGCATGTTGCACCATATCTCCATTGGCAACCTTAGCGACATCAAAATGGGTGAATGGGGTTTGCCTCCGGTAATTGCAGGCTTTAGGGATGCATACCTAGCCCAAATACTTAAGCGCAATAACGAAGCTATTGCCTTAGATCATATGTTGCCTATTCGCTTGGTTACTCCGGCATCTATTGGAGCCAATGGCGACTTTATGCAGTCGGTAAACATTGGCTCCTTCGGCTCTCAGGTTATGCGCTCTATTGATAGAGCTCGTAAAGATCCCACTGGTTGGCAATGGTTACCTACTCCAGTTAATTACCAACTATTAGGCGGTGAAGGTAAGAACTTTGTTACTCCACAACTGTTAGATGCAGCCCAAGCTGACTTCTTAAACGGCTTAGGCGTTCCAGTAGAACTGTACCGTAAGACCCTTAGTGTTCAAACAGCCCCTTTTGCTGCTCGTTTATTTGAAGCAGGGGAAACTATCTTTCTAGGCGGCTTACAACGAGCCTTAACTTGGATTGTTGACAGAATTAGCGCTATTCTAAACTGGTTGCCTTGTGAAGTTAACTTGACTCGACCTACTCATGCAGATGACATTGAACGCCGCATGATGATGTTGCAGATGATGATGCAAGGCGTCGCATCGGAACAAGACGTACTTACCCTCTTCGGCTTGGATTGGAAGGACACCTTCAAGAAGCGCCAAAGCGAGCAAGAGTTCAAGATGCGAGAAGAAAAGTCTTACATGGAACGCATGCGCAAAGCAGAAGAAAACGAGCAGATTATGGCTGCGCCTCCAGGAGCCTTCATTGGAGCCCCAGGGCAGGAAGCAGGAGCAGGCGGTATGCCAGGTGGGCCAAATATCGGTGGCGGTATGGGCGCTCCAGCAATGCCTATTAACGGCGTAGCTGGGCCTACGGCTGCAGGAGCAGGTAAGGACTTGGAAAGCTTCTTTGGGGATGCTCAAGGCCGAGTTAACGAAATCATGGCTACGGCTCCATTGGGCAGTCCGCAACGTAGGCAGATCTTGGAAGGTATTAAGAGCCAAGACCCTCACCTACATGCTGTCATCAAGGGTATGTTGGATCAGATTACTCAGCAAGCAGGTAACCAAGGTAAAGACCAACTTAGGCAACCGGCTCCGCCAGCAACCGGAATGCCTCCACAGTAATAGGTACTTTAATAGCTAAAAAAAGCCCTTACGGGCTCACTCCTTTCTTGATGATCTCCTTGAGCTCCTGCTCAAAGGGACACCCCGGGATCTGGAGCAGGGCCTCTGCCTGCTCCGTGGTAGTAATGGAGGAGGTTTCCCATCCGTCCATTGTTCCCACGATTCCAAAGACCAGGTCTTTTACGACCTGGAATTTGGGATGCCGTAAGGACGGCTGCCAAACTATTGACATGGCTACTCCTTTCAAGAGTAGTAGTAGGGTTTGTTTCTAATTAATGGAACACCCATCAATTAGGTCTAAACCCTCTACATATATATATACCTCAAAAGGAGCCTTATTTTAGCCCCTAATACTGTCAACCTTTAATAGCTAAAAAAAAAGCCCCCATTTCAGGGGGGTTTTTGCTTCACCCTATTTCCAATAGGCTTAAGCGCGATTCCCGTGTTCCACACCTTCATGTGGAGGTTTCGCATTGCAACCGTGACCCCAGACTTCGGGGGGGAGGTCGGGTTAAGGCCCCACCGTAGGAGGTACCTGTCCGGATAGCCTCCCCCTTAGGGTTAGCGACCTGCACCACCCCGCAAGGGGTGAGGGGGATCAACTGCCAATACGTACTACTACATATTGGCTCGTTATAGCTATAAAGGCCATTCCGACATGGATAAGCTCTTATATATAGCTATAACGGCCATATGTATATATACCTCAAAAAGGGGTCTATTTTAGCCCCTAATACTGTCAACAGGCCTAAAAGAGCCTAAAAGGGCCTAAAAGAGGCTTTTTAGGGCTAAAAGGGCCTAAAACTGTCAATAGCCCTAAAAGGGCCTAAAAGGGCCTAAAAGGGCCTAAAAGGGCCTAAAAGGGCCTTTTTAGGGCTAAAATAGACCCCTTTTTGAGGTATATATACCTAAGGCTGTTGTAGCTGATAATGAGGGTTGCGTAACCGCTCATACTGTCAACAACAGCTTAAAGGGGTAATACCCCGGAAAGGAGGAGTCTCATGAAGACTCTTCTAACACTCGTTTGTACAATCGCCTTCTTCATCGGAGGCGTTTGCCAAGCGACTCCACCTTCGGCTAAGGCGCCGACGGCGGAGGAGGTTGCGGCAAAGGCCGCAGCCATGCTGGTCTCCATCCAGGAGACCAAGGCAGCTTGGAGTGAGGCAGAGCAGCAGCTGCAGAAGCAGCTGGATCTTAAGGTGGAGTGCACCACCACCCCAGAAGGAATTGTGGAGGCAGGAGCCTCCACTTGCGCCGCTGTAGAAGCGGCGACGAAGGTGACGCCCGACTTGGGCGTCGCTGCAATCATGACGGTCCAAACCACCCACGATGCGTGGGTGGCGCAGGCTGCTGGAATTGACTACGTCCGCATCCCGGCGTGGACGGCGGCGATCCATGTTAGGGCGTCGATGGGAAACAAATCGGCCACCTCTGCTGCAATCGCACAGCAGATTGCGAGCGAGCAGCGAGTGCAGCGGTTGACCAATCCTTCATGGTCTGATCAGTTGGCATGGTGGTGGAGCCGCTAAAGGCCCCCCACCATGGACGATGCCCCCCACTCCGCAAGGAGTTGGGGGGCTTTTTTTAGGTATCAAGGTAAGGCTAAAATAACCTCCTTTTTGGGGTATAATACATAAGCTCTATATAGCAATATATAGGGCCCTACGGTACCTACCGTATGACCTACCTAACTGGTGGGTTAGCAGCTTACCGGAATAAATACCCCCGGTAGCACTGGAGCTGTACACTCCATTTAGGTTCGACTTTAATGCTGGCTCGGCAAAAGAGCAGCGCCCCGTGGCAACGGAGGCTAGTCAAGGTTGGTCCCATACCTGTGAGGGACCTATTAACAGCCTACTCTAATAAAACTGGAGTGGGTATGTCTAGGGGACGAGAGCCTACCTAGAAATCCAACGAGAGTTGGGTTGTCCCTCGTAAACCGCCCCCCTTGCGAGGGGATAACTAAAGCGACCTACAAGATCAGTAGGTTGCGGCAGGACGAAGAGGTGTTAGTAAGCCATGCCCGGAGGTTCCGGAACAATAACTAGCTGTTGTCAAGGTTTCTGCAGAAACACCGCAACAGCTATAGAACGATCCTTGCCACCCTTCGGGGCCATAAGGATCGTTCTTTTTAGCTATTAAAGGTTGACAGTATTGAGGGACTAAAATAGACCCCCTTTTGCGGTATATATATATAAGTAGCGATACTTGCTGTTGGGTGCGTAATCCTGACTACAAGTAAGCGACTACTAGGGGTAATACCCCGGAAAGGAACTTCGAATGAAGAAGTTCTTCTGGGGCTTTATGCCCTACGCGGTTGTGTCGATTCTCTTCTTCGTTGCCATTGGCGGCGGAGACGCTTTGGTCCCTGCTAGCGGGGAAAGCTGGTTATTTCCGTGGACTTGGTCCATGGATGAAACCCGCTCGATGGTGGTGGCCGGCTTCAACGGCATGGCCACGATCACGACGTTGGCCTTCGCCGCGCTCGGCATGCTGGTTGCTTCCACCCCAATGGTGGAAGCCAAGGCGAACGAAGTGATGGACAGGAAGAAGGCCAAGAATTCTGAAGAGGACGACAAGGCCCGGTCCCAGGCCAATAGGGACCGACGGCCCGCCGATGAGGGAATGAAAGCTCCTCCTCAGGAGGCGGTGGACAAGACGGCGGGTGTTGCAGGAAAGGCAGCGGGAGCTGCAGGAGAAACGATCTTCGTGCAGTCTGGTAGCTAAACACAGGGGCTTTTGAGACCCAAGGACCCCTAACCGGGGTCCTTATTTAGCTATTAAAATAGCCCACCTATTGTGTGAATATAACATGTGAACTGTGTTACCATTAAAAATTAGGTTTGCGTTAAGCCTAAAGCACAGCTAAAAGGAGGAAGAAATGAATCAAAAGATCTTGTACGTTATCAGAGGGTTGCCCGGTTCAGGTAAAAGCAGCTTGGCTGCTTCACTGGATTTGTCGTGCCCCGCCTTTGAGGCGGATAAGTATTTCCTGAACGAAACAGGAGAGTACCTATTCGACTACACCAAGCTTAGTCTAGCTCATCGGTGGTGCGAAGAGCAAGTGACTACTGCAATGAGGGCTGATTGGCCCCGCTTGGCCGTAGCTAACACCTCAGTAGTGAGGCGAGACTACGAGGCGTACCTTAGTTTGGCCGCTAAGTATGGCTACAGTGTATTCGTTGTACACTGTGAAAACAGCTGGTCAAACACCCACGGTTGCCCTGCGGAGAAGGTCCAGCAGATGGCTGGCCGTTGGGAACACCACGACCCACGCTTTGTGGGTTAAAAACAAACATTCGACGCCCCGCCCTTGCATACTTGTAGTGTGTAAGGGCGGTTGTCATTTTACCCAAGGTACGCGTCTACCGAGGGCTTTTAGGAAACCCGTTGTTATGAAAGATATAAAAGGTCCGTTTGCCAGACTGAAAGAGATTGTACAATTAGCCGAAGCCCTACACACTGCGGCCGTCGGCTCCGGTTGGAGCCTAGACATCAAAGTTAGCCCCACATTGGATGGGCCCAAGCAGTCTTTGTTCTCACCTCCAAAGCCTCCAAAAAAGGCAAAGGAAGGAGAACCCCTGGAGGCAGGAGTGCTAAAGATAGTGCGTGAGCTCAGCGACCCCGAAGGAGTAGTACTGAAACAAAAAATATACCTGGCGGCAGTTGAGGCAGGTCTCAGCCGCCAGCAAATCGGCCAACGCCTACGAAGGCTTGTTAACAAGCGCAAGATCAAAATCATTAATGATCGCATTATGTTAATGCGATAACCTGGCTTGGACTTGAACCTGTTTGCTAACGGGTTTACAGGTTCAATCAAAGGGAGTGTGTAGGGGTTCCACCCTACACATTCTTTTAGCTATCAATAGCCTAAACTTGACACCGGTACCTTACCTGCTTACTCTGCGCCCTTAGCTAACAATAAGTTGACAGTATCCACTTACTTTGGAGCCTAAATGAGCAGAGTATTAGTAATCGGGGACACCCACGCCCCAGCCATGCATCGCAAATATATTCCCTTTTTAAAGGCAGTTGCTAAACGTTGGCGTATAGATAAGGTAGTACATATTGGAGACGTTGTTGACCATCATTGCATATCTTTTCACGATAAGCACCCAGAGAATCCTGGAGCAGCATTAGAATACGACTTGGCTTGTAAGCAAGTTAAACAACTATACGAAGCATTCCCTACAGCAAGCATAACTGTAGGTAATCATGATCTAAGAGTACTTCGATTAAACGCTAAACTAGGAATTCCTAGGCTTTACTTAAAGGAGTTCAACTCCTTATACGACACTCATAGTTGGAAATGGGTAGATAACGTTGAAATCGACGGAGTCTACTACTACCACGGCGAAGGAGCCGGAGGCCAACAACCCGCATTCAATGCAGCCAAGTTGCGAATGCAATCTACGGTATTAGGGCACTATCACTCAGCTTGTGGAGTCTGGTATCAAGCAGGGCCAACAGCTAAAGTATGGGGTATGAACATTGGTTGCGGAGTGGATCGCAACCATTGGGCTATGCAATACGGTGCAGCTTTTCTTAAAAAGCCTATTATAGCTTGTGGAGTAGTCATTGATGGCAATCCTTTTGTCGAAACTATGCAACTTTAAGCCACTAAACATTCGGTAAAAATAAGTTATAATGACTTAGAAAGAACTCATTAGAGCTCTTCATTTAGCTAACAGGTGCAAAATGGGTCGTCGTAAAAAAGAAACACTAATTTCGTACAAGGCAATACTGTCAACCTCATACGTTAAACAATCAGACTACACCCAAGCTCAGATTGATTACTCCAATAACTTAGCAAATAAGCCTAGCCAAACGAGTACCAACATTAGTTTCCCTGATTTACAAAATAAAAATAGTGAATTAGATTTGGAATTGCTAATAGAAGATGAAGATTTATCTGACTAATTAAAGCTAAAAATTTAGCATAAACGGGTTATAATGATATACGACTAACAATCGTACTGAATTAGGCTGAGTTGAGTACAGCGCTCCTCAGCCTGACCCCTTTAACTAAGCTGCCCTAGAGCGTAGAGAAAACCTACGACAAGACCGGGATTTACGCCTTATGGATTTAAAAGTCCAAAGAATCCTGGAATTCCATGAACAGCAGCTTAGTTAAAGCCTTACCTTGGACTGGTAGCTCAGTGGTCTAGAGCCGTCGACTCATAATCGATAAGGCGTGGGTTCGAATCCCACCCGGTCCATTCACCTTGAAAAAGGCAACTGCATCTTTTCCCCCAATGGGGGCACTTGGGATTAAACCTAAGTGCCCCTTTCTTTCTCCTCAAGGACCCTTTGATTCTTAATTGGATCAAGGGGTCTTTTCATAGCCGAGTTAGGCAATAAGATACACTCTTAATGCCGCAACGCGGTAAGGCTCCAAATGGACCCAACTATGAAATCAGGCACTCGGACTACAGAGTTCTGGGTGGCCGTAGCTCCCGTAGCTGCAGGAGTAATCGAAGCCCTAAAAGGCGACGCAATTACAGGCCGCTACATAATCACTTGTGGCACTGTTTTAGCAGGACTGTACATAGTCTCTAGAACGGTACTCAAATGGAAGCAGTAATAGAAGCCCCAGATTATTCCGAGGCTAATATCAAAAAGGCTATTCGCATAAGCTGCTTTCTTTGCCGGAAGTACCTTAAAAGAGTAGGCCGAGTAGACGACCCCTTAGTGGATGCGGAATCAGCAGCCCATGACGCCATCATGCAACTAATGGGGGTGGGTAAAGATTTAAGCTTCGCTCCCCGCAAAAGCATCTTTTGCGTGAAGGACCTAATACGAAAAACTTACGGTAGGCAAGGAACTCATTACCGAACTAGGCCTAAGTTTTTGTCTTTTGATGCAGTTAAGGTGCTGAGCGAAATGAAAACAAAATGCGTTTGGGACCCTCAAGCCAAAAAGGTTCCTCATAAAGAGGAATTGAAAGAGCTGTTAGATCAAGCTCACCTTTACCCAGACCAGCGCTGGGTGTTAGAGGCTTTGTACATTGAGGACCTGATGCAAAAACAAGTTGCAGTAAGAATCGACGGGTCCAAAGGATACATTTGCATGCTTAGCAACGAAGCCCTGCGGGAAGTAGGTAAAGCAGTGCAAGCGCAAGATAATAGCTACAGCTGGGTTAACCTTGACGGCAAGGCAACTGCTGCTAGATGGCGTAAGGGTTGCGTGCGCCGTATTCGCGCCCCGCGAAAGAAACAACAAATTTGTAACCCTACGGACGTTCCGTAGGGATTTGCACGGAAACAACAAACAAGAAAGGGAGTAACGAAATGCTCCGAATCTTATTGGTTGTCCTTACCTTGGCTTGTAGCCAGGCGAAGGCGCAAGTGAGTGACATCGACCTGGACCGATTAGTCCAGGCCATTTGCCAGGTGGAGACTGGCGGCGAAGCCGACCCCGCGAATGCGGTCGGAGACAAAGGTAAGGCTATTGGGCCTTACCAAATCCATAAGGCATACTGGGTTGACGCGACCCAGTATGACAAATCAATCGGCGGCACGTATGCCGATTGTAAGGATAAGGCCTACGCCACGAAAGTGGTAAAGGCCTACCTTCGGCGCTATGCGCCGAAGAACGCGAGCATGGAAGTGCTGGCAAGGCAGCATAACGGCGGCCCTAAGGGGCACCGCAAGAATGCTACCTTGGGTTATTGGGCCAAGGTGCAGGCTGCACTGGAGGCACCGTGACAACGGATACGCCTACGCTTCTATTGATGGAGCCACTACACCGCTACATAGCGGTGGGTAACAACCAGGGCGCGTCTCCCTGCTGCAAGCTAGGGTTGTTGGTAAAGACAGCAGACAGGTTGGACGACATCCTGGATGATCGATATGAGGTTATCTTGGACAGGCACCACCTGCGGGATGGAAAGAGATCCAGTATGGTGTATGTCATAACCGAAGTAAGGGCTTATTGGGCCCCGGTGGCAGCGCCAGCTGCATATGCACTAGCATTTTCGCTAGTGCATTGTGCTGAATGATTCATTTCGTAGCCGGGATCAGGGGGAAACCCTTGGTCCCGGCTATTTCTTTAGCTATTTATGTTTGTTAAATTAGCCCCTAATATTGGTTAATATACATAGGCGGTTCATATTGATATTGATAAAATGTCTTTTCAGAGGAAAAATCCGAGATGAATGAAGTCAAGTTTCAGCAGCATACCCCGAACCACATTGGGGTTCAGGCGCCAACAGGCTTTGGCCTGAAGGCAACATCAGCAGCATTGGCGGCATACGTGGCCAGCCAAGAAGAAATGGTCAACACATATGTGCAGTTGACGGGCATTTACTTCGAAGATGCCCTTCTAAGCTATTGGGCAACAATCCACCAGTTGGATTGCGTTCCGATAGTCCCTGCAGGGGCAAGCAAACTGTCTATCCAAAATAAGGGTCAGACAGTGCAAGTGCCAATCGGCAGTTGGATTGAATTAAAAGTCGTCTCTGCTGAAGACGGTGGAAAATACAACATAAGCATCCAGGCCAGCCTGGAGCAAGCAGAATACACAGACGAGCCTTACTTGCGGTTGCGCATTAAAGCACCTGGCCTGTTGACTCGCATTGTGGAGCAGTTTGAAGCAACGTTGCGAGGAAACATCGCAACCGGCATTCACTCTAAGGTGAAGGGGACGATTGTTTCAATTGAGTTCCCTTACCGTAGAGGTGAAGGGACTGCCTTCAACCATGCGCGACACGTGGCAAAATACGAGGACTGCAAGGGAGTCCTCGAAGACCTGGTCTTCAACCCTGCAACAGAGAAGCGAATCAACACGCAAATCTTGCAGCGTTTGCGCCGGCAAGATGTGTTGAAGGGCGCAGCAGGTGCAGTCCGTTTTCAATCCAACCACATGTTGGTTGGCGGTTACGGTACCGGTAAGTCTGCTTTGGTAAATGCAGTAATGGCCGAAGCAAGCAGCCGAGGCATCACTTGCATCTTCATCAAAGATGCTCGCGATCTTGAGTTTGGTAACGAGTGGGCTCAGCAGTATGAACCGGCCATCCTAGTAGTGGAAGACGTGAATCGTTTGATGGAGTCCGAGAACGATGAGCGTACCATTCGCCAAGACAACTTGACGAACGTCCTGGACGGCGTCAGCACCAAGGGTCGCTCGTTGATGACCATCTTTACGGTCAACGATACCGAGCGCATTCTGCCTGTATTCCTTCGACCAGGCAGAATGAATAGCTTGATTGAGATGGAGCCTTTAGCTCCAGAAGCTAGCCTGCGTTTGTTGGGTAGAGTTTGTAATTTGACCACCAAAGTGGACACCAACACTTGGTTAGACAAGCTGCAGACTTGCGGGCACCAGAACCCAAGCACCGTGGTGCAGATCGGCGTTGCAGCCGCTATTCTTGCTCAACTAGCAGACCGCAACGTGGTGTTGCCAGAGGACATCATGGAGGCCTTCGAGGCTATGCGCCTTCAGCTGAAGCTGGTAAACCGAGCACCGAGGACTCATAACTCGGAGCGAGAAAAGGCTGCTACTATCTTGGCCCAGGCCATTGAGGTGGCAGCGCATGAGTACAACTTGCCGGAAGAAGTTCAACAAGTGCCTCAGATTCGCCGCCGCAGCCCTGCTGCGTTGCGAGACTGAATACCCATAATCACATAATAAACAAGCCCCAGGTTAAAACCTTGGGGCTTGTTTTCTTTTAGCTATTAAAAGGATTTACTTTTTAGCTGCTTCTAGTTCTTTATTAGCTTTATCTGTTTCCTGTTTAGCAGCAGTACCAGAGTCGCCGTCAGCGTTACCTTGTTCTTTTTCTTTAGCTACAAAGTCAAATGAATCTTTAAGCTTACCTGCGCCGACGCCAACTCCGGCACCAGCTAAACCACCACCACCGGCAGCCATTAAGTAGTTCATTAAAGTCTTCTTATCATCAGCTGCTAAAAGGTGTAATAAGCCAGCACCTAGGCCGGCACCCCCCAAGCCGCCAAGTACTCCGCCTGCCGTAGGATTCTCCATACCCATCAATGAGGCTTGTTTAATGTTGGCTACTAACTGAGGGCGTAAGTGATTATAGATTTGCATAAGTACTCCTTTTTAATAAGAGTTAAGTTAAACGTCAGCTTTAGGCTTGGCAAAGAATAAAGTCTTAACTGCCCATGTGCCTACTAAGCCTACTGCTGGAATCCACACCCACAACCAAACGTAACTATTTGTAGTTGGGCCAGGGTTGGCAATATTGTCTTTAATGCGTTCAATAACAACGTTAGGTATCGGGCTGGCTGGAACTAATTCCGGAGCAGCATTACAAGCAGCCAAAAAACCTAAGATACAAACTAAGTATAACAAAAGACTTGTACTACTAAAGGCGTGACTCAAGGTGTATTTGATCCAAGTAATTACATTAGGCATAGTAAACTCCTTTAACTTTTATTTGAGGCTGCGGCTGAGCCAAAATAGAAACCAACTACCGCTACCAAGATCTGGCGATTCTCACTAGTATACAAGAAACCGTTAATCTCTACAAAGTACTTCTTAGCTACAGACGCAATTAAACCAAAGGGGCCACCAGGAGTGACGGTATCTACTTCTACAAAAGTAGGCACCCCAAAAAAGGGTAAGATAAAAGGAGCAATCAAAGTGCCAAACAGTATAGTCAAAACAATAATCTGTCTAATGTTTTTACCTAAATCTACAGGCACTCGTTGGGCTGCTGCGTTGTAATTGTCGGTAGTGGCTTGATTAAGTTTAATTAAACGTTCAAATAGTTCTTTTTCATTTTGGCGCTTCTCAGCTAAATAACGAAATAAGAATCCTACCACGGAGCCGCCTAACATCGACCACAATTCAGCTGTCATTATTTCCTCCAAACTTAGTAGCTAAACGAAATAATACTCCCGGCAAAGCCATAGCTCTTTTGTAAGTGTTAGTGATACCCTTCTTAGCCTTAGCGTACGGCTCACCCTTACGATGGCCGTTGTCAGATCTGTTAGCTGCCCGACTACGTAAGGTTAAATTTGATGGACTGTTGTTTCGAGGATTTCCATCTTTATGCTCAATATCCTTACCCTTGACTGCAGCAGCTCCTCGGCGCTGAATCATATCTCGTCGAGCTTGAACTCGACTACTGCGATCCTTAACTGTCTTCTTTGAATACTCCTTTTCGCAACCTTCCAAGGCTGCACTAGCGATTAATTCTGCTAACTTGAGGAACGGGGTGGATTCTGGTTTCATGCTGGTAATTGTAACACAAATTAATGTAAGCTTACCTTGCTCCGCTAACTGCCTATTCTATAGAGAAATACTCTGAGAGCCCTAAATCAAATGCCACGTTGCCTATACTATAGCACTATATATACTAATTATTAAGCCATACTAAGTGTATATAGGTGCTATAGTATAGGCAACGTGGCATTTGATTTAGGGCCTAGTTCCTTTTAGCAGTCATTTTAGCCGTATTCCAGTTACAATACGAAGCCCTATGGATATTCGACTGTATCCCATTCTTTCTGTTTTAAATAAACGAGCAGCCGCCCCACCTAGTTCGTTGGCTGCGTTTGGTAATCAATTGGCAGAACCTTTTACAGGTGCTGCTCATTATTGGTCAGGTGGTCGTATTGGGTCAGACTATGCTGACGACTCCACTTGGCTAGATACTGTCCGTAGAGTTAATAACGCTGCACCTGGTACTACTAAGCAACCCCTATATTACCAGAATGATAAACTGTTAGACGCTGCTGCCATATCTACAGGCGTTTCTGGTTTAGCCGGCGGAGCCGCAGGCGTCGCCTTAGCAGCGCCCGCAATGTTAGCAGGGGGTAGCGCCGCTCTTAACGCTGTACCTGCCGCAGGATCAGCGCTAGCAGGTACAGCGGTAAGGCTTGGGGCTCCTATAGCCACAGCAGCAACCGGCGTGGTCAATCACCCTAGAACTCAACAAGCAGTTAACTTTGCTGTTCAACAAGGGCGTAATGCTCTTAATAACACATACAACTTTGGTAGAGATGTATTAATCCCTGGTAGGCAGTGGATACAAGACCCTAGAGCGTTAATGCAATACCTAAAGCAGCCATGGGATCAGGCAGCTGGTTTTGGTAGCAACATGGAAAAAGCTGTAACTAATTTAGGGGTTCCAGCCATAACAGGCAGCATGGGAGTAGATCTTTGGGGTAATGCTATTGGTTCTGCAAGTGATGCTTACCAAGATACAGGTAGTTTGCTTAGTGGTGCCGTTGAAGGAGTTAAAGGGTTAGCTAGTGGAACTCCTGTCTCTCCTTTAGGCCCTATTGGGTTCGTGGGTTCCACTTTCCTCGGCGGCCTAAAACCTGACGAACGAGATATTCGATCTCAATTAACTCCCGAACAGACTGAGGAATTAAATACACAAGCAAACTCCTCCGATCCTGAGGAGTATGCTAGGTATCAGCCGCAGGTTGATGCCTACGGAGCCCAGCAATCGCCTATTTTTAACACATTAGGGCGCTTTGGAAACTTCCTAAATAATTTAAATCCTTATCAAGGAAAGTCTTATCGCGATCAGAAATATCCTAGAGAACTAGCTAAAGCTTTTAACGCAAATAAAGCTCAAGTAGCTAGTATTCAAAGCGAATTGGAAAATTACGCAAATCCAAATGATCCACGCCTTCAAGTTATTAAAGACTGGAATCCCTCAGATCCTAACTACGTACTTGCTAGCCAGTTAATTTTGCATCCTGAGCAGTATACCGCTACACTTAGTGAGTTGTATGCCAAGGATCCTGCCAAAGCCCAGGCATTGCACGACTCTATTGTTAATCGAGTAGGCCTTGCTCCTCAAGCCGCTGCAACTCCTTCAACCTACCATACTGCCAAAACAGCTCCTAGTAGTTTTGAATCAATACCAGGCTCTGACGCCAAACCTAGTGGAGCGCTTTAATGGTTAAATCTAAACTTAAAGATTTAAAAAACGCTAAAGCTTACTCAGATACTAAGGACTATGATAAAAAGCATTTAATTATGCGAGGACTTATTATGCAGAGTCCTAGCGAGTTTATAGTTGATTCTGAGGCTGACGGCATAGTTGGCGTTACTCATACTCCTACTGGTTTTCGAATGCACCTACCTGAGCAAGTTATTAACGGTACTGCCATTGGTAGTAAGCAGGCTAAGTTAAAGGCTATGGGGCCTGGTAGAGGTATGGCTAATTTTAAAGGGGGAGGTAAAGGTAGCTACTCTAAGATGAAAAGCCAAGCCAGCCAAATGAAAGCAGACCTTACTAATGCTACCAAAGAAGTGGGAGAAGCAGCTGAAAATCAAACTCCTTGGAGTGCAACCTACCCAGCAACCGCTGCTTACCATTTAAGTAAGCACGCAGCCTTTAGCGCAGATTTACCTAAATACTTAGGCTACCGCCCTGGAGTCTGGTACGACGAAGGAGTTAGCGGAGCTAATCAACAACGATTAGGTAATCTAGTTACCGGAGCTGGTTTAACGGGTTTAGGTTTAGCGAGTATTCCCATACTGCAGTATTTATTCCCTGAGCGGTTTGAGGGTAAGGGTGGAGCCTTAGCCGGTATTGCCGCTATGGCCGGAATGGGAGCTCCTTGGTTAGCCAATCTACCTAATACTTTCGCAGAAATAAATAACTTTAGTGCAAGGCCTAATGAATCCTATTCCGACGCAGATAGCGCGGCATTTAAAGCCCAATATCAGAACAAAGCATATAACTTACCGTTACCTGCAGCTCCGGTTAAAGCAGCTTTCATTAATTTAGACTTGCCTATTAATAAAATGCATTTAGCAGATTTAGCTGCTGAGCAGTTATACAGCGGTTATATAGATCACGGACAAGCTGCTGGATTGATGCAAGCAGCAGCTAACACTGGTAGTAGACCTTGGTTTACCGTAGGGGATCTAGCTAAGGCAGCTATTGGAGCTGGAGCTGGAGCCGTTGCAGGTGCTGTTGCCGCTAAAGGTATTGGGCTGTTTATGAATGTCAGCCCTATGGAGCAGAACGTGTTACAAGGCACCGGTGCAGCCTTAGGTACTTTGATAAACTTAGGTAAATTAGGATTCTAGTAGTACTTTTGGTAGAATCTTATTTTTAAGGAACTGTAATTATGGTTGATTTGGAATTACAATCTTTTAGATTAGGCTTTTGTACTAAAGCCGCCGAATTAGGCTATACTCCGTCGGAGTTATTGGCTGCGTTGCCTCAAAAGCAAGCAGACGCTATGGGTGCCTTAAAAATTATAGGTAAAAGCGTAGGCTGGGTTGGAGCTACAGCAGCCTTAACTTTATTAGCCGGTGGTGCTTTAGCAGGAGGCTTAGCGGCTAAAGGTATGGGTCAAGTAGAAGGTGCTTTAGACCCTACTGGAGATATACTTGGGGATGAGGATGATCCGTTAGGCGAGGTAAAGAAGATTCAATTGATTGCTAAATACCGCAACGCTAAAGACCAAGTCAAGCGCCCAGTAGACTAAATGAATTAAAAGGCTATTAAGTGATTAACGATGAATTTAGTTTTAAACATGTAGGTATTAGTGATCCTCCGTTTTACGGAACCACTCAGCCTATCTATAAAGATACAGACCCAGAAAGTAGTAAAGCCCAAGATACCCCCTTCTTTAACTCTAAGCAGTTTAAGCTTTGGGAACCCGATTGTTTAATTAGCTATAATAAGCTTATTGACGTTTTATGTAAGTGGCGGGATCGAGGCTGGTGTGAGTTTAGTGAAACAGTCGAGTGGGTAGCACCTGAGCAGAACTGGATTACTTGGGTCAGGTATTTTGCCGTGATTCAGGTGCCTGCAGAAGAATTACATTTACACTTGTATGACATGGACATACTGCAAATGCCTACTCAACAACCGGTAGGAGTATAAGGAAAATAATATGGATATTAGATTACAAAATGCTTTAATTACCAAGTACGCTCGCCGATTAGGCTCGCCGACACTTGAGCAGTTTAGCCCAGAAGGAAATGCAACAGATCCAATACTAGAGGCTCAAAGAGCGGAAATTCAAAGAATACAGAATCCAGGCAAAACCCTAAACGACCAGGCCAAAATAAGAAACGAGGCTGCACGGGAAGTAGAGAGAGAGGCTGCCCGTCAAAAAGCTTTCGCCCCTATCACCGCAGCACAAAACGCCGCAATAGCAACTAGAGAGAAAGATGAAGCAGCCGCAGCCGCAGCTAAAACTAAAGGTGAAGCAGCCGCAGCCGCAGCTAAAACTAAAGAGGAAGAAGCTGCTGGGCGAGCTAGCTTACGAGGCTATTTAAACCCTACTAGCAGCTCCACAAGCAATATGGCGCTCTATGGCGGCGGAGGTGCATTACTGGGCGGCGGTTTAGCTGCCTTACTATCTGGTCCAAAAAACCGCAAACGCAACGCACTCCTGTATGCGTTACTTGGAGGCGGCTTAGGTATTGGAGCTAAGATGTTAGGCGATCGCTACGCTGCTGAACCTGCTGAACCTGCTAAACCTGCTGAACCTGGACTTTTAGAATCAATTCTACCTAGTATGAATATGCCGCCAGGCGGCACGGTCGGTTACTGAGTAGCAACGATGTATATTTAAGAGTAATGTACTTTATTAGTAGAGTAAAATAAGATGGCTCAAAATACACCTACCAATCCTACTTTATGGGCTGCGGCTCAAGCTAAAGCTGTTACCAAGACTGCAGGCGTAAATGCTAACGAACTATTACGTTGGGCAGGTATTAGTGCTTTAACAGGAGCAGGTATTGCCGGGCTTTATGGTTTAGCTCGCCACGTTAATGACGAGTATGTTGCACCTGGGGAAATGGAATCAGTTAGAGCTAAGCTACTAGCCGCCTCCGGAGTAACTCCGGCTGAACTGGAAGCAGCAGAGCCTGAACTAGAATCAATTCAAGCAAAAACAGCAGGCTACGGTGATGCATTGACTTGGGGGTTGTTGGCTCCGTTAGCTGTTTTGCCTCCCGGATTCTTAGCTTACCACTTTACTAAGAAATATATTGATCGTAATAGAAAAAATAAACTAGACAATACCCTTGCCGAGGCTAAACAAGAGTTTGAAACTGCGTTGTCTGAAAAGACATCTGCATTACAAAGCCAATTAGATGATTTGTATTTAAGTCGCAAGCAAGCAGGAATTGTGCCTAGTTCGATGGGGGGCGATAACCTAGAGCTAGAAAGATCCGAAGGCACCCTTGTTAGTCCACCTTACACCAACATAGGAGGGGAAGTAGACACCCATTATGGGCCAGCTGTCAGTGTGCCTGGTGCAGCTTGGCTTTTAGGCTCTGCCACCGGCCTAGCAGCATTAACTAGCTATTTAATGAGTAGACGTAATGAGAATGACGTAGAGCAGAAAAAGGTTAAAGCGCTTAAATCTATTCTTAAGAAGAACTTAAGTGCAACTGCGTTAGAGTCCGGAGTAGGTATTAGAGTAGATGCAAATGGAAATAAAATCGTAGAGATTTGAGTTAATTCCTTATGGCTACTGAGGACGATTTAAACGCCCTAATCCAACCACAAGCTCCAACTCTTAGAGGCTTTAGCGACTACACAGCTACACGTAAAAACATCTTTGATAATGTTTTTACTGCAGTAGCAGCTAAGTTTCCTTTACAAAATACCCGCTACAGAGTGGAGTTGACTGACTTGCGTTATGGTAAGTCGGAAGATTACAGTTTAAAAGAGCAACAGCAAGCCTTGATGCAGAATCAAAGTTTGTATTACCCGTTAAAGGGTAAGCTGGTTATGCGAGATATAGCCACCGGAGCTGTACTAGATAAGACAGATAGATCATTAACTTTAGCTCGAGTGCCTTACTTAACCAACAGAGGCACTTTTATAAACGCAGGCAGCGAATACACTGTAGCCAATCAAGCTAGGTTGTTGCCCGGCGCTTATGTACGTAAGCGTAAGTCGGGTGAATACGAAGCTCACTTTAATACCTTACCGGGTAAGGGTCGAGGCTTTAGAGTTGCCTTCATGCCAGATACCGGTAAGTTTGTTACCGAAATTGGTCAATCAGTTGCGCCACTATATCCTATGCTTAAGGCTTACGGAGTACCAGACGAGGTACTTGAGCGTAGCTGGGGCAAAGAGATTTTTGCTAACAATAGAGCATCATCTCCTTATGATGCTGCTCGTATATATGAGCGGCTTACTAGTAATCCATCTAGTGGCATAAGTGAGCCTGACCTGTATGAAGGTATTCGTACAGCCCTATATAACACTGAGCTTAATAAAGAAGTAGTAGCTAGAACTTTAGGAGCTCGCGTTAAGACTGCAGCGGTGCCTATGAGGGGTACCCTTAAATTAGAATCCGAAGGTTATATCACCGTACCTGCAGGTATGGTTACCGGAGTCTACTACGCTTTAAGAGACGGAGATAATGCTCCAGGTATCTCGCCAGTAGAAGACAAAGGCCGTTTAGTGGTAATTACTTCTGAAGAAATTAAAAAGCTAAAGAAGCTTTTTAAGTCTAAGTTTGAAGCTACTTGCGGTAATGGCCGGCGCTTCACTTATATTGTTCGCCAGGTCTTACCTCCTAATAACGGAGAATGGTGCATCGATATTGATTGTCCGGAACTAGAGCAGTTTCGCCGCAGTTTATTATTAGATCCTAAGCCTACAGGTGGCTTTAGATTAGCTGTCGGAGTAAAGGTAGCAGGCTTTGACGATTTAAACGGTTTAATGGATCCAGTTAAATCAACTGAGCCTATGTTTAACTTTGAGGCAAGCAATGATCACATTCAGTTAAACGAAGAAGACTTAACTAGAGTTACCGGCAGCACCTTACTAAGAGCTAGTCAAAAGGTTTTGAATGCTCAAAAGGGCAGCGAAGATGTAGATGATCGCGATGCCTTAACTTATCAACGTTTCTATGGCCCTGAGGATTTCTTTGCAGAGCGAATAGTTAAAGATGCTGGAGGTGCTTTACGTGGTGCCCTTTTTAAGGCTACCAATAAAGGCAATTTACAAGCATTTAGAAACGGCGTGTTTACTCCGGTACTTAGTGGAGTGTTAATGGGTTCGGGTTTAGGTGCGCCCATTGAAGAAGTTAATCCAATGGAAATTCTGGATCAGAACCTTAGAGTCATTCGCACCGGCGAAGGTGGTATTGGTTCTGCTGCCCACGGTATTCCTGTAGATACCCGCTCCGTTCAACCAAGTCACTTAGGCTTTATTGATCCAGTACGCACTCCAGAATCTTCTCAAGTAGGTGTAGATCTTAGATTAACCATTGGAGCTTTAAAGGGTTCTGACGGCCAGATCTACTCTAAGATGAAGAATATCCAAACAGGTAAGATTGAACAAATACCTGCTAGAACTGTTACCGATGCTGTTGTAGCTTTTCCAGGCGAGCTTGCTAGGGCTTTACGAACCGGCGACCCAGTACGAGCTATGGTTAATGGTAAGATCTCTTACGTAGAGCCTGAGGCTGTACAGTACGAGGTACCAAGCTATGCCAACATGTTTAATTTAAACTCCAACCTAGTACCTGGTATTTCCGGTATTAAGGGTGGCCGCTTATTAATGGGTTCAAAGTACTTCACTCAAGCGTTACCTTTACAGCAAGCAGAAGCACCATTAGTGCAAGCTCTGGATCCCAACGATGCTGAAGGTAAATCTTTCGAAGATGGAGTATCAGCCTATTTAGGTGCTGTAAGAGCAGATGCGGCTTTAGGTGCAGGTTTGGTTACCGATGTAACAGCAGACTACATTGAGGTTAAGCACGGCAAGGATAAGAAGCGGTACGAATTGTACAACAACTTTCCTTTTAACCGTAAGTGTGTTGCCGGAGCTACCAAAGTTTGGATCAAACGAGCAACTGGAGTAATTCAGCAAGTAGCCGCCCAAGACTATCAGCAAGAGTCAGGGGATCTAATAAGATCCATTAATCTGGACACTAAGGCGGCAGCTTGGGAGCCTATCACAGGGTTTGCTAAGATCCCTAACACTAAGCGCCTGGTGCTGACTACTACACTATCTGGCCGTCAAGTGGTTACTACTGAGGATCACTCCTTAGTTACGCTAGGAGACTCCGGAGAGTTAGTGCCCATATATCCAGCTGACTGTGAGGTAGGCGTAACTCGACTGCCTGTAGTAGGAATGACCTTAGGCGCCTGCAGCACCATGGATCACGATACTCATGCTTGGGGCTTATTGGCAGGATTATACTTAGCAGAGGGCCACATACCTGCAAGTCAGCCAAACTTAGTAGTACTGGCCGCTCAACCAGCAGCTCGGCAAGCAGAGCTTAATATCCTTTTGACTACACTTGGGTTTAAAGTTCACGTCAATGCTGTTAGTACAGGTAAAGCCTCTTTTACCTGTAAGCAAACCGCTACTTGGCTGCGGCAAGAGTTTGGACACGGTAGTGGCGCTAAGGCTCCCTCTGAGCAAACTATGCTCCGCTCAGTAGAGTTTCGTAAGGGCCTAATCCAAGGCTACATGTCTGGAGATGGTTGCTTACACTCAGATACTAATGGAGCCGTACAGCTACAAGCTTGGACTGCTAGTTTGTTAATGAGAGATAGACTGGTAGATATTTTGGCCTCTCTAGGAATATTCTGCACACTGCCAAAGACTAAGCTCCACCAAAATGCAGCTTGGAATCCTAGTTATGGCCTGAGAGTAATCTCTAGCCACATTAATAGACTAGCAGCCTGGTTCTGCTACCAGGACCGAAACGAAAAGCTAAATAGTTTAACCTCCCTTAGTTTTAGGGCTGCTACGTTCGACGGGATCCCTGTTACTCAGGCTAGTAGGGTCTTGGCATATGCCGGCACTGGGGCAACAACCCCTCATTCGGTTTACAAGACTGCTACTGCTGGAAGCTACATACAACGGCACCGCATTAAATCCGGAGTGCTTAAGCCTTGGGCAGACTCTGACGTTATGTGGGATACAGTAGTAAGTATTACTAAGGCTGAACCTGCCGCCTATGTCTATGACTTCGAAGTCGCCAGCAGCCAAGTGTTTGCAGTAGATTGCGGTCTACTAGTACACAACACCTACATACACAATACTGCTGGAGTTAAACTAGGAGATCAGGTTAAGCCTGGTCAGTTATTAGCTAAGTCTAACTATACTGACGCTAATGGTGCCCTAGCTATGGGTAAGAACCTCAAAGTAGCATATATGATTTGGGGCGACGAGGAACTAGGTGGTTCCAACTTCGAAGACGGAGTAGTTGTTTCCGCTAGTGCTGCGAAGAAGATGTCTTCAGAGCATATGTACACTGTAGGTTATGACAACAAGGACGACTATACTGCTGATTACAACAAGTTTATCTCGTTGTTTCCTGGGCAGTACTCCAAAGACCAACTAAAGCAAATGGATAGCACCGGAGTAATTAAACCAGGCACGGTTGTTAATCCAGGCGATCCTATTATCTTAGGGGTAGGAGAACGTAAGTCTGACACTTTTGGTTTAGTGAAGAAATCTCGACCTAGTTTTACGAATAGGGCTCAAACTTGGGAACACTCTCAGCCTGGAGTAGTTACCGACGTGACTCCAACCCGAACCGGTTGGCAAGTTGCTATTAAATCCTATAAGCCTATGACAGCTGGTGATAAGCTAGTAGGGCGTTACGGAGATAAAGGTGTTATCTCTGCGGTAATAGAAGATAGTGATATGCCTCAAGATAAGGCAGGAGCAGCTTATGAAGTTATCTATAATCCATTGGCTCTTGTCACTCGGGTTAATCCTGTACAAGCCGTTGAAGCGGCATTGGGGAAGTTGGCAGCCCAGACCGGCGTACCGTACAAAATGCCAGCTTTCATCGACGGATCCCTTATTGACTTCGCTCAAGCCGAACTTAAAAAAGCTAGAGTTTCAGACACAGAAACTATATTTGATCCGAGACTCAACAAGAATATAGATAACGTTTTTACCGGTACTCGCTACTTTATGAACTTGCACCATCAAGCAGAAGGCAAGTTGAGCGGCCGAGATACCGGTGGGTACTCTAATGAAGAAGCCCCAGTAAAGGGAGGCTCCGAAGGCGCTAAGCGTATTGGTATTGCAGATGTTAACTCCCTATTAGCCCACGGTGCTATAGAAGTCCTTAAGGATGCTAGGCTTATCAGAGGGCAAAAGAACGACGAGTACTGGCGAGCAGTTAAAGCTGGCACTCCAGTACCCAACGTAGCCGTACCATTTGTTTGGGATAAGTTCGTAGCTCAACTTAAGGGCGCTGGAGTAAACGTTCAACGCCAAGGCGGCATCATTAACATCTACGGTATGACCAATTCAGACGTTAAGGCTATGTCTGGTGGTGAAGTAAAGAGCCCCAAAGATATAGACTTCCGTACCGGCAAAGCTGTAGATGGCGGCTTCTTTGACGAGAAGATCTTCGGCGTAAACCAATCTTCCTTCGGGCATTTTCCTTTAGCAGCTAAAGTAGTTAACCCGGTAATGGAGGATGCAGTTAGATCCTTAACTGGCTTGACCCAAAAGGATTTCGAAGCTGTAGTCAGCGGCGAAGACGTTAAGGGTATCAAGGGTATGGCTGGCCTTACTGCCTACTTACATAACTACGACATTCCTAGCCAGCAGGCTGCAGCTAAGAAAGAAATGGCTACAGCTAAAGGCCAAAAGCGATCTAATGCTATTACTAAGTTAGCCTACCTAGACGGAATGGCTAAAAGAAAAATAGACCCATCGGAATTCTTGTGGGACTCCATGCCGGTCTTGCCTCCTAGATTCCGACCTATTACTGACACCGGCTCTATGCAGATGGTGGCAGATATGAACTTCCTTTACAAAGAACTCTATTCAATGAATAGTAACTTAAAGGAACTGCAAACTGAACTAGGTGCAGATTCTACAGGTAAAGAACAACTAGCCCTTTACCGTATGGTCAAAGCTACTGTAGGCCTAACCGATCCAGCTTCAGCTAAGTTAAAGCAAAAGAACGTTAATGGTTTAATTCGCCATTTGCTAGGTTCCAATCCTAAGTTTAGTATGTTTCAACGCAAGGTCTTGTCTTCTACGGTCGAAGGGGTAGGTAATGCCGTTATTGCACCTGATCCATCAATGGATATGGACCACGTTGGGGTACCAGAAGATATGGCATTTACAGTATTTAGGCCGTACATTATTAGAGCCCTTACTGCTGCTGGCTCTAGTCCTATTGAGGCCATGAAGCAAGTAGAAAATAAGACCGACTCAGCTCGTAGGGCTTTGTTGTATGAAATGGAAAAAAGGCCGGTACTCATTACTCGAGCTCCGGTACTACACAAATACAACTTCATGGCAGCCAAGCCGGTATTAACTACAGGTAATACCATGCGCATGAGCCCTTCAGTCGTTGTAGGTTTTAATGCTGACTTCGACGGCGATCAGATGCGTTTACACGTACCTAGTAGTGCAGGGGCTGTAAAGGAAGCTTACGACCGCATGTTGCCTAGTAGGAACTTGTTATCGGCTTCCACTATGAAGGCTCACAACTTTATCAAGAACGAGTTCTTATATGGGCTATTCCTAGCCAGCCGTAAGGGTGCCGATAAGAACAACGTAAAATCTTTCCGTACCAAGGATGACGTTATTAGAGCGTTTAACCGAGGTGAAATAGACGCAACGGATACCGTCAAAATAGTTGGAGGAGTGGGTTGATTAAACTCGCCAACAACTTAATTAACCTAGTTCTTAAGCAAGCCGCCGAGCAGCCTGGTTGGTGGTCTACTTTTGGTAATCAATTGGCAGAACCTTTTACAGGTGCTGCAAACTATTGGTCAGGTGGTCGAGTTGGTTCAGATTATGCTGATGATTCTACTTGGTTAGATACTGTGCGTAGAGTTAGAAATGCTGCACCTGGGACGAATAAGGTTCCCCTACGATACCAGAACGATAAACTGTTAGATGCAGCCGCCCTGTCTACAGGGGTTGCTGGCTTAGCCGGCGGAGCCGCAGGCGGAATAGTGGCTGCCCCAGCAATAGCTAGTAATACTCCCGCAGCATTGGCGTTAGTCGCTGGCACATTAGGCGCTGGCTCCAGATTAGTTAGAGGAGCAGGTCGGCTTGCTGCTACTCCGGTCAGAGCTGTTGCTAATACTCCGCCAGGTCGTTTTGTATTTGCCCCTCATTCAGGTCGAGTTAGGAACCTAACAGGGACCTCAAGGGCAGGAAATATAACTAAAAGAGTAGTTACTCCTGCTCTTACTGCTACTTCAGCGGTTGCCGTAAATGATCTAGCTCACCATGCTGCAAACGGGTACGACTTAATGGATAAACGTCGGCAAGAACTAGAAACTCAACTAGTACAGCAAGGAATGTCTCAATCTGAGGCCGCTAGAATAGCTGTTAAAGGTACTTTTGGCTCTGCTTTCGAGTCGCTTAAGCACTATGCTCTTAATCCTAAGTATTATGCGTGGGACGGAGGCGGTACCAATCCCGTAGATCAAGGCTTTGCTAAAACTATGCATTCCAGTGTGCTGCCTAGTGACGCCTATACTACAGCTAGGCAAGGTCTCGGTATTTTGACTAGTGCTCCGTGGGTAGCTCCCTTGAAAGGCGCAGTCCAAGCAGGAGTCAACATGGCTACATCTGTAGGGCTTGAAGGGCCAGCCGCTATCGATGAGTATAATGCAAACCACCCAAGCCTACCGGCTGATGCTGGCTTCTGGGCTAAAGGCAAGCGCATGGCTGACCAAGCAAAAGAGATTGGCGGCTCAAGGTACGGGCAATATATGCAACAATTTTTTGGGGCAGATCAATCACATTTACTAGAAGCCTATAATGCACTCCAAAAAGCTAAAGCTACACCCTGATGGCTAAAGAAAAAAACTTACTAGATTCATCGGTAGAGTTGGCTAAGTTAATAGCCACTCCCAGTTCTACTGAGTCTTTATTTCGAGATGATCAGTATGATCTTAAGCGGCAACACTTGGGGCCTAGTTTTGTTAATACTCAACGCCTTTACGAACTAGCAGACTCAGCGCTATATCAGGCAGGTTATGGTTTACCTGCAGCTGTAGCTGGAGGCTTAATGGGAGGCCCACCTGGCGCTGTGTTAGGTTTTGGTGTAGGTAGTAAGTTAGGGGCCGGCCACGCTTATTGGCAAGAAGCAGCTAGACTTCAAGAAGCTAAGAACACTTTTCGTAAAACCGAAAAACAACTGTTAAATAAACTAAACGCTAGTTTTGGTAACTGGGCCACTATAAGTGCTGTATTAGGAGGCCTAGGCGGAGCAGGCTTAGGGTATGGCTTAGCTGATGGCCCACCTAGTTCTTTTAACCGCATAGCGGCAGCCACTTTGTTGGGCTTAGGCGGAGCTGGCACTGTAGGCTTATTAGGCGGTTTATTCGGTCGAAGCCTAACTAGGGAAAAACTTAGAGCCAATCCTAAACTTGCCCCCACTATTAAACTTTACGATTAATTAAACATAAGGTATACTACTCTCTCCACCTTATTACCGTTAAAGGAACCACCTATGATTAAGCTCGCATCGAATTTAAAAAGTGCCTACGCACCCCACAGTCCAAATTATGGCAAACAAGCAATGGATGTTCCCCAAGGTGGCAGCGTACCTGATGCCCTCAACCTGAACGCTCCTTTTACCTACGATGGCGCTACCGAAGCAGGTAAAATTCCAGCTGCCGCTATACTTGCATTGCTCGGCGGCGGCGCAGGCGCTGCCGGCGGGTATTTTGCTAGCGATGACAAGAACAAGAAGCGTAATGCAATTATTGCCGGCCTCCTAGGCGCCGGTGCTGGTGGTGCAGCTGGCTACTATGGTGCAGGTATGAGTACAGGAATTAAGGGCCGTAACACCAAGTTAGACCACACCATTGGTGGTTTAATGGCAACTGGTGACGAACGCTTCAGCGGTCGAGGCTCGTTTGGCGCTTACCTTAACGATTTGCTTAGTTCCGGAAACTCGGATACCACGACAACCATTGGTCAGGCAGGTTTAGCTGCCGCAAATTACGGCAAGATGTTGGCTAGTGTACCTTTTAGGGCTTATGACAAAATGACAGCTGAATAAGTTAAAACCGTTACCTTTAAAGGAACCAACTATGATTAAAATTGCAAACAACCTTAAATACATGATTTTAAAGCAAGCAGCTGCTACTCCTGTAGCAGAAGAGCTCCTTGGAGATCAGGATGAGTTGGATGTCAACAATAACGAGCAGCTTGATGCAGAAGACTTTAAACTACTTCGTGCTAAGAAATCTGACTTAGTAATCAAGGAGACTAAGCCGCTGCCAGGTCTGCTTCTTGGTGGCCTCTTAGGTGGAGCCTTTGGCAGCAGACTTACGTAAAATTTTAGAACTAAATAGATCTCCCGTCAGTGTTTGGTTAATATCACGACAAAACCCCCAGCCAAAAAACTTTGGCTGGGGGTTTTATTTTATTGGGGTTAAAGTTAAACTATTTTACCCTTAAACACCTCAAGCTTATATCGTAAATTAAGCCCATTTATACGTTAATATAACTAGACGTACACCCCTACCAATTGATGCCTCCTAAAAAGAGGTAAAATTGATGCAATGTATGTTACTCCTACAAGGAGGCATAGCATAAAAGCAAGAAAAAAAAGGTAAGTATCAAGTGACTCAAGGAATTAGCCAGACGTTAACCGCAATGGTGATCGAATACCAAATAGCCCGGACAAACATCCGAAGCAGGTTACAACTCAGCCCTACAGGAACTGTTAAGGAGCCCTGCTACTTTGACACCTGCCATAACAAAGTGGTTATGCCTGTAGTACTAACCACAAGAAAAATAGAGCTGGTAGAGCCAAACAGCAGCAAAGTGTTTTGTATCGGGTACAGTCAACCTGCAATTTGCGATACTTGTCGAGCTAAAGCCTTTGATCAGTACCGCAAATTGCTACTAGGTATGGTCTTTGAGGCCGAACTTTGGACCGCCTTGTTGTTACACAAGGGCCTAAAAGGGCCAAAGCTGCAACACAGGTTTGGGCAAGTGTTGGCTTGTCGAACTAGGCTGCTTACCGAATTGCCTGAGCCGTTGGATCCTCCGACCTCCTTAGGCTGCGCTTGCAGTTCAATAGCCAATCTTGTAATCTTGGCCCAAGAGTATCAGTACAATGGCCATTGCAGCTTAGGCTTTGGGGACGCCATGAAAATGATTGAAGCAGACTGAGCCACAGCATCTGTAGCTCAGTTGGATAGAGTAGCGGCCTTCTAAGCCGCTGGTCGCTGGTTCGAGTCCAGCCAGATGCGTTAACAATATCCATTTGCCTTTAACACTATTTTAAACAACTAACTTAGACTCGAGTTAATTGTTTAAAATAAACGTTAAATACCATAGGCCTACGGGCCACATAACATAACAGCTATCATTTGAATCTATTAAACCCTAAAAAGTTTTTTACTTCAAATGATAGCTGTGTTATGTTAATTAATAACTGTTCCGTAGCTATTAAATGGGCACTTACGTAAAGGCAAAAACATGATTCCAGTTCAGACAATCGAAACGTTAGAGCGATACTTGCTATTGGGAATTCCCCCCGGAGATGGTATTAAGGCCGTCTTGGAAGGATCTTTATTCTGCGCAATCAGCAGATTGGATAAAGAAAACTTAGCGGCACTCAAGCCGTTGTGTATTCTGCTTTTAAACGACTTTCCCTGTGCAGCCATTGGGTCAGCCAAGAACGTTCGTAGTTGGATCAGCAACGAGAAGAACATAAGGACTCAATGTGCGCCAGTGGCTCAACACGCCTGCATGCGAATGCAGCGGCAAGTAACTGCATTCGCTGTAGTCCACCCAGACGTAGCTGACGTAGAGCAGTACATGAGGGCTCTCATTGATATAGTTGGTTAAATCTATTAGCAAGGAGCGGCTACGTGAACTTGTACCTTGACTACTGGGTTCCCGCCAGCAACAAGCCTAATGCAATCATGCGGGTCGAAGAGATAAAGTATGCCATAAGCAGCAACGTAGGCAGATCTTGGGTAACAAGAGTCATGTTCCTAACCCAGGAAGCACAAGCAGCTAAAGCATTTGTTGCTGATTTGGCTCCAGCTTTAGCTGAGAAGGTTTCAATACATTCAGTTGCAAATCGACCAACCTTTCAACAGTTCTTCGACTTGGCAAATAAAAATACTGATTCAACGGCAGTACATGTTCTGCTTAATAACGACATCGTATTAACGGAATCCTTTAGCAAACTGTCAACAATGTTGCAAACCCATGACTTCTTTTGCATTACTCGGTACATACTTGTTGAGCCTTGTTCCCAAGTGTGGCAGCTGGATCCGCACAAGGAGTACAGCCAAGACGTTTGGAGTTGGCAAGGCCAAAATAAAATAACCAATGCTAACTTTGAAATGGGCCAAATCCGTTGTGATCAGTGCATTGCCTACACGGCAGCAACAGCAGGTTATTTGGTTTCCAACCCAGCCTTAACGTTACAAGCCAGGCATATACATATGTCGAATTACCGGACCTACAGTAAGGCCGGCATGCTTACTTTGCCTGGTAAGCTAACTCCACCTACTTCTTTAATCAAGAAAGAAAACTAAATGACCAACGCCATCATTGCTGATCTCATTGCTGGTCTTGGATCGGGTGAATTCTGGGCGGATGTCCTTTCAACCTTCATCAAAACCTTCATCATCCTCATCGTCTTCATCCTCCTCATCCTCCTCTTCATCGAGCATGAACGCGAAAGGGCAGCGATTCGCCGCTCTTATGACGCAGATATGCTAGCTTTAGAGCAAGCTGAAGCAAACCGAAGAGCTCTTATTCGCGATAGAATCCATTACCTTGAACAGCTCGCGCGTAAAGGCGATCTAATAGCCTTTCAAGAATGGAAGTATTTGACTGGAAATCACGATGTCGTTGACATTGGACGAATGCCCGACATCACCTTTACGGGAGTCATGGTCGATTTATGACACATTTCCTTGTTGTTCCTGTTGTTCCAGACCTAGACGCAAAGACCATCATGCGCAATAGAATCCATTACCTTGAACAGCTCGCGCGTAAAGGCGATCTAATCGCCTTTGAGGAATGGAAGCAATTAGCTGAGATTGCTGCAAGACCGCAAACCGCAGATGAATGGCTTTCTTCTCTATCGGATGACGATAAGCTCAAATTCTATCAGGAGTTGGCTCGATACCTTCGCTGAGAGCTCGATTGATCCACAACCGCAAGGCACTCCGCACACGCCGCATTCAGACAAACACCCAAACCAACAAGAAAGAAAGACATGAAAGCTAGTAAAGAAGATGCACAAGCAGCAATAGCCATGCTGCAGCCAGCACTGGTTAAAACTTTTAAGTATCTAGCAGCTGAGTGTAGGCTGCTAGATGTTGGCTTATATGAATGCGCAATGCGAATTAAGCTGGAGTTTCAAAAGATTAACGACAACATCGATGTTGCTGACTTTAATAACTTTTGTTTGTTTGGTCATTATTTTACCGACCAATACAACGCCTTAACCGCAGCCAATTTAATAAGCCAGCTTGGCCAGGATAGGTTAAGCTTATATCTAGGTGTTGTCCACGATTACTCAGGCCCTTACATCATGTTGGTTGGGCTACGTAATAGCGACAAGAAAATTGCAACTGCGGCTCTGCTTGGGCCGCCTGAGTGGCAGAAAACAGTGGATGCGTTACTCGCCGTTGCAGCTGTGCAAAATAATGCAATGCAAGGGCTAAAGAAAATGCCCGTAATTTCGCGTGGCCGCGTTTACAAGTTTTCTTACAGAAAGGGCAAAAATGGGTGACTCGATAGTTTGCGAATTGGCGTACTGCCAGTTATGCAATTCATACGCTATCTTGGACCTGGCAACAAAACTGCTGGCAAAAAGACAAACATACTTAATAAGCTGCTTAGCTCCCATTGAGCAGGTCATATTTAATACAGCAGATTCTAGGCTGGTGACAAATGAGTCTATCACTGAGCTGGTAAACGCATGGGACCGGTACAAGGAAGCAGCAGACAGAATACCCATAGATGAGGGGTACCAAAACGACGTGGATGGACTCGCACCAACGATACACGCGTTTGAGGAGTGTTTGTTGCTGTACATGGCCGCAAATGAAACTAAGCAGTAGGTACTTGCTAATTCAATCTACTAGCAGTACTATGTGCTAGCTAGTTAGGCCCAGGTGGCGAAATTGGCAGACGCAGCGGACTTTGATTTTGAACTTACTGGCAGACGCGTTATACTAAACGCCATGTTAATATGTTCTAAATGTGACAGTCCAAGACAAGTCGGTCGAAAGCTTTGCAGAATGTGTTACTTACTAACCAAAAGAGAATCAGCTAAACAGCGCTTTGAAACTCAAGGCAGGTATTCCTATACCTTGTCTTGTAAAGCATGTAGTTGTGTTTTCTCTGCGGCTAGAGGATCCGCTCTATTCTGCAAAGCTTGTAGAAGTCTTTTATGCGATAAAGGAGTTCATACAAACCAGTATGAGTACGATCCTGAATCGTTTAAAGCAACCGGCCAGCTTTGGAAGCACCGTGCAATAGCGGAATCTATTCTAGGTAGAAAACTTCAAACCCATGAAGTAGTCCATCATATGGACGCCAATCCTAAGAATAATGATTCAACTAATCTCTTGGTAATTACCAGGAAGATGCACGGCCGACTCCATTGGTTCTTGAATTGTCAAAGAGTCATCTTTGAGAAATCAAAGATTGAGAATATCGAGAATTGCTGGAATAGCCTTATAGTTCCCATGACTACAACGTGGCTGGAAACAGCGACCGTGAAAGTTATAAAAATATGGGAAATTGGCCAATCAGCAGCCGAGCCGCTAAGCAACGAGAAAACGTTGCAAGTGGAAGGTTCAGAGACTATGCACGATACCCCTGACCATTTAGTTGAAGGGGAAGATATAGTCCAGACTACAACCGAAAGGGCCGGAGAAATTCCGGAGTAGTAAGAAAATCCGCAGCCTTCAACGGCATGGGGGTTCAAGTCCCCCCCTGGGCATTCGTACTAAATAAAAACAAGAAAAGGAAAACTATGACAGGCGCAACGACAGATATAACCTGGATAGACAAAGATACTGGGTATCCTTGCGTAATGGTGAGAAATCCCTGGGCAGGGCACTTGTGCGGGTATGTATTGTTACCTGCTGGGCATCCATTAAATGGGGTTCCTTATCAAGATGTGGTAGGGGTTGAGGTACACGGAGGGGTAACCTATTCAGCTTCAGCAAAAAGCTTAGGAGGGATGGCAACTGAGTGGGCCCTTGGCTTTGACTGTGGCCATTTTTGCGATAAAGCCAAACCAAAAAACGAGGACTACGTTAGAGCTCAACTAACTCAGTTGGCTTTACAGCTCAAAGACATAAAAATTGAGCAAGTTATTGCTCGTTACTCGCCACCTGCAACCCCTTACGATAAGGAGTCTACCTTAGCTGCAATCGATGCAGCAGAAATGCTTGGTAGTCTAATTAAAGACTTGCAAAAACGCCGAGACTTTACGTTAACGCTGAGAGTGGCTAACGCCGAAACAGAACTTGGAAACTTTGAGCACGCAATAAAGTTGGTGCTCAAAGCTGTGGCTTCCGTCGACAAAGTTGAATTGGAACAAAAGGATTAACATTGGAAACAGTTGAAATTGAAACAACCGAGCAACATACACTCAAGCCTTTTATTGATCCGAGGATCTTGGAAGCCTTGGCTGAGTTTGAACACGTTCAGTGGATGGAATGGGCAAAGGCTTTACTATTGAGCGAACCTGGTATAAGCCAGGCTCGCAAAGATCGTTGGGCTGGATTGTTGGTGCCTTATGCTGAGCTTTCAGAAGCCAGCAAAGAGCAAGACCGAGAGTGGGCTCGAGGGGTAGGAAAGATTGTGATGACTGCAATTCTTACGGGCTTGTACCAACTGCCCGAAACCCCTGACACCCCAGAAACACCTCTTACAGGGGCGCAGCCATGACTGAAGAAATTGCAGAGTTAAAGAAAGAGATTGCAGAACTTAAGGCCGAGTTATTGAAAGTAACGACGTTGGCTAAGGAGTTAGTAATCCAGGCTAATTCTGGACTTCAAACAGAATTCAAAGGATACCGAACAGCCTCCCATATGCTTTCCCCGGAGCTAAAGGAAGCGATGCAAGCAAGGAAGCCTTAGAAGCATTTCACGAATACTGCAAGCAATACATTGAACAAGGAAATACACAATGATTAAGACACTTATCGCAACAGCTCTGGTCGCAACTTCGGCACTCGCATTCGCCACACCCACACCACCTGGTGAGGGACTTGGTGGTCGCCGCGCACCATCTGGCGATACTCAAGTCAATCGTCCTGGTGGGCTACTTGGAGGCGCTGGCGCCGACGGAGGATTCTCCGCCGATGGAAGCGGCAATCCAGATACCGATACCAAAGCGCCGAAGTTCATTCGCACTCCAATCAGCAAAGACCAAGTGAATGAGTATTCCGACCTTCTGCGTCAAGTTTTGATTGATGCCAAGACACTCAAGGAAGTCAAAGCACTGGTCAGTCAATGGGATGATTCAACCACAATGGACAAGAAGGGCGTTCTCGACTTGATTCAAGGGCAACAAGAACTCGCCAGCAAGGAACTCAAAGTCAAGACCATTCGTTTCGTCCTTGATGAGAACTACGATGAGTTCGCCAAGGGAGTCCGAATCAAGGACGGCCGTGATGCTCTCAAGAAGAAGTATGACGATCTGCTGAAGATGTATGACGACCTCAGACACCACCGATGACACTTCAACTCTTTCTAGCGTTAGTATTCTGACAAACACTTCGACCGAATTGAAATCAAGGAATTTAGGTGATGAAGCCTCGCTAAGCTAATTACAATCGTTTTGGTTGACTGACTTTCGTTGGTATTTTACTTAAGGAGTAACATGTATTTTGACTTGAATTACGCGTTGGTTGGATTTTTCTTGGCTCTTACTGGTTTTGCGGTAGTGACCGTAATGTACTGGAATACAAAAAAGCAACTCGCAGAGTTGATTGACAGCCACCAAATGCGAGACGTCTGGAGTGAATTCGAAAAGATGAGCGCAAGCCTGGCTGAGTTTGAAGCGGAATTGAAAGCTATAGAAGATAAGGAAGCCTGCTGTAAGGCTTCTACTCGACGGTAACCGATCACAGCTATTACCTCCGATTTACCCCGCTAGTTAGAAGCGTACTCTAACTAGCGGGGTAGTTTTTCAAAAAGTAACACGATCTGGCCTCACTAGGAGTGCAGATCCTAACATGTAATGACCGTAATGAAAACAAAAAAAGAAATTCATGAAGTTAATCGATACATTACTACCATTTACCACCGCTTCACTGTCGAAGCGCAGTCACAGCCATATGTAACAATTGGCCCTTACAAATATAGGACATTGGCAATGGTAAAGGGGGAAATGGAAGCTAAGAAGATTCGACGGCGGCGCGGCGGCTGGACGACATTTGAGGTGGTAACCATATGACTACTGTCCTACCTACCCTATATTCTAAGAATGAAGATGGCTCAGTTCAGCAGTGGACCATATCAACAGCCGACAACGTTATACATAAAAAATACGGCAAAGTCGGCGGCAAGATCCAAGCAACCACTGATGTTGTTGCTGAGGGCAAGAACTTAGGCAAGAAGAACGCTACAACGGCTAGTCAGCAAGCAGCATTAGAAGCCCAAGCTCAGTGGGAAAAGAAGCTTAAAAAGGGCTACACCAAAACTCAAGCGGCTACCAAGGCAGGCAAGGTAGATGCTTGCATCACGGGAGGCCTAGAGCCTATGCTGGCTCACAAGTTTAGTGAGCACTCAGCTAAGATCACCTACCCTGCATACGTTCAGCCTAAGCTTGACGGCATTAGGTGCATTGCAATGTTGCAGGCCGGAGTTTGTACTTTGTGGACCCGAACCCGTAAGCAGATTACTAGCTTGCCTCACATAGTTGCAGAGCTGGAACGGCAATGGGCTGGCCGAGAAGACATTAACTTTGACGGAGAACTGTACAACCACTCCTACAAAGATAAGTTTGAGGAAATCGTTAGTTTGGTTAGGCCTACGGAACCCAAGGCAGGTAACGAGGTAGTGCAGTACCACATCTATGATGTGGCTGTAGGGTTCTATGGGTTTAAACAACGCATGGAACTAAGAGATAGGCTAAAGCCAAATAAAACATTGGTATTGGTGGCCACGATACTTATGGATGAGGAGGGGGTTACTGAATACTTCGCCAAGTGCCGTAAGGCCGGGTACGAAGGCGCAATGATTCGGAATGCCGCTCCACTGTATGAGAATAAACGTTCTTACAATCTGCAGAAGATTAAAGAGTTTGATGACGCTGAGTTCGACGTCATTGGAGTTGAAGCAGGCAGAGGCAAGATGGCGGAATGCGCTATCTTTCGCTGCGTCACTAAGAACGGGGCGGAGTTCTCTTGTAAAATGGAGGGAGAACTAGATAAACTAAAGCCTTACCTTAAGGCACCTAAGACTGTTATTGGCAAACTACTAACAGTCAGGTATCAGGGGTTAACTAATGGAAATGTGCCACGGTTCCCAATTGGAGTAACTTTGAGGAATTACGAATGACCGCAGTATCTTTTCATCCAGGCTGGGCAGCCTATTGTTATTCTCAAAAAGGAATAACTGCCATTGCAGCTTACATTAACATGGTTGGAGTCTCTAACGAAGGGTTTTCTGATTTTAGTACGCTAAGGGCAACCTTAATAAAAACTGACCCAAGGCTAAGTCAATTCTTACCTTGCGGGGATGACTCTGAGAACAAGTTTTCCAATGAAGAATTTACAGCTTTATTGGAACTAACGGGAATGTTGCGCGGAGCTGAACTTAACGCGGATCTATTGTTTACAGGCATTGCCTGCATGGCGCACGGGGTAGGGCGAATAGTAAGCTATTATTCGTCCGGCACCGACAATTGCGACTTAGAGAATACGGAGGTTAAGGTCCTCAGAGCAGGCTACGATAAGCCGAATACTTTAACAGTGGCTACTGAAGAAGAATGCCAAGCAATTTTTGATAAGTATAATCTGGACCCAACGATCTTCTACAACGAGCTTAACTCGGATGGAGGAGCGGGAGATGGAGATATATACGATAATTTGTTTAGCGTTACATTGTTAGGCCCTGAAGCAGGAACCCTAAATAATGTGTTGTTGACCACCCACCACTACAGCAACTCACAGGAACCAGAGGAAGAAACTTAATGGCCCACCCTTATCATCATGCATTATCTAGTGCCCAACGTTTTGGAGGTTGCGCTGATGATTACCAACATTTACACGATTGGTTTGACCAGACTAAGGCTCATTTGCCTGATGTTCGCCACCGAGCCATCTTACATTCCAGCTTTGGAATCTTTCTACTGGAACAAGTGTTTGGTACTACGTTGACGCGTAAGTCCGACGGAGTTAAAGTGCCCGTAAGAACAATAGGAGAGTACCACGTACTCGAAGATATGGGCTTTGTGCCTACAGCAGAACAATGGTTAAAGAACTTACCCATTGAGCCCTGGATGATGCGAGGTGGAAAAGCGTTCACTAAGCAAATCAAACAGATAACCGCAGCAAAAGAAGCCGAAACAGATTCTAGAACCGCCATACCTTGTGGAGCCCTTACTTGAACCTTACTGACCTCTTAGTAACACCTATGCTAAACGTCTTGTTACCCCTAGTGCTAGTGCCTAGCGCTTTAGCTGTATTATGTTTGATGCAGTATCAACCTGTAATAAGGTGGAAGCAAGGACTAAAGTGGACCTCCATTGGGCTGCTGGTCCTCTACAATTTATTGTTCCTTTACGTGTTAGGCCAACTATGAACACTCTGCTGCTGACAACTATATCAATAATTGTAGCTACAACCTACGTCGCTGGATTCTCCCAGGCAGACCTTCTTACATTTAAGAGACTTACTGCGTCAGCGCAACAATGTCAAAACGAAGTAATTGAAGCCCAGGAAAAACACAATGAGTAAATCAAAGAAAATGATCGCCTATGAAGAGGCGCGAGCCAAACATAAAAAAGTATTATTAGACTTCTTTATTCTGTGGCAGCAGGAACAAGAAACTAGTAGAAAACTACATAATATGGTGAATGGTGTAGATCAATGCAGTTCCCGCCTATGCAATGCGTACCATGCTCTTAATTCAAACGAAAAAAAGAAGATAAAATGAGCACCACCTTTCTAATAGGTTGCACGCATTTTGGGCATGAGAACGCCTACAAGTTCATTAGGAGTAATGGCGTAAGAGTGCGGCATGAATTTACCAACGCCAAAGAAGGCGACGAGGCGATGGTGGAGCGTTGGAACAATACTGTCCGGAAGGGGGATAAGGTTTATGTTCTGGGTGATGTGGCATTCCACAAAGATCATCTTAAAATTCTACACTCACTTAATGGCAGCAAGGTGCTTATCAAAGGCAATCACGATACTTTGACTTTACCGCAGTACGAGAAGTACTTTCGGGATGTACGAGCAACACATAAACTCGATAATGAAATTCTATCGCATATTCCTATTCACCCTGGCAGCCTATGGAGAGGAAAACGAAAGTGCTGGATGACAAACATCCATGCTCACCTTCACGCCGAAGTAGTCAATAGGGTTGATGGCCAAGACGGTGAAGACGGAATCGAACCTGATGCAAGGTACTTCAGTGTGTGTGTTGAGCGAATCAACTACACGCCAATCTCCCTTGAGGAAATCCGAAAGAGAGTATTACAATGACTTATGACATCGTTTGCGTAATTCTTTCTCTTGTAACTCTTGCAGCGTGCGTTTATGGGCTGTACTGCGCACTTATGCCTGCTTGCAAAGAAGAGGACGATTATGACGAGTTTGACAAGTGAGGAAGGAGCCACAATGCTAGACCCAACAGAGTATGACCCAAATTCTAAAGACCTTACAGATGACCCTAACTTCTTAGGGGACAACGATCACGGAGATACCATCCCCGCACCAAAGTGCGGAGTGTGCGGAGTGCCTTGGGCAGATCACATGGGAATCATGGGAGTTTGCTTAAATAATAAAGCATTGAAGGAAGACCTCAAGGACAGTCTAGAGGCACACGATGAAATGCGGTTAGAGATTGCCCGACTCATCAAAGAGCGAGACGAGGCACGGCGTATGTATTGTGAGGAGAGGTCTTGTCCTACTAGGAAGTACTACGGTCCTTTAGTGAGTAAACATTCTATTGCAGGTAATAATATGTGGGATTGCTTCAAGGAGGAAACACCATGACTACCCCCAAAACCAATATCCCCGACACGACTATGTCATTACAAGAGGTCCTTGTTGAGGTGTTTGCACGGCACAATGCAGAATGCCTGCGACTCACAGAGCAGCGCGACGAAGCGCGTCGGGAAGTGTGTGAGTTTGAAAAGTATTGCAGAGAAGAAGCCATTCGGCGCGGATGGGATTGCTTCAAGGAGGAAACACCATGATCAAAGTAATATCGTATTATACCCTTGCTGTTTGCGTGGGTGTGGCAATTCATATAGGTGTGTTTGTATTTTTAAACAGATACTGTGGATTATCTCCGTTAACTTCAGTTGGGATTCAAGGATTTCTAATTACCCTTAGCAACATTGCAAAGAAGATTACAAAGGAGACACCATGAAGTTGCCCCCATGGGACTGCTTCAAGGAGGAAACACCATGACTGAACAAGAAAGAAACAAAATGATTGATCCTGTTGCCGCTGCTCGTCGTGATTATGACAACGCCGATAAAGCGTTCAACTCGAATCCAACCGATGCCAATCTCGCCATCTACGAGATTGCACGAAAGGCACTTCTGCTTGTCGCACCTGTAGTCGCCGCCGTCGATGAAGATCAGGACGAGCGTCCATTCCCTGATTCGGACGAAGCGATTCGTGCGCTTCAAGATGATGCGGACGAGATGGAAGCGGAGATTGTGCGACTTCGTGCTGAACTCAAGACTGCTCTCGCCGAACGAGATGCCGCACGACAGGATGTCCGCACCGCCGATGCTCACTTCGGACACGCTCTATGGCGTGAAGATTCAAACGCCTAAACCTCTACAAGAAAGAAACAGACACATGAAGACGCTCACTTACACCGATTTCCGCTCTGCGCTGTACGATCTTCCCCGTGGTGTGCGGATCAAGTTCACGCTTTGGTGCATCGGGCGCGCCAACAAGTTCGCTGATTGGGATGTCAATCCGCAACTCGCCGTTGTGAATCGTTACCTCGACGGCAAGGCAACCAAGGAAGAGGTTGCCGCCGCAAGGGATGTCCTCTATCGTTCTCCCGTCTGTTCATCCGTCCGTGCGGTGTATAGCCTTTGCTGCGACATCTGCGAGGAGAACTCGCAGGGTGAACCTTCAGTGGATGATCAGTATGATCAGTCGTGCTTAGGGGCTATCTCCGTCTCTGCGTATGGCGTGTCGTTGGGAGTCGCTGAAAAGAAGTGGGAGAAGTGGATAAAGAAGCATGAGTTTCAGTATCCGCCTCTGAGTTGGGGACGGCTTCAAGAGGAGAGGGCGGGATTTGATGTGATGCGGAATGAAGCACAGAAGAATGAGTATGCTGCGCAGTTTGCAGAACTGAACCGTCTTCTGGAGGAAACACAATGACTCAACAAGACTTAATCACCGCTCTGGAGGACAACCAACGGCTGCGCATTGAGCGCGACGAGGCGCGGCGGGAAGTGTGCAGGTTGATGTCCATGTTTAATGCGGAAAACTCAGTTGAAATTGCAGCATCTCGTAGTTGGGATTGCTTTAAGAAGGAGGAGGAAAACCCATGAATATCTTTGTAGTCGACCCTGATGCAAGACTTGCAGCAGTTATGCTATGCGACAAGCATGTGGTGAAGATGATCGTGGAGGGCTGTCAGATGCTCTCCACTAATCATCGGCTATCCGGCAGTCCTACTGTGTATACTATTCCGTTTGATCTGTACAAACAGGCTTTTGCCAATCATCCTTGCACGCTATGGGCAAGGCAAACCAAAGAGAACTACATGTGGTTGGCAGATCACACGCTTGAACTCTGCCATGAATACACACGAAGGTACAATAAAATACATTCTTGTGAAGCCATGGCTGTTTGGTTCTCCAAGTATTATCCCCTGAGTACTCCCGATGGAGAATTGACTCCATTTGCACAAGCAATGCCCGTGGAGTATAAGCATAGTAATGCAGTAGTTGCTTACCGTAACTATTACATCGGAGAGAAAAGCAAGATAGCCGTATGGAAAAATAGCAACCCACCGTCGTGGTGGCTTGCTTAGCCAGTAACTTTAAGGACTTTTATGCCCAACACTCAGTACAACGGTTCAAATAGTTTTGTGTTAAGCGCTTTACGGCTGAATAATGAGAATTTGGTAAAAGAAATAGAACGCTTAGAAGAAAGCAATAAAAAATTGGTACAACAAGTTAAGCAGGCTACTGCTGATATCCAGGCTTTGTTGATTAAACTTAGCCCCCACTTGAGTGGGCCGGAGTTTTATGCTACTTTAAAGGAGTTGCAAATAGCTCAAGTACCAGCAGTTAGCAGTGAAACTGACGGGCCAGATGCGGATCCAAATACAGGAATACCGTACGGAGATCTTACTTAAACGGTATATCGGCCTAATGATTAAAAAACTTAAACCTAAAAATAAAATAACCACACCCGTAGTATTTTATTCTCGCTATGGGGTTAAGCGCACCATTACCAAAATTAGCGAAAACACCTATCAGGTAGCAGGGCAAACTGAATTCATTCGAGCTAGCAGTGAGGTTAAAGCTCCTAACCTACTGGTTTACTTTGATTTTGAAGGTGGACCTGATTATGCGCTAAACCAGCTATTTCCTGACCCAGGCGGCTCAGAGCGCATAATTCAAATAACTCAGTTACCTTTTGTTGAGCCCGGCGTAGTTATAATTCAAATAGTCACCAAAACTGAGGAAACAAAGCATGGCTAAGGCATTGACCAAAAAGAAGGCGGCTAAGAAGCTTAACGCAGCTAAACCGGTCAAAGACACTATGGCTGTTGTAAGCGAAGCAATCCAGATCTGTTTGCCTAAGAACCACCCGCATGGGCAGCTCTTAAGTCAGTATTACAATAATCTGGAACTTGGCCCCGTTCAGGCAGCTAGTATCTACCCTTCCACTCTAGCGGAACTCGTTACCCAGATTGAGTTACTAGGGCGATTTGCCGGAGTCATGGATCTTATGCAGCAGGCATTAAAAGAGCACATGGAGGCCAAAGACCTTAAACTGGCAAATAACGTTGCCTTAAGTTTGGACACAGTCACCCGAGTAATTCACGAAAAATTTGGACCAAAACCTAGATGACCGGTAATTGTTATCAGGATCCTTTAGCTGCAAATCCTTGGCTAAATAGGTACTTAGTTTTAGCTAAGCCTATTTGCATGGCCATTACTCGCAATAAGAAACACGTGTCTTACATCTTGTGCAAAGGTAAAGTGGTAGCCATAGGTAATAACAGCTTTAAGGGCCATCCTAAGGCTGCAGCCCTAGGTTACCGCTTTGGCGAACAGCACTCAGAATTAAACGCATATCTTAAGTGCAATGAACGCAATAAGCTTACTCTAATCAACGTGCGCTATAATGCCAAGGGCGAACTTAGAATGGCTAGGCCTTGCGCCATTTGTATGCCTTGGTGCACTACACTTTTTGACGAAATATACTATACTGACCCCGATGGCCAAATTAGGCTGCTTGACAAAATCAACGGCAACATATACAGTACTTTACGCTTGCAACGAGCAAGCTGATAACATATGAAAGCCCTAACCCTAGGCCTTTCTTTAACTATTACACATTTGCAGCTAATCCCTTTGCCTGGTAAAATTACCACTTCAACCTTAAGGAGCTAACACTATGGGCAGTTTTCCAAACATGGTCGCCGGTCAACTTTTAAAAGCTATTTTCGTAACCCCGTTTAGTTCTGGCGCTGTAGCTACAGCAAGCGGTACAGTCTGTTCGTTGTATAACAGCGACACCACCACTACTCTGGCTGCCGGCGGCGGATTCTTAGGCACTAGTACAGCGGGTGCGCAGCTACTGTACTTGGGCCTAATAACACACCCAGGCGCAGTAGGCGGACAAACCGTCCTAACAATGGCCGACGTTAATATCACCTCCAACACCAATACCTTAGCTGGCACCGCGTGGGTACCAACTGGCGGCGGCGGCACCTCAGGTGCATCGATTGAGTTGATAGATAGCGGCTACACCAGACAAGCATTTACTGCCACTTTGGCTAACACCGCCGACGGCGGTACCCTTGCAGCGGTCACTTTACCAGTTGCACAAGTTAACTTTGGCACGATCGCAGTCGCAGTAACCGGTGCAGCAGTTGGCTTCTTTATCTCTTCCGTTCTCACAAAGAACACCGGCGCCGCACTCAGGCCACACGTTATTGCCTACGGCCAGCTTAGTACGGCTAAAGCGCTAGGTGTTGGAGATCAGCCTACTTTTGCAGCTAATGCAATTACTATTACCTTAGACTAAAACTATAGGTAAGGAGTATTGCCGTGGATACTACCAAAGGTTTAGAGTTGTTATTAGCCTTGATTGCAGGCGGAGTAATTACCGCCGCACTCAATGCAATATTTAATAGAAAGAAAACCACGGCTGAAGCTAAAAAGATTCGAGCAGAAAGTGATGTAGCTTTGATTGATGTAGCCCTAAGAATGACTGATCGCTTACAACAAGCAATGGTTACCTTAGAGCTTAAAACAGAAAATCTAGCAAAAGGCAATGCAAGGCTTGAACTAGACCTAGCAGAAATGAAAATTCGAAACTTAAACATGGGCCAAGAAATTGAGCTCCTAAAGCGCAGAAACGATGAGTTAGAAAAGACTTGCACCTACCTCAGTAAAGAAAACAATACGTTACGGCAAGATTTAGAAAACTGCATCAAAAAGGACTAAACTATGATTAACTTACTCGCAGACTTTACCGGATTCGTCACTAACACCATTGGCCTTATTTCTTGGACCGTCCTTATGTTCGTCGCTGGTACGTTCTTTGGTACCTCGGTATGGGCTTGGATGAAGCCTAAGCTTCCTTGGAATAAGTGATAGCCCCAACGGCAATATAGCTATATTAGCTAAATAAAGCTATAATAAAGCCACCTTAGCGTTAAGGTGGCTTTATACTTTTAGGAGAACCACTATGCATAATAAAAATTGGCGGAACAAACTAACAGACCCAACCTTTACTACTAACGATTCAAGCATCGAGGTAGTTGACGCAGGGAAAATTAAAGTAGTTGAAGTAGTTGAAGTAGTTGACGCAGGGGAAATTGAAGCCCTTGTAGTTACGGAACCAACGCCAAAGGATGATGGCGAACCAGATTTCGTGATCATGGCTGTAGCAGCACCTGTAGTTATCGCGGAACCAACACCGGCACCCGTTGTAGCCCCCACAGTGCACCGAGTCATACCAACCATCTTCTAAGGTAAAAAATGCCGGTAGTGTTACTTGCCGCTGCTAATGCTGGTGCCTACGCTGGCACCAGCAGCCCATTAGGCTCTGGTCAATTAGACTCCACCCCTGGTTCCGGTTACGGGGTTACGGTACCTTGCCCTGGGGTTTTTCCTGCCTACATCAACTGCAGTTCTAAAACCCTAGGCTTGGATACTAGCGTTGAAATTACAAGCGTAATAGCAGGTCCGGAACATCTACTAGTCCGGGAAAAGCATTCCCGCCTATTGCCATTTAGCGGCAACCGAGTCCGAATAATAGAAGCAGCCTACGCTAATAGAATTCTTGGCGGACGCTACACTGAAGATTATGCTACTCCAGTGCCTGTACTAAAGCCCTATGGCGGATTAAGAAATATTCTTTTAAATGGTATTCCTCAATCCATTCTGCAGTTAAAACAAGCTGTCGCCGAGCCTACTATCGGTGGTAATGCCCAGCAGGCAAGTGACCCGTTAAACTATTACGAGTTCTATAACACTGGATTTAGATACCCTAACCTTATTAGTAATTTTAATGAGTACGGGCACTTCTTGGCTACAGGTACTGCTAACACCCAACTGCTTAGTTGCAACTTTACTAACAAACCAGGCGAACTAGCCCTCAATACTGCAGCAGGGGCTATCAATCCCGCCTTTAACGTAAGCTTAACCTTAACCCCTGTATTTACTGAGCTTAATGGGGTTCTAGGGTCTGCGATTAAAAACTTTACTAGCGCTAACAGTTGCTCAGCTGTGGGTGTACCTTTAGGTAGAGATTTACCACTTACCAGTATCTCGTTAGGTAGGCATACGACGGTAAATAGACTGCTACCCGGTTTCACTCAGAGTCCTACTTGTCCAGAAGTGTACGTACTAGGAGATACTGCAGTAGGAGCTATAACAGCTAATACAGCTAGTATTAAGTGTTTTGCCACCTACGCAACTAAAACCTCATTGGGCAATCCGCTAGTTACCTACCTAGCCTTAAACAACCAAGACAAAATCTTAGGCGGAGTACTTACCGCAGCAAACGCCTACGTACCAGATCTAGGCGATTACTTTAGGTTTAGGATTACTGAAAGTACTCCAAGTAACGCAGTCACTCCGGTAATACGTCCGCCGCTAGGCTATTACCCAAATCTTACTTCTGAGACTTCTCGGCCTGCTGGCAATGCTATTCAAACTAAGGCTTTATGGTCTAGCACCTACCCACTAGATTCTGAACGTTGGCTTGCTTATGAAGATATAAAGGCTACTCAGTACGGCTATGTATTGTTGGAAAGTGTTTCCCGCCGCTTACAGTATATGTTTAGCGCTTACCATGGAGACCTTATTCCTGCGGAGCATCAAGTTCCGAGTAAGCTTATTCATGCTCCGCCTCGTAGTGTAGATTGGCGCAGTGCCTGGAACATGGGCTTAGGAGTTGACCCTAAAAGCGCTACAGCAGACAGCCTATACAAAATAAACAACATCCCAAATTCGCTAGCGCTCGATAGCCATCTTCACGGCGGAGGAGGCCATCTTATAGCAGTAGGTACCTACAACGGAATAGCTGTACACGATAATACTGTAGCCGTATGGGGCAGTAACCGTTGGGGGCAATGCATTCCGCCAGTAAAGCTTACGGACTACTTAAGTACTACTGGTGCAGGAATAGTAGACGTAGCTGCTGCTGTAGGCCCGCAGGTTCAAGCTCAAGGCTTGCCAGGCTACGTGATTCCAGGCCTAGATGAAGAGCTAATGGAGTATGTAGCTCGAAGCTATGTAGATGACCCTAGTATTGGTACGGTAGGAGTCACCACAGTTTTTAGTGCTGGCTCTTACCCCTATAGCTTTAATCCCCGTACGTCAACTGAGCGTTACGCAGCCCACGTCAGCTACCTGAATTTACCTGGCCACGTAGGAGTAGTAACCGCTAATGGGCGAGTTTATTGCTGGGGCAACAATCAATATAACCAATGTGAAGTACCCGCAGCAATTAACCTAGTAAATTCTGCTGGTGCAATTGATACAACTACCCCAACAGATCCGGTAGTCGAACTGGCCTTAGGAGGTTACCATTGCGTAGCTCGTACTCAAGCTGGAGCTATATACGTGTGGGGCGCAGGCAACTCCGCCATTGCAGGCTCTACTAACGGCTACGTAATGCCAGCAGGCAGCTCTCCTATTCCGGCCTCAGATCAAACTGCACGAGTTGCTAGCCGTAGCGTTCACTTCGGCCAATCCGTATTTAAGGCTGGCACTAACAATATGCTAGCACTGCCTGAGGACAATCCACCTGGAGTATTGAATGCTAGCAGCGACACTATATACGAGTCCGGTAACGAGTACAGTAGCGTTAGCGTTACTAATGTTACGAACCACGCCGGCGTAACGGTAGGGCAAGTTACTGCTGCGGGTTTTGGCCTAAGCAACCCTACAGGTAAGGTTTTAAAGGGCACCATAGCAGCAGGAGCCTTCCACACAGCCATGATAGATAGCAAGTTAAAGATTCAGTGTGTGGGTGCAGGTAGAGTCTATGGAAACGCAGGTAGACTCTACCGTAATTACGACCCGAATTCTTTATCCTCTGACCCTTCCGTAGTCGCTACCGAGCTTGGGCCTATGTGGGGTACTAGTTACACCGAATATCAGCCATCCTTGCCTACGTATCCCCATCACTGCCAGAGTATGGATCAGTACCACTTACCTGCCGAGCCTGAGGTAACGTCTGAAGCAACAGATCCTTGGCAAGTCCAGTTGGCTCGTTTCAAAGGTGGTGCGACTACCGCTAACCACCGCCCATTTCAAGACTTAACTTTTAAGAAAGTAGTTTGTGGGCCTTACACTACGCACGGAATAGTGCATTCAATGAGCAGGGTTCGAGCAGATCTTGGAGGCGATGCTTATACTACAATTCAGAAAGTTTCAGCTAGTGGGCGAGTAGTTAGTTGGGGCCGAGCCAGTCCTACTATGTTGGCCAATCTTTTCGGCGGAATGGCAACTGTTACCGGCCCTACCGGCTTAGGGCATAGTGGCACTACTGGTTTTAATGCTGCAGACAATCCTTGCATGCAGATAGCAGGTACAGGTAGCAGAGCTGCACTAGTGGGTATGTTTGATGCTACAATAGGATTTCCACTTGACGAAGGTGTTGGCACTCCTAGAGCCTTTAGTTTGTTAAATAGAGGATTCTTTACTCCGACCAATGAAATAATAGGCATAACATCCGTCAATGATAACGACGATAACTACGACGTTAATTTCGATCCTATTTGCTGTTACCCGACTGGCAGCCCTATAAGCATCAGTAAGTTTAAGGTTAAAGATGTAGCTCCGGGTTCCGACTTTACAGGTTACATCGGTTATATCAAGAATTTACAAAAGTCTTACTACCTATCAAAACCGGCTCCTAGTGACGTAGCTGATCTCCAAATTAACGGAGTAGCTGCCAGTACCTTTGACTTTGAAGCATCGGTTTTCTTTACCGGGTCCGACATTAACTGGTTTCCAGAAGTATTTAATCCTTATTCTGGTTTTCGCTTTATTCGTAGAAATAGGCAAACTAACGACAATAGTACCGACTACCTGTATGCAGGTAACACCGCATTAAAGGTTAAAACCCGCTCATACTATTATGGGAAGATTAACGACACTACCGGCGCTACAGCAGCTCTAGGAACTCCTACTCCGACTGCGGTTGCTATTAATTACGTAGTGCCGAGTAGTTTGCATGTAAGCTCGTCTGGTACAGTAGTGGTAGTAAACGCAGACAACCGCCCAGTAGCTTGGAAGGCCATAGTCCCAGCCATCGATGGAAATGGTATATATGCTAACAATAATTCTAATCCTAGTTTAGACTTAAGCTTATTACCTACGCTGCCTTTTAGCGGATTCAAAACAGGGCTAGGGCATATTGTGGCCGCCACCACTGGCGATTGGCCTATAGCTAAAAGTTTAAATACTTTAGCTGGAGTACCCGATATAGCCTCAGCCTTAGGGTCAATACTGTCAACCACGATAACTGGACCTACTGTTCCAAGCTCCATCTTACATAGCACCAAGAAAAGCCACCAACCTGTGTTGGTTGCTTGGGGTGCAGGAGACGGCCGAGAATATGGCACTAGTTTATTAAGCGGAGGCTACAACCTAGGATCCGGCGGCGGCGGTGCAGGCGGCGGTGCAGGCGCGACTCCTTGGGGGGGTAGTGCCTTAGCCAGTGCTGCTTACGGCATGTGGTACTTAGATACTCACGCCATTACTCGCTACGACAACTCTGTAACAGGCAATCCTGCTGGCTACGCTACTGCTGCTGATGCTGCTCCAGCCGAAGCTTACGTAGGCTTAAGTAACATAGCCGGCCAAACCGCTCCAGTAAACTACTACGGCGATTACCGTTGGTTAATGCACAGTGACTTAGCAAATGTGGAAGCAGACGTAGACGCACAGCCTTTAGTTTACTCAAATCCAGGCCTACCTTTAGGCTCGCACCTTATAGAAGCCTTACAAGCTAAGTTTAGCTTTAACCCAGCTACGTATCCCGCTACGGTAGTAACCAGCCTAACAGGCAGCCCTGTTTTAAACGGTACAGCCTTTGCAAAGATTCCCCAAGCTTACGGAATGCCTTGGACTAACTTTGATACTGTAGCTGCTGAGCTTAAGAAGTGTTGCACCACAGCGGCTGAAGCTACGAACGCTAATCAGCGTATTAATCATTTACAAGAATACCACGGGCCGTTAAGCTTAGAAATTCAAAACAATTACGATTACATCACGGATTATGACGCAGGAGCTACGACTACTGCCGTGTTGTTTAACTCATCAATAACCGACTACAACCAAGTAGCAATCGACGGCCATTTAACCACCAGCGCTAATTACGTTAATTACTTTGATACCCCTAACGCTGGATTTAGATTTGATCGCCGCCGGGTAAATAAACTAGCGATTACAGGTTACGGTTGCGAAGGCCAAACAGCAGGCCCAGAACGTATTTTAAAAGACGGCACCTTAACTCCAATAGTGCCTAGAATCTTCAGTAAGTCCGCCAAGGTTTATTGTGGCGCTTCTTACACTGCAGTTACAGATCCCATAAAGATTCACAGCTTCAGCTCTACAGAGGGTAATACACCCTTAAATTTTACTACTAGCAATGCTAAAACCTTTAACTTTGTGGTACCTACAACTAAGTTTGCAAATAGAATTAGAGGCCTAGACGTCAGATTAACCTTTACAGCCAGTGCTGCCAATGCAGATACCGTGCCTGTAAACTTCAACAATTGGCAAGTCAACATACAATACCAGCAGAACAATTGGCTTGTCGCTTATTTATTACAACGGACGGCGGGAGCCGCTACTTTAATAAAAGGCACCAATCTGCACGACCCAACGGTAACGACTTCTACCTTTGTTTTTTCTGATCGATTTAATCCAAATACTGCCTACACTTATATTGGTACTAAGGAAACCTACACTGAAGCAGGCCTAATGCCGGTACCGGTAGGAAGCCTGCCTGTAGATACTGCCGCTTACAGTGGGAATTTTCTTTACCCTATACCTCCAACAAGCACGACTATTACTGCTGCTAATAGCCGTACGGGGTGTTACCCGGCGTGTAGCACTATTATTACTACCACTACTAACAGCATTTTTAACACTTGGAGTTACCGAGATGCATCGACGGCGGCAGCTTTACTTAAGTTTAACCAAACTCCAATAACCGTGGTAATTACCGACGGCACCGCGCCTTCACCCCCCAATTACGTTAACCTAACCCTTGACGTAGAGTTGGTAGTTGAGGTGGATGATGGCCCATACCCTATGGTGGTTTATGGTCGCCGTAAGGCAGGCATCTGGACTGGTGCAGGTGTGGACGGCCCTAGTTACCAAGCGGACTATTTTGCCTTTACAGGCGTCTCAACCAACGCCTCGGACTTACAACTAGAAAAAAGTTGCCCTTGCTTGCTGGATTCTACGCTAGACGATTTCAATCTCGGTACCAGCGGCCTAGCCGGCCGGCAGCAGCCTGTTAGCTATCCTGCAGATAGTCGATTTATTTGCGGTACTCGTAAATACGGCCCCAGTGGTAACCCAGAAATAGTAGCTAACATACTGAATGTCCTGCCCACTTTTGAGCCTATAGGTAATCCTGCCATTAAGATCTTAGGAGATCTAACTGCTAATTTTAAATCAGTATTTAGTTTGGTGCGCAACAGGCCCATACTTAATGACATAGTTACTGGTACAATGCTGGCGCCTACGTTATACTCCTTCCCGCCTGCTGCTTTTATAATTAACACCGCAATCATAGACTTAGGGGCTCCAACCGCTCCGCCGATTATTCCGGCTAAGTTAGCTACCAACTCGCTGCCTACTTATTTAGGACTGAAATTCGAAATGCTGCGTTTTCCAGGTCAACCTAACGGCACTCTACTTACGACTACTCCTAATTTAATTACTAAAGAATTAAAAGTAAATTCCCCTGCTTGTGATTTAAAGCTAATTACCATTGCGCCTAACTTAGGCTTAAAATTCGCATTATTTATTTGCAACACTTAAGCCATGCCTAATCTTAATACGTGTCCAGTAATTGTATCGGCAGTCAGTACAGGCGAGCTTATTATCCCGCTGCTTACGCTGCCTGTTAGCGCAGCGCCAAAAGCCGTTACTACGGTTGTAGACGGTAAATTCTTCTTAGCCCCATTAAGGCTAAGCTTAGCAGAAGCTGTAGGCACCACTTTATCCGTTAATACTACAACCAACGGGTTTCTGGTTGGGTGGTCTGGTATTCCTGCAGTAGTAACTAAGTCCACGACTACAGCTGTAGTTAACCTAAAGTTAACTCCATTAGTACTTGGCTCAGTAAACAATCTCCATAAAGCTATTGTCAACTCTCCTGACCCTAATCTGTTTACCAAGGAGTTTCAGGCAGTAGCGGTAGCGGCTATCGCTAGTACTAACTCTATTACACTCTTGGTGCCTAGGCCATTAGGAACTACTGTAACTTTAGTACCTAAGGCTGTTAGTAACACGCCAAACTTACCTTGCATTCCGTTAGCTTTAAGTAGCCCTCCGCTTTTAGTACTTGGCTTAGTAAGCCCTGCTGAACTGCAAACAAAGGATTTTGTAGCAGTACCCCTTTCTTTACTGGGCTCCGTTACCTCAGTTAAGCCATTAACAGTTAAATTTGAAGCAGCTGCTCAAGTATTACAAGCTAAGTTACTTAGTAGCACTCCTGATTTAGGCACTAAGGAATTAACAGCAGTACCCTTAGTAGCTAAGTCTATTAGTAACACGCCAAACTTACCTTGCATTCCGTTAGCTTTAAGTAGTCCTCCGCTTTTATTACTTGGCTCAGTAAGCACTGCTGAACTGCAAACAAAGGGTTTTGCAGCAGTTTCGGTTTCTATGTTGGGCTTAGTTACCTCAGTTAAGCCGTTAGCAGTTAAATTTGAAGCAGCTGCTCAAGTATTACAAGCTAAGTTACTTAGTAGTATTCCTGATTTAGGCACTAAGGAATTAACAGCCGTACCCTTAGTACCTAAGGCTGTTAGTAACACACCAAACTTACCTTGCATTCCGTTAGCTTTAGTTAGCCCTCCGCTTTTAGTAGCCTCAATTCAGCTAAGCAAACCCGAACTGCAAACAAAGGATTTTGTAGCAGTAACCTTAGTACCTAAGGCTGTTAGTAACACACCAAACTTACCTTGCATTCCGTTAGCTTTAGTTAGCCCTCCAACTTTAGTAGCTGCAATTCAGCTAAGCAAACCTGATTTAGGCACTAAGGAATTAACAGCAGTACCCTTAGTAGCTAAGGCTGTTAGTAACACACCAAACTTACCTTGCATTCCGTTAGCTTTAGTTAGCTCTCCGCTTTTATTACTTGGCTCAGTAAGCACTGCTGACCTGCAAACAAAGGAATTAACAGCAGTACCCTTAGTAGCTAAGGCTGTTAGTAACACGCCAAACTTACCTTGCATTCCGTTAGCTTTAGTTAGCCCTCCAACTTTAGTAGCTGCAATTCAGCTAAGCAAATTTGATTTAGGCACTAAGGAATTAACAGCAGTAACCTTAGTACCTAAGGCTGTTAGTAACACACCAAACTTACCTTGCATTCCGTTAGCTTTAGTTAGCCCTCCAACTTTAGTAGCTGCAATTCAGCTAAGCAAACCCGAACTGCAAACAAAGGATTTTGCAGCAGTTCCCCTTTCTTTACTGGGCTTAGTTACCTCAGTTAAGCCGTTAGCAGTTAAATTTGAAGCAGCTGCTCAAGTATTACAAGCTAAGTTACTTAGTAGTATTCCTGATTTAGGCACTAAGGAATTAACAGCCGTAACCGCTGCTCCAGTTTGTTTTTTAGCTGGCAGCAATTTAGGGCTTAAGTTTGAGTTCATCAATATTCCTACTCCGGTATTACAGGCTGTAATCGGTGCCCCTACATTACTTAGGCCTGTACCGCTAGGCAATGTAACGTCAAATACACCTAAATTAGATGTTAAGCTTGTAGGCTTAGCTTTAACCCCGTTGTTACTGGCTAGTGCAGGCAGCGTAACTATAGCAGCAGTAGCGGTAACTGGTCAGCCTGCTTTAGTAACTAAAGAACTAGTAGCCGTCAGCGTACAAGCAGTAAGCAACGTACCAACAGTAAGCTCTAGTAATCTGGATCCAGCAGCCGGCTTTGTGGTACTGCAAACGCTTAAGGTGCCTAGTAATAGTATTACGCTGGCGCTTGTTAGCTATCGTGATTTAACAAATCCAAACTTAATAGTAATCCATCCGGCACCAGTAGCTCTGGAAACTGCTGCTTGGTACCCCTTAACAGCCGCAACAGGGTCTGTTAATTTAGGCATTAAGTTTACAATAACCAATGAGGTTATTACGCCTAAGCTAAACCACAAAACCAGTAACTTAAATCTAGGCTTAGTGGCTGCTGAGTTGGCTGCTAAATCAACTAGCCAAGCAGCAAATTTAGGCATTAAGTTTACACTAACCAACTCAGCTACTCCGGTGTTTGTTACTGGGCTTTTAGATGCTCCAGCAGCAATCCTCGGCCTTAAGTTTGAATTAGCTACTACTGCGTTAGTCGAAGTTAGTTGCGTAGGCGCTACAAGCTCTGGCATTCTTAAGTTAACTCCCTTAATCTTAGGCATTCCCCCTATCGTTGAGCTTAAGGCCAACGTACCAAGCAGTAATGGATTTGATCCTGGCCACATCTCAGTAGTAACATTAGGCGTAGCAACAATAACAGCGTTATGCCATTCTGCTCGTGCGTTTATGTTCTCGGGCTTGCAAGACGTAACTTATCCAATTAAATTGCAAGAGCAGGTTAGATATCCTGTTCCTATTGCGTCATCTAGTAGCACCCCTAGTATTGCAGATACTCCAGTCTACTACAGCCATAATGTTTTTGGTGCTACTGTAGTGGTAGTAAACCCTGGAAGCACAAACACTGCGCAACTGAGTGCTCGCTTACACTCAACTCTAGGTTTAATAAACGGCGATTATTACCCTGACAATACTGTTTCCTCTCCTAGTATTGTGTTGCTATTCAGGGCTTCTAATTTAAATACCTCAAGTGTAGTTAAATCTACTTCGGGCTATAAAGCAATAGGAGCCGACGTAACTAAATTTACCACTAACTACGAGTCCAACAGTGGTACAGATTTTCCTCCGAACAACAATACATTTGTAAGCCGCATGAGTGCTACCGGCACTTACGATTTAGCTACTGGAGCTACTGTTGCTGACAGTCGTACGCTTAGTACCAGTAGTCCTAATAAACGTTTAATGATTGCTAGTACTTTGGTTCGCCATAACTACAACCAAGCCTTAGCTACTACAGTACCAATCTCGGTAGCCACGGACTTCAACTATCCTAAGTTAAATACAACGAGACCAACTCGAGCTCGAATAGAATCTAGCGTAAGCCATACTAATGAGGTTGGCTTAAGCCCCATCTACAGCAGTAACCACTTAGCTGTCATAGACGACGCAGAATATGCAGCAAGGGCGAGTAGCAATGCAGAATTTGGTTTTAACGCAGCTATTGTAGGCCGCCAGGCTACTGCAACCACGCAGCACGTTCATTCCTCGGATGCAATGTTTTCTTTCATTCCTATAAAGAGTGGAGTTAAACACACCTTTAGTACTAATTATGCGCCTTTAGCGGGAATCTACACTGTAGCTAGTGCTGCGTTTATTGTCGGTACGGGTAACTTTGCTGTACAGCTTATTAACGCTAATTCTGAAGTTTTAGCGCCCAGCTCATTATCCGGCCGACTCAAATTAAGAATTAGAATTGCTTCGTATAGGGCTACCGTTGGGCGTAATGTATTTATAGAAATTCCAGTACTAGGCGCTAATACTGCAGATGATGCGTTCATTATAGATAGTTCGTATAGATGGTTTGCGCAACAAGTAGCTGCTACTCCTGCAGGCCAGTTTTCAACTAACGCTACAGTAACTGTGCTACAAGACAGTAAGTATTTTGCTTGGAATCAAAGTACGGCAAACCTAGTAATAACTCGACCTAACGTAATGATTGATTCGTTGCCGCAGGGAGAGCAAGGTAGCGATGACCAAGGAGAATCTCGTCAAGCCTTGCTTTCTACTGCAGGAGATAGAAACGTACTTATCGGGGAGTTCTCGCTAACAGCTATTCGCAATTCTACGTTAGTTGCAGCGGATGTTCGAGTATCTACTGGCGCCAACGGCTCTAGCCAAACTTATGGAGACACAGAAACTACTCCCTCAGCTCGACAAGTTGCAGCTTTTGACCCCGATTATTTGCAGATTATTATAGATCAAAACGGAGACCTCAAAGGTCAAGTAGCA